TTTGTAGTTTCTTCCAACAAAATTAAGACTTACAGCGTTTTAAAACAGCATTTTGTAGTTTCTTCCAACAAAATTAAGACTTACAACGTTTTAAAACAGCATTTTGTAGTTTCTACCAACAAAATTAAGACTTACAACGTTTTAAAACAGCATTTTGTAGTTTCTACCAACAAAATTCAACAGATCAACGTTTTAAAACAGTATTCTGTAGGGTTTTCCAACAAAATTAAGACTTACAACGTTTTAAAACAGTATTCTGTAGGTAAGGGTTAAGGACTGTATTATGTGAGTATTTTTTTCAATCGGAATGTATAACAATTAAAACATAAACAACATGAACGTATATGACTTTGCGCCTGACTTAGATTTGAGTAAGGAGGGAGAAGGTTCTATTTTTGGGGTAAGAGGAATAGAAGGTAGTGATGGTATAGTATATGCTAAGGTAGTTAGCTGTGTAGAAATTAGGGATTGCAGTTGTGAGAGGTGTATTTTTTATGATTATTATAAGGATAAATGTTTGTTATCGCGTAGTAATAGTTGTACAGATGGAGATTGGATTTGTAGGTACGAACAGGCTGCCATAGAGGGGGAGTAGGCGGCGCCTTGGGCTAAGGCCTGCGGTTGTAGGTGGAACGTAGGTCGGAGCAGAGCCGGAACAGTTTATTGTGGAACTAAAAAAAAATAAAAAGGAGGAGATAGCGATATGAAAAAGGCATTTAAGATATTTTCTATTATGTTTGTCATAGAAATAGTGCTGATAGCTATTTTAGATGCTATGGCGTAAGTGAGAAAAATTTCTTCATTAATTTTCTTATGCTTTAGACAGAATGCTCCCATCTGCGAAGATCGGAGCATTTGCTTTATGGGATTCATGGTGCAGCAAGTCGGTTCGATTCCGGCGATCTCACACAACATTAAAATAGGGAAGAACATGTTAAAAGAAGAATTTGAAGAACTGATTAAAAGGGAGGTAAACGAAAATCAGTATAAAAACATAGAAACGGCATACGAGGCTTTGCCGGGGTATATGGATAAGATGTATTCAGCAAGTGCTATTTCAAATGATATTGGGAAAGCTATTAATGTCTTATCGTTTTTAGGATCGCATATAAGCGAGTTAATGGGTTCGATAATAATCGAAAGGCAAAAGGTGGAATCATGTGCCTATGATTTAATAAACAAATCGCATGAGGAGGATGACTTGAAAGCAAGAGAGATTGCCGTGCGATTAATAGGAGAGAGGGAAACAGTGGCATACACAGTAAAAGAAGGGCTGCCATTGTGGGAACAAGATAAAAAGTTTATAATAGAATTAATAAAGGAGGATAGAAAATGAAAGACGGTATTGTATTGCATCCAGAGCATGGGTTGAATCCATCCATAGAACTATGCATAGTATGCGGTGAAGAGATGGGGATTGCTTTATTAGGGAATAACATCAAAGGGCAGGCGCCGCATCATATATGCACGGGAGAAATATGTGACAATTGCAAAAAGATAATAGATGACGGAGGTTGTTTTATTATCGAAGTTGAGGATGGATCAGATCAAAAGAATCCGTATCGTACAGGGAGATATTGCGCGATAAAGAAAGAAGCAGCAAAGAAAATACTTGGACAGGAGCATAGTATTGTGTACATGGAAAAGTCTGCGTACAGTCAAATAATACCATAAAAATAAAGAAAGATATGTTTACAAAAGAAGAGCGATTATTCATATGGAAAAAGGTATATGAGATGATTGATAGGTTAGAGGATGGGGAATACATATGTGTTGCGTTAAGAAATGTAGTGTTTATGTATTTCAAAACACATAAAAATATCTATGAGTTTCGTTCAGACGAAATGGTGAGAATATATTTCCCGGAATTGGAGGAGAAGATAAGTATGGCCACAGAACCAGAGGAAACAAGAACGTTTTATGGGTGGTTTGGTTGTCTTAGTCCAGAAACGAAGGAGGTAAGGCTGAATATTGTGAAAGATATTATAAAAGAATTAGAATAGTATTTTTGTTAATCTATTTTATTCATCAAATTAAGTTTTGGGTTTTGGCATGTCGGTTCGTGAGGATAGGCATGCCTATTTCTGTATCATAGAGGGGATGACGCGGCGTGCCGGTGCGTATGTGCCGGTCCTGGTTCGATTCTGGGCATCTCACAAACAATAAAACAAAAAAGTTATGAGAATATATAAGAATGATATTATAAAGGCGTCAGCAATAAGCACCGGAGCCGACAGAGGCGTGTTGCTGTGTTCAATAACAGATTCAGGCTTTACGTCTATAGCGGGCGTAATATCGGCTGTTAAGGATAGGTTACCAAACGAAGATCACAAGAAGATGGTTTTTGAAATCTTGAATGATACGAAAAAAAAGAGTACGGAAGATATAATAATTGCGGAACAAAAGTATTGTAATAAAGAGTAGAAAACAATATGTTTATGTAATATTAGTTTTTTCATTTTTATTGAAAGGAGCGCCGGCCTGTGAAGGTATGCGCTCTTTGTATTTGTATAATGCATAAAACAATAATAATATGACAGAGAATAGTATAGACGTAAATATCGTACCTGTAAAGAATGGTATGAAACGTGTTGTGGTATCATATTACCATTATTCACGCAAGGAGAAAGATCGCATGAGTTCCCAAACGGATTACGTTTGGGAAACAAAGAATGAAGAAATGTTTAAATACTTTGAGGCCAGGAGGACAAAAGTATTTTATAGTCAGATTCGTGCCATGTGTAGATTCTATGGCAAGAAAAATGTACGTAAATACAAAAAGTTATGATATTAAAAACGACAACCAACGAGTTTTGTTTCATTAACGTAAGTTTCTACGAAACAATAGCAGATCCTCGTCATTTCTTTGAACAGGATTATGAAGAGATGCCAGAATATGAGGAGGAATCGGATTTTGATTTTGATTCTTATTACAATAAGTTTATTCCTTTTGTACAGGAATGGGCGAATGAGGTAAGTGAACGCCTTTACGGATATGGCGTGAATAGTATAAAGGTAACATCGGTCGGATATCCGAAAGAATATAATTATGGTACTGATTGGATGAACGTAGAGGTAGAGTTTTGTGATGAATGGAGGCAAAAGATGTTATCTAACATTAGTAAGATTGTCAATGATGATAAATGCAAGAAGTATGCGGAGACTAATTACCGGTCGGTATCAGGATACATCTTTTTAGGGCCTGAAGATTTAAAGGAATTTGAAAAGGAAATAATAGAAAGAAAGTCGGATTCCGGATATGATGTAACAATATTATTAAATATGTATCTAACTTTGGCTTTTGTAAAAGAATTTGGATTTAAAGCCGGAGAAGCATGGAGTGAAATAACAGAATATGCTTACGGATGTTTATCGTATTCCGATTTTGCAACAACAGAGATGCTTATACCGGAAGGTTCGGAGCATTTATTCAAAGACATTTACACGGCAAAGGCCGACGAATTATATCATCATGTCCTGGATAAATTCGGATGGGCGTGGCGTGATCCGAAATATAAGTCAGAAACAGAATTATGCGCGATGCTAAAGTGGGCAAAAGAAAAAGGCTTGACCATTGAAGAGTTAAGTATTTAATTGTTAAACATAAGGCAGTAGTGGTGCGTGAGTATAGGTGCTGCCGTTAAAATATTTTATAAGATGAAAAAAGAAGAGATTCAAACTATTTTATACACAATCAAAGAAGGAGACAGTATTAAAATCAAAGTACAAGACAAAAGTGAAGAGATAAGACTGAGGGATCATGTAAGAAGAGTACAGAAATACGGATACAGGTTTTGTTTGTCTCATTTACATGATGGAATTTTCTATCTGGAGAAGTTGAAAGAAGGGGATAAGGATAAATACTATAGAGTAATAAACAGAGGAAATGGAAAGACCGGAGTATAACAAGCTACGTAAAATGGCTAAGACTACTCCAGGTCTGATAGTGGACGAGGTGCCAAACATGATGCGTGTATCGCTATACGATAATGGGGAACTTAAGAAGGTGGTAGTAGTAATGAAATGCGATTCTTTTTTACAATCAAAAAGTAACATAGAAAAGATAATGTTATTATCATCTTCTATAGAAGATAGAAAAAACAAAGAAAAAAATAAAACAAAATCAGAAAATGAACAGAATAACAAAAATAAGAGAAGAAATAGGAGGAAAACAGGTTGATTTGACCTTTTACGGGCGCTTTTGCAGCCTTATCGAAGGTGATAGGAAGATAATACTAAGGGCGATAAAAAACGGTCGTAAAAAAGGCGTAATCGGAGCCATTCAGCCTGGGAGACATGATAGAATTTGGACCACATGGTCTATTGCTTTTGATGATCTGAAGGTAGGGGATACGGTAGAGTTCAGTACATCTGGGAAATACAATCCAGGTTTTCATTCTACAGAAAAGTATGTAGGATGTGTAGAATGGATAAAAGGATCGGAATGTGCGATAAAAACCGGTAAGGGGATGGCAGTAGTATTAATTAAACACGTGGAAAGGGTAGTGGAATGAGAGAATTAAGAGGTTTTGTAGAACTTTTTGACAAAAATGACGTAAAGAATTTGTTTGATGCGTTGTCTTCATGTATAGAATACGTGAGGATGGATTTGTATATATTCGATTCTCGTGTTACGTGTTTGTACAGCAATGATCTTAATCAGCTTTCAATAGGGAATACTATATACACGATAGTAGAAGTACCATATTTATTTGAAGCATTTATGAAATACGCCTCACCAGAATTGAAAGCATATTATGATGAACTAACAAAAGAAGTATGAAAGAAGAAGTAGAACGGATAAAGAAGTTGGTAGGCATAGATCATAACAGATGGGAGCAACCTTGTGCATGTGATAAATGTAAAAACATGTGTAAGGTTCCTTGTATTGGTACGCCAAAAGACATAGAGGCTATCATAGATGCCGGATACGCTGACAGGTTAAAAGAAACAATGTGGATGGTAGGGTATCTTGCAGTGAAAGAAAAACCAATAGCGATGATCCAGCCAACAGAGAAAGACGGGTGGTGCGCATTCCGCCAGCCGGACGGTCTCTGCGAGCTGCATGACCGCGGACTAAAGCCGACTGAAGGAGTCAAACATGAAATTGATTTAAAGTTTCATGAATTTGTAGAAAGAACAGGCAAGGAACCTGAATATGTAGAATGTCAGATTGTACGGAAAGAGACAGGAGATGAACAAAGAAAGACAATAAAACTATCATTGAGCATCAACGATGATGACAATGATGATGTTTTTTGTTATTGCAATGGGATAGAATCGTTTAAGCAACTTGCTGAATACGGAATGGGAGAATTTATCGTAACATTTTGTTGGAGTTTCTTTTAAGAAACATATTTAGTTATCATTTTTAATAACATATCTTATGAAAACACAAGAAGAATATGCACTTGAAATTGACGAAATAGTTCGCCGGGATGTGGAGAGTTGCCAAGGCGACTGGTTTAAGATTGACAGGGAGATATTTATGCAACCGAAAAACAAGAATAAGATATTTATTCTTGGAACCCGAAAGACCGGATGTGATTTAATAATACTGGGTGGCACTAATTGTGATGAAGGTAGTATGGATTGGCTTTTTGGGAGTCTTGGCAATGAAAACTTCTATGTATGTCAACCGTTATCTTTCTACAAATCACAGCGGGAAATCCAGAAAGTAAATCCGCTGTATGCTTTTAAAGTGGCCACTGCTTATTTTAGAGAACAAGGGATGATTCCGGTATTTGAAGATGCAAATTGTAAACTGATAAAGCTATGATAGAGGTAATAAGATACAGACTGCCTTCTTATTGGGCTTGCCCGTTAATCAATGATGATTACACTGGATTAACGGATGAAGAATGTGAGGAAATCAAACGCTTCTTGGAAGCAGCAGAAGGTTATCCGGTAGATGTAGATTTGGAAACACAAGGGTTTTATCGTTGTAATGACGCAGGAACACTTCCCGGAGAGTGTGTAGATTTTATTTTTCATAAGTGTAATGATTAAATTGAAATAATATGGAAACTACAAACAAACTAACTTATTTAAGTACAAAATTCTTTACAGAAAACAAAGAAAAATACAGAATAACAGTCACAATATCGTTAGATGATGATTGTCGTAACAATATGTGTGAATGGAGCATAACGGCTGATATTAGACAGAAAAATAAATATGGAACGTATAAGGAGTATATGGGAGGCTGCTGTCACAATGAAGTTGCAAAACATTTTCCGAAATTGGCGAAATTCATATCGTTGCATCTTTGTAATCATTATGGTGCTCCTATGTATCCGGTAGAAAATGGCATATATCACGTTAGAAGAAGCGGTATGTCTGTAGCAATGGAGTATTTGCGTATATCAGAACAAGAATGCGTAGAATTATATAAAGCCTCTGAAGATAAGGTGTATTTCAAGTATCTGCTTTTCAATCTTGGAATAGTGGATAGATGGAAAAGAGAATCAGAAGAGCTTATTGCAGAACTTGAAAAGTTGTGTGGTAAGAAATGGGTAAATCCATATATGCCGGAAAAGGAAAGGTTTACCCTGACACTAACAGACGAGGAACGCTTGCTTGTTGAAGAGCGCATTGAAGCCGGGTATTATTCCGCAGAAAATATCGAAAAACGCAGGGAAGAGGCTCATAAGGCAAAGATGGTGAAAAAGCGTGCTGAAATTTGTGAACGATACGACAAGGAAATCAGACAAGCAGAAGTTGAAAAGAAGATAATGCTCTGTGTGTTTGATTATGGGTTGTCTACCGATAATGTTATATATTATTCTCACACGAACACTTTGTCTTTCAACTGGAACGGTTATGGAGAAAAAATCACACAGGAAGAGTTTGATGATTTTGTGAATAAGGTAGACAGATCTCAGTTGCCGGAAGACATTAGGTTTGAGCTTAAATAAAATACAGGATATGAAAAGATTGAATTTCGAAACATTGTTTCGTGTCGTAAGATGGGATTACAATCGCTGCTTTAAGGATGAATCACTGGACAAGGATTTGTTCGTAGAAAAATACAGAAGGGTTATGGGTGAACATTATTATAACAAGTTTGTCCATGAATTTGACGGAAATATCCTGAAGATGGTCGGTTACTTCAGAGGTTCCGAAAAAGATGGGCAAGTCTTCTGCGATATGATAACAGAACGCATTGAAAAATACGAAAAGAGAATGTCATATGATAAAGGTAAGTTAAACAATTAAAAAGATATTTATATGAACAATTCAATGGTCGCTCACTTGTGGGCTCATGAACAAGAAGAATCAGCATCAGGGAGCAATTTCTTCTTTGAAGGTACAAGTATTTATTCTTATGGGCATCACTTTGAAGTCGGGAGAATAGTAAAAAACAAACAAGGGAAGAAAGCATACCTGATAAATGAAGATTATTATTCTGCTACCACGAGCAAACATCAATGCTATGTTCGTAATGCGATACCAACTTGGGCAATGGTTTTCAGTGTAGGGGATAATATATCGGATACTGGTAATATGAGGTTTGTTGCCAGCAAACTGGAATCAATTAAGAAGTCTATTGAAAAATACAAAAGAGCTAAAACAGAATTATCTTATACAGATATTTGGGGCGCTTTTGGGAATATGATGGATTACATTCAGTTCTTTAACATGGGGACTGCTAAGAGTATCCTTAAAAAGAGTGCTAATGATTGGCTTGGAACCAATCATGAATTATCCAAGAGCGGAGATAGTATCAAGCGTAAGCACGTACATGAATTAAAACGCATCTTTCAAATTTTATTAGATCATCAAGGATTAAAAGTGTTAGGGACCGTAAATGTGATTGTTGATGAAGTTTGCGGGGAAGGTACATGGATTAAGTATTCAGAAAGATCTGAAAGATGGAGAAAGGGTGAGGAAGAAAGAGAAAGAATAAAATTAGAGAGATTAAGAAAGGAAGAAGAAGCCCGTTACAAGGATTTTGATGAAAAACTGGAAGAGTGGAAGTCAGGAGAAATCAATTTCTTGAATACACCTTTCTATATTCCTGGTGAAAAACCTAACGCCTGGATCCGTATAAAAGGAAATATTATTGAGACAAGTAAACAGATAAAGATTGGAATAGCAGAAGCCAGAAAACTGTGGCGGGCTGTGTCGGCAATGCACCGGGGCGCCGAGTTTCGGCACGGTCTGGTGGAGGACGTCACCGGTCACCAGTGGAGTCTAAATCGGTACGAAAACGATTTGCTAACCGCTGGATGTCATAGGATAGCATATGACGAAATGGAGAGAATAGCAAAACAACTGGGATGGGTTTAAGTAACTCATCTTATTTCATAACAACTAAAAAATAAGAAAAATATGGAAAATCCAATTATTGTTCCGTTTGATTTAAATACGGCGAGAAAAATTAAAAGCGGAGAAATAGAAGGTTCGGTATTAATTGATAATATTGAAATAGAATTTGTATATGAGTCGAAAGACTGTGCAGGTCCTTATAATTTGCTTTTTGTAAAAAAAGATGGATATGGGATAAGTGCTATATATGCCAACACGGAAGGTTGTACTATTGGCGGCACCACTCTGGAATTGAAAGTAGAGGCTGGAGCGTATTTTAAGAAAGGAGATGTATTAATAAGCACGCTTGGGAACCTATTTATATATAATGGTATTATTACCAAAGGGGTAATGGGATGTATATGCGGAATGGCATCATTTGGAGATATTGGGTTTGATTGCAAATTATGGACTAATGTGTATGACGGATATAAAAAACGGCATGTAAGAAAGGCTATAGAGGAAGAGAAGAAATTTTTAGCAGAAAAGATTATAAAAGCCGAAGACAGTAGAAAGGTAGATATAATAAAACGATATTTAAGTGAATATGAGTATCTATTAGATGAGATGCCGAAACACGACCTCAAACCATTTGAACGAGTGCTGGTGAGAAGAAATAACCAAGAGAGATGGAAAGTGCATCTATTTTCCAGAGAATCAGGAGGAGATAATAAATACGAATGCTTAGGAGGGGTAGGATTTAGTCAATGTATCCCATACGAAGGGAATGAACATCTTTTAGGAACTAACAAACATTTTTAGGAACTAAGGTGATTATACACCATTTTATATCAAAGATGAAAAATGATATACATTTGTACGAAGCATCATACTGGGTATCACCAATACCCTCTACCGGTTGCTCAAAAGTGAGATCGCCGGATTCTTTTACTAAAAAACGTTTTTGATTTTACCCATCTTACGTTTTCAAGACGGAACCTTATATCAAAGACCTCTTTTACTCAACCGTCTTGTCCGAAACAAGGGACTTATTGATTCGATTGAGTAAAACAAAGTTAGAAAAGAAGAATATGAAATTAATTATCATTCGTATGTTTTATAACATAGATGTCGTAAAATAGTATATAATTACTAAAACAAATAAGATTATGGAACAGAAAACAGTAACAATCCCGTTTGATTTAGAAACGGCGAAAAAAATAAACATAGGGGAAATAGCAGGTCGTATTGTGACAGAGAAAGGACAAAATAGAGCAGAAATCGTATATGAAGACAATTCGTCAAATTGTCCGTTATTGGTTGTAATTCATTCGATTTCTGTATCGGCAGACTGGTTTTCTGCTACAGGAAAAGCACTTAGCAGCGCAAATCGACTCCTTCTTGAAGTTCCAGAATATACTACGTTTAAAGATGGAGAGGTGTTAAGTAATAAAGATGGTAGCTATATCTTTATTTTAAATACACATGGGAAATATTTAACGTCTTTTTATGCCTCTTTAAATCAAAAAGGTATTCTTAAAATAGAAGATGGTTTATCTGCTTGGGAAAATCAGATAGAAAAATACAGATTTGCCACTAAGTCCGAAAGACAAAAGTTGGTTGACGCATTAAAGGCAAGCAAAGGACCTAAAGCTAAAGAGTATTTGAAACGCTTCTTCGGAATTGAAGAAAAACCGAAATATGAGTTTAAGCCGTTTGACAAAGTGCTGGTAAGAGACGAGGACGATAAAGAATGGCATATCAGTTTGTTTGCAAGGGAAATTGTGGACGATTATAATGGATTGCCTTATAAGTACGAATGTTCCAATGGAACATTATGGGACTGTTGCATTCCTTTTGAGGGCAATGGATGTCTTTTAGAAACTGCTGAAAATCCAGAAAAATGAAAACGATAAAGTTATCTGATTTTTATCCTTATGACAGAAACAAAGGAGGAATACAGGAATTGCATCATAAAATCGAGTCCAAAACACTTCAGTATTGGGGCGAAGATAGTGGTATTCTGATCGGCATCACTCCGATATATAAGAGACATTTGTGGAGCGAAGAAGTAAATGTTATAAATGATAAACAATAAATATGAAAACAAGAACATACGAAGGGGTGCAGCATGGAGACTGGGTGAGATGTACTCAATGTGGAGCACAAATGCTTCTTCCACGTGGAGCTGACCAATGTCCAGAATGTTATGGATACGACACGTTGGTGTGGGTAGATGAAGATAGGCAAGAAATGGACACTAAGCATCTGGATTGCCTTGCTCCAATGCGCAAATTGGAGCTACAAGAATATTTGTCTCAAGATGTTTTGGCGATAGAGCATAGCGAATATTATAAACAATTGATAGGGGAGGATGAATGGTGTGAAGAAGAAATATAATAAAGAGTATCATTATTAAAACAATAGAGAAATTATGAACGAGGATATTTTAAGCAATATGTTTGGGTGTGATACATATTGCATATGTGACAGTTCTTCAAATAGGTACTGTTTTATTGGGCCTATTGAATGTAACGGGAAGTTAATAGAAGAGTTTAGGAAGGGAATAATAGTAAAATTGAAATATGTGGAAAAGAGGGTTCTGGATACATTCAAAGAAAATGGGGTTGATCTGGATAACTATACCCACTGTGTTATAGTAAAGCGGAATTTTTATCTCGCATGGTGAAAGTAAAATATGAATGATATGAACAATTTTATAATAGATACTCCAGATAATTTCTGGCAAATAAGATGGCTTGACAAATATATGGAAGGTCACAAGGGGTTCATAGCTGGTGGATGTTTTAAGAATATCCTTTCCGGAGAAAGAGTAAAAGATATTGATATTTTCTTTGAAAGCGAAGACGATTTTCAGGAAGCTGTTGATTTGTTCAATGATGAAAAACATCAGAAAGAAGGATGGAAATTTAAGTACAGGAATGAGAAGGTATGCGCATTCCAGAAAGAGGGAGAAAAGGTATGGGTAGAGTTCATAGAGTCAGAGTTCGGAAAGCCTGAAGAGATTCTCAGGAGCTTCGACTTTACTGTGGCAAAAATGGCTTACTACAAGGAGCCTAAATACGAAGAAGAGGAAGATGATTATTTTCCATTCTCATCTGCAAGTATAGTAGCATACGAGTACAAACTACTCTACCATGAGAAATTCTTTGAACATCTTCATATGAAGAGGCTGGTCATTGATGAAAATATTCCTTTTCCAGTAAGCACATGGGAGCGCTCATATCGGTATAAAGGATATGGTTACAATATGTGCCGGGAGACAAAGAAAAAACTTCTACAGGCTATTAAAGGTGTAAACGTAGAGGAGGAAGATGTATCTTTGTACACTACTGGAGGATGGGATTAACCTATAAAACAAAATTGCTTATGAAAACATTAGAACAACTTAAAGGATTAGCATCAAAATGTTTAGACGGTAGAGATTTTAACAGACTGGCTAAATTTATCCCATATAACATGATAAAGGATTTCGGTATGGAGCCGAACGAAGAATACAATAACGAAGAAAGGTGGAACAGTACTGTAGTTGAATTTACCAGGGAGAATGTTTTGAAACAGCTTGAAGAAGATGTAAGATTCGGTTTTGAAAAGGCATTAAATCAGAGAGGAATATCAGCCAGTTTAATGTTTGAATGTGTAATGATGTGGAACTACATCCTGGAAGAAGGTCTTGAAGACTGGGATGAGGATGATTATAGATTTTACGGGCTACCTCTATTTAAAGCTACGGCTGTAAAATACGGATGGGATAATCCTATAGGGGAAGACAGCGGGAGAGAAAGAAAATATGATTCACAGTATTAAATGGGCATATCATGAGCACAAGTAAAGAATACAGGGCAGTAAGGAACTGTATATTAAATGAACTTCACCTTACCAAAGAAGATATAATCAAAAACATAGAGCCGTTATTGGAGAAACACGTAAAACGGTACATGGTTAATACATATGGAGGTGACAACCAGATAGAAAACTGGATCAGATGCATGGTGAATGATGAACTCAAACGAAGAGATCATGATTTTGTAAGAAAAGCGTGCGAGAGCGTCATCAGGGATCATGTATTAAATGAGTTGAATATAATCGTAAGATCCAAAAGTGAGAAATGTACATGTGAAAACAGAGTACCATCCGAAGAGGATAAGAAAGAGTCAACTGGCGGACTGTATATAATCTACAAAGACGGACATGCAGAGCCGTTTACCGGCGATAACTCCAAAGATTGTGTACGATACATTGGGTTGAAGCACAGATACATGTCATTTGCAATCTCACTGACGGAGCATGATATCATATAATTGCTTGACGATGATAGCCGTGAAGAATCCGGAAGTGGGACATATTACGAACGTGAATGTGATGCGCTGTTTGACATTGACGGACGCGGCAATACGGAACGCCTTGTAACCAGAAATGCAAAATTGAGAAATCTGCTGGAAGATGGCGAGTATATACCATCTCTTGGTCAATTAAATTTAATGGCCCATTATATGGACGAACTAAACAAAGCATTCACTTATGTTTCGGCATCTCCCCTCTCCTCGACGTGGTATTGGTCCAGTACTGAGAGCAGCCAGGCCGTCGCGTGGTACGTGGTCTTCTCCAGTGGCCTCACGGGCACCGGCAACAAGCACATCGGAGACATGGTTCGGACGGTAATTGATTTTTAAAAAGGATTACAATGATAACATCAGTAAAAATAAAAGACAATACAAAAACTCCATTTGAATATGTTTCGGATATAGAAGCATTTGAAAATGGCAGAGAATTTATTTTCAAGTCAGGAGTGAATGTAATTATAGGTAAAAACGGTAGTGGAAAGTCAACTTTGCTTAACATCATATCAATGTATGCGTTATGCGAGAAATCCATGTGCTCTGAAATGCCGACCGAGGCACTGGATTTTCCACCTATATTTGATGACGATGATAAGGTTTTTGATGGGATTGACATATCATCCGATTATGCAGGGAAAGTATTCCGTTTATTGCCATCGGCGGAGATGAATCGAGATAGTATATTGAAAAACATCAGCAATTTAGATTTGTATGTGAATAATATTCGAAAATCTTATGGAGAGAAAGTGGTGTTATCATTGGAATCGCTTTTCAATTTAATGTTCAGTCAGAAGGATTATACGTTTCCAATACAAGATCTTGTAGAATACAAGAAAAAATCAAATGCGTTTTGGATTAAAAGAATTGATAACCTGTTGAAGTATTATAAAAGAAACCGCATAGCATTAACAAAAAGCAGTTTTGAATACACGGTTCTCATGGATGAGCCAGACAGGAATCTTGATATTGATAACATAATGCAAATTTATAATGTATTGTCATTCCATAAACCACAAACACAAATTATAGCCATAATACACAATCCGGCATTGATTTACAAGTTAAGCAAATTAGATTGTGTTAATTTCATAGAGATGACAGAAGGATATCTTAGTAAAACTTGTATATTTATGTCTAATTAAATATTTTCAACAATGAGCTATTTTGTATTAATGGGGAGAAGAATCCCAAAGCAAGCCATAACAGGCTTCAGATTCCAAAATGAAACAGACAACATTCGTCCTTTCCTGTCAATCAGGATAAGGGGAAAGGAGGAAATTATACCTTTCAAAGATAAAAAAGGAGATACAGTCCGTGAAAGCGCATTTGTGCTCTGTCTTCTCCAAATTTGTGAAAATAGGTGACTGGTATCTCAAGATGTCGGAAGTTAAGGAATATAAGCCGGTGACTGCCGAAGATATGAATCCTTACATCTTATTCAAGACATCTAAATTCGGGAATATAAAAGTTCGTTTTCTGAAAGATGAAGATATGGATGCCGAATTGTTGGTGTTAGATCAGCTTTTTGATGTAGAATAAACTATTAATCATCTTTTAAAAATCATGACCTGGAAAGAATTGAAAGACAAAATATCCCTTATGACGGAAGAAGAGCAACGACAAGAAGTTGCAGTATGGGGAGAAAATATGAATCTAATGAAAGATTGTTCCTTGGAGAAAACAGACGAGGATATGTACTACAACTCTGAATGGGATTATACTCGTGAAGAGAGTGAATTGGAACCGGAAGACAAGAATGACCCTGATGTACATAAGGTATATGAAGCAGGAATGCATTATATTTATTCAAATTGATTTTAAAAAGATCTGATTATGGCAGCATTAACAACACTAAATAGGTGACTATATACCACTTTACACCAAAAGCGTAAAATAATATACATTAAAAAGAGATGAATCATGGGCGAACAAAATAAGCAATGTCCTGAATTTCCATTTTTTGGTGCATCTTATCCAGATGCACGTTGTATCAACGGATATCTATGGGATTTGGATAAATGTGACGAAAACGGGAATTTATATGGAGTGGGCGATATTCCTTGCCCATTCTGCAATACCGAGAAATTTATTGAGTATGATCCGTTTTCAAAAGAAAATGAATTTTATGAAGGTATTGAGAATGAAGAAAAAGCTAAAGAAAAATCCCGCGAATGGTATTTGAATTGGATTAACTATATGCGAGAACAAATTAAATAATAAAAATATTTGAATTATGGCAAAGTTAACAACATTGAATATAACAGAGAAAAACAACAATAATAGTTTATCTGTAACTGTTTCTGTAAACGTTACTAAAGAGGGGCTATTTACTACCACTTTATCAAAAGAAGATGTGGATAAGATTCATTCTTATGGGATCAAATTACCTACAAACAGATTAGGCAACGAAGGATATTTCAATAGTATAGCACTTTCTGATTTGGAAAGTCAAATCAGGGAAGTTATGAAGAGATGTTTGAGTTATAAAATAGTAGAAGAAGTACCTGTTATTAAGTACCAATTGGAAACAGTATGTGCATTTTCCTATGACAAAACGGCGATATTATCCCTAACACCTCTAAGGAATGGACGGGAAATGATGAGAATGGAAAATGGAGGGATGGAACTTCTCGTTTAGATGCCTTAAACACCCAACCTTTCGGTTTTAGTATTTATGCAAAACCATTTCTAAAAAGAGTAATTGAATATGGAAATGGAGAGACAAAAGTAGAATACGATAGATTGAATGCAGAAAAAGGAACTTATGCACACTGGCTGAATTGTGTAGCAGGTATGTCATACAATCGATATAAGCCGGTAATGGAAGTAGAATGCAACGAATGCACCTCAAAATTATTCGTTGATATGATCAAATCTATTTGTAAGATAAGTGAACAAATTAAGAGTTTTATCAATCCAGAACAAATAAAAGCAATTGCGGAGTCAAATGAACCGATTTTGCTTTTATCTAACAACTAAAAAATCATGAGGTATATATGTGTTTTTATCTGCTTTCTGTTATGGCTTATTTTTACGTTGTTATTATCACTCACTGTCATAGGATTGGTTATAAGCGTGAGTGATGAATGGCAGGAAATGGGTGACAAAATAATAGATAAACTTTAAAAAGATATGAGCAAATACAGAACAGAAGCCGGAATAGAATGCACGGAAGAAGAATGCAAGCTAATTGATTCATTTAAGAGGCTTGCCAAAAAATGGAAGAAAGATGGGAAACGATTATGGATATATTCAGCAAGCGGAACATTACATGTAATGATGCATGGAGATACAAACTATAATCCCACACCGGAATTTACGCAATATGGAGGCAGTAACATTGAAAATAGTATAACCATCATTGATGGAATACCGAATGATGGCGGAGATTGGTAATAATATAAAAAGAAATGAACGATATACTATTCAGGAAAATAAAAAGAGCTAACAGTAAATATACTGAATACTTATCAGCTTGCGATAAAGTAGCTAAAGCAGCCCAAAAGCATATAAACTGGAATAATAACGTAGGTTGTGCCTATATACCGGGTGACGGTCTTTGTGTGGAGATTGAAGCACATGTTTGTCCGGTTACAAGATTTTTTGAGCTACCTGAGATTATCGGTAATGATATGATTGATGAATACACATATCGAACAAATTGTATTTAACGAATAACTAAAAAGAAATGAAACGAGAAGATATTGAAAAAGCAGCAAAAGATTATACCATAGGTAAAACACATTTTCGGCGAAACGTTCTCAAAGAAGTGGATGCAGACGATTATGTTTTACGCAAGGATAATTGCTATGAAGACTTCATGGCAGGTGCAGAATGGAGCATCAGCAGCGCGTGGCATGATGCAAGCGAAACACCACAACACAGTGGAATGTTGATTGCTATTAAACAAGATGGAACTCCTATTGTCTGTGGGCCAAATAACTCTAATTGGAAAATAGCTGTTAGAATTTTCCATATCGTAAGATGGGCCTACATCGAAAATTTACTGCCTATTACATGTTGAATAATATATTTTCACGAGATCATGACCGACAGAGAACTTCTTGAAGAAAACAATAAGATGTTAAAGGAAATTCTAAGTTTTGTGAGAAAAGTTGATTCTGTTGAATACAGGGATCATCAAGACTTTATGGAATTTCTTAGAAATGTGGCAGCCGATATATGGGTGGAATATACGGAGCCTAAACAAAGAAGTAAGTTGTTTAATTTAATGAATAAAAAAAATGAAAACAGTTTTTGATTTAAGCAGAGATGAGATTGTGGCATTGACAGACGAAGAGATAAGTCTGTATATAGACAAAGAGCTTGCTGGTAAGGGTATTCCAATTGAAGCTAAAAATTGGAATATAAAGAACGAAAAGGAAGTTGTGCACCCGGATTGCGGGGTTCCGATATTTGTCATTAAAGACATAGGTGTAGGATTTAGAAAGATAGAGGACGCTACAGAGGTGGCAAATTTACTGGTCAGGTCCAGGGCTTTTAAGGTAGATTCAAAGTATTTAAACCGATCTTATGAGAGGTTAAACGTCATAAACGAGGGCGTCGTGCCGGCAGTAGAGGGTTGCGTAGGATACACCAATGAAGAATTTGAAAGAGTTAACAAAGAAAACAATGATCCTGAATCAGCAAAAATAGGATCATTTAATAAGACGGTAGAGGAAGCCAACAACATAAGAAGCCGAGTGTTGAAATACGTGGACAAGATAAAACGGGAGCGTGCGTACAACATCGACCTTTGTATGACTTTCGAGAGATATGTTGAGATAGCAGATAAAGATGCGGAGCAGGCTATGGCTTTCTTGAAAGAAGCCTGCCCGTTTAATGAAGAAACAGAAGTCTTTATCAGGAAAAGATACAATATGTCTATCGATGTTAACCCGGAAGAAAATTAATTTATATTAAATCATTTTGTTTCTTATTAAGCAACAAAAGACATATCTTTGTCCGAAAAATAAGAAACATGAAAGAGGAAGAAGAAAAGATTAAAGAGGCTATGGCTGAAGCCCTGATACATTTAGAAGATTGCAAATATTTTGTGGCCACGATAGTAAACGAAGAAGAATGTAGATTTGATATGAGTCAGCGTATGTCTCCTCGTCAACTGGCTTTGGTTATAAAAGGTGTATTATCAAATAATAATATGATGATGATGGATGTACTACAATGGTGCTCAGCCAGGCTTCAAACAGAAATAGAAAAAGGAAAGAAATCAACTAATTAAATATTAATACAATGAATCGCTGGTTTGAAATTACAGTAAAAGCCGAGATTGATAATATCGAGAACGGTAAAAAAAAGAAAGTAACTGAAAAGTATTTGGTAGATGCCTTGTCTTATACAGAGGCAGAATCAAGATCGTTGGAGATCTTTAAGGATTTGTACAATTCTTTCGAGGTTGTAAAAATTAATCCTATTAAAGTGTCGGAAATCTTTTTCAACGGAGAAGCTGATTATTGGTATAAGTGTAAGGTGAATTACATTACACTGGATGAAAAGAAAGGCAAAGAAAAGAAAACACCATGCTATATGTATGTCCAGGCCGGCAATCCTAAAGATGCCGAAGCCGTGTTGACTAAAGGCATGCAGGGCACGTTGGGCGACTGGAATTGCGAAGCTATTGCTGAAACGAAGATTATTGACGTATTCAAATACGATCTTCAGAAGGGAGCTGAAAAATTAGGCGAGAAGAAGAGTGAAGAGTAAGGCTGATGTAGTTTCCAACATAGCGCTTGTTGTGGCGATAATATTATTGCTTTCAGCAGGCGCTTTCCTTCTGATAGTGATTAAGACAGACGAGGTATCTAAATTATTAATGAACGTACCTTATCTACTGGCTTCAGCGGGATTGTTCTTTTCAATAATGTCATTATTATTCGAATGGAAAGCAAGGAAAAGAAACTATACGTCTGCGAACGATGCGGACGAAAAGTGATGATAAGAAGTCATGGCTTATGCCAGGCTTGCAGGAGCAAAGAGTTGACTCCGAAGAAAAAAAACAGAATTACATCCATTAAAAACAGCAGCAAGAAGAAAAAGTTAGAGAACCCGGATTTATCCGGGTTTTTTCGTCTTATGCTGGAGGAGTTGAATAGTATTCGAATGTCTATGACCGGTAAGGCTATTCATTTTCCTACAGTATGTAACGTATGTCACATACTTCCAAAAAGGATATATAAGTCGGTTGCCACTTGCAGAGATAATATAGTTTTTCTACATGAATCGGAGCATACGGTATTCGACATGTATCTTGACCGGATGGAATTTGATAAACTTGAAACAGAATTTCCTTTTGTGTGGAAGTATGCGGTAAAGAAGGTGCTGGATATGGAAAGCAGGGGAATGATTAAAGAAAGAGGTAGGTTGATTATTGAAATAATTGACAGATATAACCCCAAATAGTATTAAACTAATATAATTCTATTATAAAAGTTTAATACATCTCTTTCAGGGATCGGGTTATTAGCCTAAGCCTTGAAACAAAGGCTACGTTATTTGAGAATAAATAGTTACCAAGGAATGTTTACCCAAGTTTCTTGCTCTAAGGATGGTGATTAAACAGGAGTAGTGTATTTGACGAAACAGTGTTGCCATTATATAAAACCTCTTATAACATTGGCGATGGGTACTTACAGGAGAAATCCTGACTTATCCCTAACGGGATTTACATCTACCTCGGAGACAGAAAGGTCTCCGAGGGGATGTATTAAAACGGATGAATAACTTTAAATATATTTAATAGAATATGGGATATGAAAAAAAATATAAGGTTACAATAGAAGCTGACGATAAAATTATTTTCATTGCCAACGTAAAAAGAGGAGAGAGTGAGAGAGAAATTGATTTTGAGGGAGCAGCCGCAGATATGGATGAGGCTGAAACTGTATTGTATTATATTAAAGAAGCATTAATTGGGAAATCGCGATGATAGAACAGAAAATAAAAATATTGACAGATTTAGGGTTTGCGCCTATGGTAGAAGGAGAAGGAAATACGTTGTTTAGAATGAACGATGTTGTGATGTCGGTGTCAGATCCTAACCAAACACCAGAGCAGTTGAAGAAGGAGGTTATGTCTTTAATAAAGAACAGAGACATAGCAGAAAAAGGTGGACAGGTTCCAGTAGTTGAAGAGCCGGCGCCTGAGCCAGAGCAGGCCCAGAAGGAGGAGCCGGAAGCTCCGGCGGAGGAAGCCGCTCCTAACCCTGGAGAAGAGGATTCGAATCCGTTTACAGAAAATCAGGAAACGTTAGAACCGTTTTATATCTGTGATGAGTTAAAGAAGATTGAGACTCCCAAATTCGTAAGATTGACATTAGACGACAATCGTTTTTATGTAAGGAAGATGGATGATGGGACAGCCAAGATATATGCTTCGGTAACAACCTTAATCAAAGACGGATATGTAGATGATAAGACAGCACTTCAGGAATGGAAGCAAGAGATAAAGATGCTTGGTCGCAATCCAGAAGAGATAGCGCAGTATGAAGCCGATAAGGGAACGATCATGCACTACCTATACGGATTGTACTTGACAGGTAGAGATATGGTCTTAAATCGAAATTTTATAGTTAAGACAGTGCAAGAAGGTAAGCTGAAGATATCGAAGAAAAATCTTGACCGATTTTTTAACAGCATAGATGATCTTGACGATATGATTGTCAGGGTCATGAAGTTTGCCAAATTCTGTTCTGATTACAAGGTGAAACCGATGATGATAGAAAGAATCCTTTCTTTAGAGGATTACCTTGTAGCAACACCTATTGATGCGATGGTTAAAATGACATTCAAATACAAAGAAGAAGGTTATTTTGGAGCCGTATATCAAAGGGCTACAGGGCAGTTCAAAAAAGGCGATCCGAAGAAGGAAGTAAGAGAAGTGGAGAAGGAAGAAGTGGTCATTCTTGACTTTAAATCGGGAGGTATATGGGAATCATACGCATTCCAATTAGAAGCTGAAAGAAGAATGGTTAAAGCATGGTACGGAATTGACGCGCGTATTATGAACTTTTCTCCAAAAAGCACGAGCAGTAAAGGATATACGCTGAAAGAATGGACAGAAGATAGTGTAGCACTTGAAAAGGCGGACTGTGTGTTCCAACAGGGGATGTTGAATCACCTTAGAAAAGACAAGAGGTTCAAAGTGAGAAAAGGAGTGCTGAATATCAATAAGCCTTACAATGAAGAGGATCATATTGTTGTATATGATATTGCTGAGGAAATGTCTAAAAGATTCGTAATATGAGTGATATTGTTATTCCTAAAGGAGATTATGTGGAAATCGTAAAACCGATATGTATCAATCCTTTTGGTGATTATTTTATTAACATCAAAAGGGGTTCAAGATTAAGATTATCGAAAGATTTGAAAATAGGGGATAAGTATGCAATATGCATACTCACATCTTACGAGAAATATGGCAAGACTGTTAATGTGATAATGCCTATACTGGTTAGAAACACAAGAAGAGTATGAAAAGAAAAATTAGAAGAACCGGGGAGATAATAGACATAATCACCTTCAGCGGCTCAACTACAAGAAGCGACTGTGACAAAATACAATTCTATGACAGCAAAGGAAGTGTGATAAATGAGAGTTTAAATTATTATCTCGATACCCTTCCTGTGGATGATGAAAACAAAGACGTGGATTGGGAACAACGTAGATTCGATCTTGTTAAGGCTTATTCTATTGAGTTTATCAAAACACTGCATAGAAAAGGAGAGATAGATTGCGGAGTATATGTACCAGATGTGGTGTCATGGTCTATAACTATAGCAGATAGAATCATAGAAGCAATGAGAGGAGCTAAAAATGCTTGATTTTAGAAGATACGAAAACGTACCCCGGTTTCAACTTGACCGCAGGCCCGGCAGGAGCCGACTTAAGCTGACCTGCCCGGCTTGCGGAAAAAGCCGGTGCCTCACCCCTTATATTGATGTGGCAACAGGTCAGGTTGTTGGAAACGAGTTCGGAAGATGCGATCATGAACGGACTTGCGGTTACGATAAACGACCTACCGGTAAGGATGTAGGTGATAAAGATCTTTGGATTTCGGGAAACAAGTGTATAAGAGCTTATCGTCCTCCTGTAAATCCTGACGTTGTAAATTACATACCTTTTAGCGAGTTTGAGAGGACTGTAGTTCCAGACGATAGAAACACCGTATTTAGATTTTTATCGTCTCTATGGGGAAAAGAAAGGGTATCTGATGTATTCAGAAGGTATCATGTCGGAACAATGGACTTATGGGGATGGAAAGGGTGTTGTATATTCTGGCAGATAGACAAAGATTTTGTATGTAGAACCGGCAAGATCATGGACTTTTATATAAAGACCGACAGCCAGGGGAATGAGATTGATGTAAAAAGAGTGAAGGAAAAAGACGGTGACAATGAGCGGCCTCATGTTATGTTTTATCACTCGTTGCATGCAAGAGACTTCTTGTTTAGACAATGCCTGTTTGGAGAACATCTTCTAAGCCAGTATCCGGATAAGGTAGTTAATTTGGTGGAGTCAGAAAAGACGGCTATTATATGCGCTGTGAATAAACCGGATGAGTTATTTGTAGCTACCGGTGGGTTGCAGAATCTAAGGCCGGAAGTGATAGATGTTTTAAAAGATAGAAAGACTGTAGCTTTTCCGGACAAAGGACAAGCATTTGAGACATGGAGTAAAAAGATAGATGGGATGATGATGAAGTCAAGGATAAAAGTATCGGACTATCTTCAAAATGTTGAAAATGTAGGAGACGGAGATGATGTGGCAGATCTGATAATTAGCAACAAGGTAAAAGAAAAACAGTATGAGCCTGGACGTTTATATTAAAAGTAAGAAGAAAGAAGAGGATCGTGAATGGGTTGCAAACATCACCCACAACATGAACAAGATGGCACAAAGAATATTTGTATCAGAAAATAAAGAAACGCTGTACGATTATATTTGGAGACCAGAAGAATTGGGTAGGGAAATAGATACCGATGAGATGAAGAATGTACTTACAAAAGGTATATGTATTATGATCTCTAAGAGAAAAAGTCTTTTGAGATACGAGCCGGAAAACGGATGGGGGTCTTATGATTCATTTCTTAAGTTTCTTATCAAATACAAAGAGGCGTGTGAAGATCATCCGGGTTATATAATTGAAGCAAGTAGATAACAACATGGAAAATTATAAAAACACTTTAAACGAGGTAGTGGTGATCGAATCATCACCAGAAACGTATTTTGTTTACGCTATTCGTAATGCTATTCGTATCTCTAAATGTGCGTATCCTACAGCCAAGAAAGTAATTTTCAAAAGAGAGGACGTAGAGGTGGAGATCTCGGAAATGGAAACTGAAAGCAGTTTGTATGAAAAGTTTAAAGAGAAACAAAAGGATAGAGTATGGAACTCAATGTGCGGCAACAACGGATTTTAAGAGGCGAAATTTGCCCTTATTGCGGAAGAGAAACCGAGTTGGTCAATGCCGATAAAATATATAGCAGAAAAGGCTTAGGGATGGTTATGATGTGTAAACCATGCAACGCTTATGTCGGTGTTCATGAATCAGGGCCGAATAAGGGAAAAGCTAAAGGCCGGCTTGCGGGGCCATCACTGAGGTCTCTTAAGATAAGAGTCCATGCCGAACTTGATAGACTATGGTCTACGCCAGAGGAACGGGAAAGGATGTATAAAGATTTATCTGAATTTCTCGCTATACCGGAAGAGTACACACATATAGGTATGTTTGGCGAGAAGACGATGGGAAAAGTCTTTCAGTTCTGTCATGTAAACAAAGAACGATCAGGTTCGAGAATAGAATGGCATAAACCTGGAGATAAGTGCCCTAATAAGAACAATCAAATAGTGTCAGGCAGTAGCGCATGCAGAGGATGCCCTGAGTATCTCCATGATGAGAAAGACGGGTATGTCTGGTGTGATCCCGATATGAGCTACGGCAGGTTGAAATAGGACGCGAATTACCTATCTTTGTGCTATTATTCATCAAAAAAAAATATAAGCACATGGGTAGATCGACAGAGTACTACAGGACTCATCCCGAAGCCAGGAAGAAAAAGGCTAAAAAGGACAAGGAGATAAATGCCAGACCGGAACAGAAAGCCAAACGCCGGGAGCTTGGTCGTAAAAACTACGAAACGGACAAGAAGAAAGGCAAAAGCTGGAGGAAAGGCAAAGATTGTTCTCATACCAAAAACGGTCTTAGGTATAAATCAGTAAAAGCTAATAGGGGATCCAAATCGGATACAAAAGGTGACAAAAATGCACGAGGAGATAGCAAATAGGATAGATATAAGAAGGATATTCAAAACCTCCAAACAGGTTATGGAAGAGGCGTATGAGAATATCTTAAAATACAGGCGGGGAGAGCTTATCCCCGCTAAAACCGGATACGATTATATTGATGAGGCTTTGCTTGGAGGTATTTTCCCTCAGCATGCTATTGCCATAGGGGCTCGGCCATCTGTGGGTAAATCGTATGTGGCCCAAAAGATATTGGAAAATGTGATGAATCCGATGATCAACCCACAAGCAGAAGATTATTTTCTTGTCAATTGCGAGTTCGAAATGAATCCTCAAGATCTTCTTCTTCGCAGAATGAGTCAGGATATGAAAAAACGGGCTCCTGAAATATTAAGAAGGCAAGATTCTAATACAGTAGAAGAGATGAGGATGTTTGAAATCCTTCAAGGTGAAATCAGAAATAATATAATATACATCGACGCTCCGTGTACGGTAAAAGAGTTTGAGGCGGCTGTATATCATATAGCTACTAAGCATAAAGACAAACGTCTTATAATATTTAAAGTCGATCATATTGCTTTGATAAAAAGAATGGGATTGGATCCTAAGTCGGCTATAGATGATTTGGTGGCGGTTATGAACGAGGCTAAATTAGTATATAAAAACATATTTTTCCTCATCATATCCCAATTCAACAGAGAGATAGAAGGAAGGATAAAAAGCCCACAAGAGCAGCCTCCGCGTCTTTCTGATTTTTACCAATCTGATACGCTGGGTCAGTTATGTACGTTAATGATAGGTTTGCACAATCCTCGTAGGTACGGGCTGGATAAGTATATGATATTTGGGAAAGATTGGTATCAGACTCTTGATAGGTTTAAAACTGAAAACAAAACATCATTCAGGACAGCCGGACTGGTGTTTCATCATATACTGAAGGTAAGGCAAGTTAGTATGGAAGAGCTTACTAATACAATCCACCCAGAGATTCTGCCGGGGCATGGATGGATGTACGGGGAGGGCGGGACGAAGTTCGTGAACCCCAACCAGCCGCCGACGCCGCCCAAGCTCTATACTGTGGAAGACGTTACGGACAATCAAGATCAAGAACAAGAGGTAAAGGAAGAACAGTCAGTATATTAAAAAAAAAGAAACGTATGAGACTTACCGTAGAAGAAAACGAATACCTGATAAGTAAGTTCCTTTTGGTTCTTACTGAGTTCGCAGGGGATGAAAGAGAGATGTTTTTAATCAACTCCATACATGATAAGGCGGTGGCGGATATGAATTATCGTCTTCCGTCTTTAATAAGCAGAGAACGTAAAAGACGAGTCATTGAGCTCCTTAAAGAAGGAACCAGAATAATCAAGGACTTTTCCGGATATGCAGGTGATATGGGTATGATTAACGAATACGATCGTTTAAAGAAAGAAATAGGAACCGTCCAAGACCAGCTTGGTGACGTAGAAGGTCAACTTCGGGCAGCAGGAGAAGTTATTAAAAAAGAACTTGATATGATTGCTGACCGAATCAAAGAAGACCTCCTCGACCGGGAACTGGCTAAAAGTAATGCCGAGGCCGAAAGAAAAGCCAAAGTAGATCCGAGATACGAAGTAGCTTTAGGTGATTACAAGGAGATGCTGGAAGTGATTTTTACAACCAGAAACAAGTATTCTACGGTAGATTCTGTACATGACGATCTTCGACAGTCGGTATCTACCGGTAGAAATTCGATTATTAAAGAAGGGTACAACAGTTAAAAACAAGGAGGGAATATGAAAAAGAAGGAATTTAAAGTAGGAGAAGTATTTACTGCCGGACTTGTAAGATTAAAATGTGTGGAAGGTGATACATGCGATAGGTGTATATTCGAAGATTACAATTCTTGTTCATGTACAGACATAATTATTGGTCCATGTGGACATGTTGATAGACAAGATAACAAGAATGTTGTTTTTATTAAAGCTGATTAAGAATGTACATCAATTTCAGACAACTTGCAGCATCAGACATGACTCCTAATGATCTTGCCAATCTTCTTGCCATAAGACAGAAGGATTCGGTTATGATCGAAGCCATGCCGGAAGAAGATGCTGGGAGGTATATAGAGCTTGGCCTGGTTGAGAAATTAAAATCAGGCGTGATGAGATTAACCAACAAAGGAACGTCTTTTGTGAATTATATAGAGACACCGGAAATGACGGACGAGGTTCTGGAAACGTTGAAGATTATGATAGGAATGTACGAATCATATTCAAAAGACATAGGTGTCAGCAGAAAAGAAGCGGAATCCAGATTGTGTTGGTTTATGGGTAACACCTCATTCAAGAAAGAGGTCATACTTCAGGTAACGGAATCTTATATAGCAGAGTCAGGAGATTATACAATGAGCTTATGTAACTTCATATGGAAACCGCCTTCTCAGGCTTTTTCAGTCCATATGAACCTTAAAAATTCAAAGCTCTTTGACTTAATAGCTGAAAAATTTAAGATCGCTACCGAGCCTTATTTGGAGTCTAAGAAGAATAAGGAAATGGATTGGTTGTTTGCCGTATCTAAATTGCCTACGCCGCCGGCTAAAGGCAATCCGGATTATTTGTTTACCGGAAGTTCTGAAACAGACAAAGAGAGATTGAAAAACATAAAAACATACTTATTTAACAAAATTAGAAAGCAATGGAAAAAGTAGAAATCAGAAAGATTATAGAGGATATAATTATTACTCAGTTTCTTAATTCGGAAATGGATATAGTTCATGAAGAAGATGTGACGTTTAAAGAACTTGGATTAGATTCTCTTGATCAAATTGAACTGGAAATGATGGTGGAACAAAAATTAAATATTGTTATTACTGATTATGATATGGAGACCATCAAAGATATGACTGATCTTGTTTACAAAATAATAACAGAAAGGTATGGGAAGTGGTATAATTTTATGCATGGCTTTAATAGCGTCATTTGCTTTTGTTATACAGTTTTTGTTGTCGATATTAGGATCTGATCTGGATACGGATATTGACATTAACAGCGCTTCTGATTTAAGCATGTCTTTGTCGGACATCATATCATTCAAGGGCATAACACATTTTATTCTTGGATATAGCTGGACCACATACTTTTCGGGTTCCCATTTAGTAGGGGTTGTGATAGGGTCGTTTTTCTTTATCGTTTTGTTTTACGTATATAAGTTACTTCTTAAGTTAAAGCAAGAAATGGTGTACGAATGTCCGGAAGATTTAAATGGCAGAGAAGTGGAGATAGTGTTTAGATCAGGGAAGAATCATTATATGGTAAATATTTCGAAAAATGGAAGACAAGAGCAAATGAGAGTAAGATGCTTGTCTGGGAAAACCTACAAAAACGGCGACAAGGCGAATATAAAATATGAAGAAGGAGAATTAAGTATCTAATTTTTTTTATCAACAATTAAATTTTAAAAGTTATGACAACAATCATGTACGTGTCAGCTATCTTAGCTGTAGTGATTATTTTGACAATCATCGGAGTCTTATCAAGGTATCGTAGATGTAAGCCTAATCAGGTCTTGGTCGTTTATGGTAAGACAGGTGGGGAAAAGAAATCGGCGAAATTATATCATGGTGGAGCGGCATTTGTCTTGCCTATTATTCAAAGCTATGATGTTTTGTCAATGGAGCCTATGCAAATAGATTGCAAGCTTACCGGTGCTTTGTCATCTCAGAATATTAGAGTAGATGTACCTACGACTATTACAGTAGCTATCAGTACAAATCCAGAAATCATGCAAAATGCGGCAGAAAGACTTTTGGGGATGGATACCGAATCTACTGAAAATCTTATTACGGATATTGTTTATGGCCAAATGCGTTTGATCATTGCTGAAATGACGATTGAAAAACTTAATTCTGACAGGGATGAGTTTTTGGATAAGGCAAGAAAAAACATTGATAACGAACTTAATAAGTTAGGCCTTTACCTCCTAAATATCAACATCAGTGACATCAGAGACGAAGCCGGCTATATCATGAATCTTGGCAAAGAAGCTGAAAGTAAGGCCCTGAACGAAGCACAGGCTAATATCGAAGAACAGGAAAAGCTGGGTGCTATTAAGATTGCTGTACAGCAAAAGGAAAAAGAAACGGCTGTAGCTAATACCCAAAAAGAGCAAGAGATTCAAATTGCCTATACTGAAAAAGAAAAGGAAACGGTAGTAGCTGAAACGAAGAAAGAAAAAGAAATAGCCTTGGCTTTAACCGATAAAGAGAAACAGATCGGCGTAGCTCAAGCAGATAGAGACAGGGCTGCGGTTATCGCAAAAACTTTAACCGACAAGGAATCGGCGATTGTAAGATCTAAGGCAGAACTTGAAGTAAATAAAGCCGAGGCTGAAAGGATGGAAGAAGTCGGAAAAAATAAGGCTGAAGCTGACAAGGAAGCAGCTATAGCAATACAAGACTCTGAAGCTCAGATTAAGAAGGCTGAGGCTGAGAAAAATGCGTCTATAGGATACAACAATGCCCAGAAGGAGGTTGCTGTATCGGTATCAGAATTACAGATCATCAAAGCTCAATCAGAGAAGAAGGCCGGAGAAGAAAAAGTTAAATCGGAAGCGGCTGTAAAAACGGCAAAAGAACTTGCTGATAAAGAAGTGGAAGAAGCTAAGGCTAAGAAAGTTCAGGCTGCGCTTAAGGCTGAAAAGATTGTGCCGGCCGAAACCCAGAAGGAAGAGGCTATCTTGCAAGCTGATGCTGAGGCAGAGAAGATCAAACGCCGGGCTGAGGCAGAGGCAGCAGCACATTTGGCAAAAGCTGAGGCAGAGGCAAAAGCTATTCAGATGAAGCTGGAGGCAGAAGCCGAAGGTAAGAAAAAGTCGTTAATGGCAGAAGCCGACGGATTTAAGGCTATGGTGGAAGCGGCAGAATCCAATCCTCAGATAGCCATCCAGTACAAGATGGTTAATCAGTGGAAAGAAATTGCTGGAGAACAGGTTAAGGCATTTGAGCACATTAACCTCGGAAATATCACGGTATTTGACGGCGGTCAGAACAGTACCGGTAATTTCCTTAACAATGTTGTTAAGACCGTCGCTCCGGCATTGGGAGTCATTGATCAGCTTCCGATTGCAGATACTTTAAAGAAGCTAAAAGGAGATGACAAAAAATAAATACAATGGCCCAAGGTTACGCTTGGGCCTAATTGAAGAAATAAAAGCAGCATTCATAGATTTCCTGCCGGCAGGAACAGTGCTTTACTAATTACGATATTTTTAACATGGATTTTGGACAAGATTTAGAACCAGAAGAACTGACCAATCATTATGATCAGTGTTATAACCCCAAATAGTATTAAACCAATATAATTCTATTATAAAAGTTTAATACATCTCTTTAAGAGATCGGGTTATTAGCCTAAGCCTTGAAACAAAGGCTACGTTATTTAAGAATAGATAGTTACCTACGGATGTTTGCCCAAGTCTGTAGCTCTAAGGTAAGTGATTAAACAGTTCTGGTATTCAGGAACAGTGTTGCTTATTCAAAACCTCAAATAACATTGGCGATGGGTACTTACAGGAGAAATCCTGACTTATCCCTAACGGGATTTACATCTACCAAGGAGACCGAAAGGTCTCCGAGGGGATGTATTAAAACATACGAATAGCTTTAAATATATTTAATAGAATATGGGATATGGAATTGATTTTGAAACAGAAGAAGAGGAGGATGAAGAGTATGACTGACGAGGAATTTGTATTGGATAATAAGAAAAAGGTTGTTGTAAGAAAAAGAATATCTTATTTAAACAAAGGTGATAAAGTATGGATCGTGTCTTCCGACGGGTATCTGCTACACACGGACGTAGTTAGAGCCGAACGCGGACGGTCTTATGTGGATATAGACGGGATTCTGTATTGGAAGCGAGGATTAGATGGTAAGCATCGTAATCGTAATAACTACATGCAGTTTGCCATGACACCAGAAGACGGTAAGAAGTATGTCGCATATTACCCGGAAGGATTTAAAGACAATGACTTATGATGGTCCCGGAAACACATTTGCTATATAAGGAGTTTAATGGTGTGAAACGTCTTGCCATATCTTATTCCCAGATAGATACGTTTCTTACCTGTCCAATGAAATGGTATAAGACTTACGTAGAGGGTAAAAGGTCTACAGAAAAACAAGAAGCTACATCTTATGGTACGGTTATCCATAAAACACTGGAATACTTCTTTAAGAACGGAAGACAGCCTTCTGGTAAAGACCTTGGAGAAGCGATAAGTTACTATTCCTATCAAGAGGACATACCCTGGCAATCACCGGAAAATATGATGATAGCCATGAAACAATCTGGGGAGCTTCTTGCTTGGATTGTGGATCTGTTCAAAAAAGACGGCAATAGGTTTATGATAGCTGATAGTGATCTTAATCCCTGTGAGAAACTTATCAGACACGGCGCTATAATTGGAGTCGAAGAAGATTTTGTGCTGCCATACCGTCTTCCTAAGCCTGTTGATATAAATGGTGACGTTCATACTCATGTGTACATAGTAGGATCGGTAGACCTTCATCTGGCTATAAAAAGCAAGAACGTAGTTCACCATTATGTCATAGATTGGAAATCAGGGAATAAGGTTTTTGATTCTAAGAAGTTGGAAACGAATTTACAGCATCCTATATATTCATTTTACATCTATAGAAGATATGGCGGAGTTCTGCCAGATATGAACATCTATTTCTTTACCAGGACCAGACAATACCAAAAGGTTAAAGTGGATGAGGAACGTAAAACAAAATCTATAGAGATGCTAAATGACACTTTATCTAAAATGTATGATTTTGAAGATAATAGTGTAAAAACATTTCAAGCGTACATCCAGGGGGCAGAAGGAGCCAGGTATAGCAGGCGGCGCGCCACCCTAAGCCAGCCTGTTCCGCAAAACAAGCTGCCCTGCCCGTCAGCACTGTGTTATTATTGTGACTTTGGATTACATAACAAAAACGAATGCCCTTTCTCTTCGGATTGGGATCCGTCTAAAAAGATAAAACGATGAAATACGAGGATGTTCAAAAGTTAAGAACAAAATACCGGCAAGATCCGGAAGTTATAAACTTGACATACATGAGAGACGTTGCTGTACGATGCGAGAATTTCAAGAAAGCGTTTGAGCTTCAGGAGAAGATGGAGGATATATGGTTCAACTATTTAAAAGGAGTCCAATGAAAGAAGATCTAATATGTGGAGTAGCGATCCTTTTGTATTTAGTTTTATTATACTTACTCACGACAGCTTTCATAAAAACAGGTAGAGCAGTAGATCGTTATAAGATGAAGAAGAAAACTGACAAAATCAAAGTCGGTCAAAGATACGAACATAAGAGCTACTTTAAGGATCCATTTGAAAGAGGCAAGCATGTGATTAAGATATTAGACATAAAAGAAGGGTACGCTCTATATGAGTACGAAGAAAAACTATATATACGTTCTTCTGTGAGTCTTGAAGATATTGTTAAAAGATATGTTTTAATTACTGATGTTAAACACAAGTAAGTCATGAAAAAAGAAGTTACAATCAAGGAAGATATGGCTGCGTTTTATAAAAATGCAGGAAAGGAACTATGGATTTATAACGGACTTTTCAGAAACAAGGTATTGTCTATAAAAAAAGATAAAGCCATTATCATGTGTGAAACCAATGCTGAATATGCTGTACTGATAGAAGATAATCAGTTTATTACCGTAGCAAAAAACATGGATTATGATTACTGCTGCGCATTCACATTAGGCAATGCCGAGGCTTATGGAGATCGTATGGGCATATCGTGCAGTGTATGCTTGCTTGAAGATAACGAAGATAAAGCAAGGGAGATGTTGAAAGAGGCGATAATAGAACTTTCAAAAAATAATATAATAGATTGTGATGGGCTTTGAACTTAGACCTTACCAAAAAGAGGCAGTAGATGCCGGGCTTAAGTTTCTTACAGGAAGATCTAAGAAGCCTGGCATAGAAGTCTTGCCGTGTGCAGCGGGTAAATCTTTGATAATCAGCAAGATAGCTCATGAATTAAAAAGACCCATCCTTGTATTACAGCCATCTAAAGAGATTCTGGAGCAGAATTATGCGAAGGCCGTATCATTCGGTTCTGAGCCTACTATATATTCTGCTTCATGTAAAAAGAAAGAGTTATCGGATATGACCTATGCTACACTTAAAAGCATAAAGAAAGACGTAGCAAGGTTGAAAGATATAGGGATAGACACGTTATTGATAGATGAGGTGCATAGCGGGTATTCTCCTGAAGAAGGTTCTGAATTTATGGAGTTTATGAACGAGTTTCCAGAGGCGAAGGTGCTGGGCTTCACCGCCACACCCTGCCGCCTCCGAACCTACAGTTCTATGTTGGAAGGGAACTACAGCAAACTTAATATGCTGACGAAAGACGAGCATAATTTCTTTAAGAAGATAGTTCACGTAACACAAATACAAGAGCTAACTTCTCAGGGATTTTGGTGTCCTCTTAAATACGAACGATGGTCGTTTGATGAATCGGCTCTGATGTTAAACAGTACCGGAGCCGAATACACCAACGAATCTATTAAAGAAAGTATTGTACGAAACGGCTTAAACAACTCTATCTACAAGCGCCTTCTTCAGCTTATGAACGAGCGTAAAGCCATTTTGGTTTGCATGGATTCTATCGAATCATGTAATAGAATATCAGAGTTCATGAATGCCAGGATGGGAGCCATAACCGGCGTCGTAACATCGCTAACAACCAAAAAGAAAAGAGAACAAATCATATCCGATTTCAAAGAAGGTAAGTTGAAGGTGGTTTTTAATTATTCAACGCTTGCTACCGGATTTGATTTTCCCGAACTTGATTGTGTGATGTTTGGGCGCCCAACATTCTCATATTCAACATATTACCAGGTGCTCGGCAGGTGCGTTCGTATTCATCCTGACAAGAAAGAGGCACTGATAGTTGATTGCTGCGACAACATGAGGCGTTTCGGCCGGATAGAAGATTTAACGATCGAACAATTTCCTTCTAAGGGCTGGTGTATGTTTGCCGGCAATCAGCTTCTATCCAATATAAGGATGGGGGATATTATTACCAAAGACGAAATCCTTCGCCGGGCAGCTTCTCTTAAATCTGTGAATGGAGATGGTAGGAGAGAAGACGATCTTGACAGTATAATAATGTGGTTTGGAAAATATGAAGGAATTAGATTCAAGGACATACCGGTGTCGTATTTTAGGTTCTTGGCTGAGAATATGGCAGTAAAACCGGGAGATAGGAAAGAAAAGATTATCGAATATTATAATAGGATAAAAGCATGAACAACAAGAGAAGAAAAAAAATATCAGATGTTATCAAAAACGCAAATAAGTATAAAACAGATTTTGAATACATCAAATCAAAGTTATCGGAGTTAAAGCACAACATAAATTCAGCCAAAGATGATATTGATATGATTTTAGATGAAGAGACGGAGGCGAGAGATAATATACCGGAATCGTTACAAGACTCAGAAAGATATTGGGAATCAGATCGGGCTGTAACTGATATGGAGGAGGTGGTTGATGACATGGAAGGCATTATAAATGATATAGATGATGTGATTTCAACCATAGATGGGAGCATTAAAACCATAAATGGTTCTATAAAAGTAAATTTAGAAGGAATAATGTGAGTCTATAAAAACACTATAAGTAAAATTTAACACAATACGCTTGTATTAAAGTTACACAATCTATATTTTTACGTCGTGTAATTTTAATACAAGCTTATTTTATTAAATAATTTAAAAGTTATGATTTCTAAAGACAGGTTATTGTATGGAGTGGTAATCAGACAGGACATTAAAACTTCCTTTATGTCATTAACTGGATTACAAGAGGCATATACAAGAAAAAGAGTGGAGATGGGGTGGAATGATAAGAGAATAGAAAATATTCTTTCGAACAAGGAGAGTGCAGAAAGGATATTTTATATTCTTAAAAAACAGAAATACATAAAAAGTGAAACCTTGAAAGAGTTTATGGATATAGTGGAAAACAACTCTTTGATAAAAGTAATGAAGTGGTATAATGCCTATAAGACTACAGGAAGAGGAACAAACAGAAATGTTATGTGTGATCCCTACATATGGGTATTAGTCGCTATAGAATTAAATCCTATGCTGTATGCAGAAGTTACTGGATGGTTAAATGATAAACTTATTTTGGATAGAATAGAGATAGGGGATAAATACAATACTCTTTCAAGGTCTGTATCAAAATTTGAAGATGTTGATTATATAGAAATGGCTGATAAGTTAAACTGGATTGTATTCAATAAACATAAATATGTTTTAGATAACAGAGCAACTCAAGAGCAGTTAAAAGAACTTGAAATGCTTCAATCTAATCTTGCATTTTGTATAGAAATGGGAACCATCTCTTCTTTCTCTAATTTAATGAACATGATGAGATCTATATATGTAAAGAAATGGGGGGAAGAGGCTGTAACTTCTAAAAACGTAAAATAATATGGGAGTAAAAGAAATAAGAGAACTACTTAGACTCTACAATCTCGAACATAGTGTCGTCCAGAACAAAAACTCTGGGCGGTATTCTATTATTCTCCATAACAACATCATAGGAACGAACGTAGATGGAGAGAAGGTAGTTGTGTTCAGAACCATTCCGGATGGAAGCAATACGTTCTCTATGGAGCGAAATAGATTCTATGAGGGGTTTGTAGAGGCTTTTGATGACGATAAGGCGATTGAAGCCGTAAGACAGTATTTTGAGAAAAACAGAAATGATAGGGTATAAGACGAAGATGGATTATATTACTATCGAAATGAGGTAAAACAACGATAAAGCAATGGAAAAGATGGATGATAATACTAAAAATATCCTTTATCCAAAAGGATCTATTTTTCGCATATTAAAAGATGATATAATCAGTGCCGAATTTAAAATCGTCAAAGGAGCTATAGCGGAGGCAGTATCAGACATAGAAGTAAATGATAAATATGCTGAGGTTTGTTGCAATGGGGAGACGTTCGTCATAGAAACGGATATTATGGATATTATTCTTACCAAAGACCCCATAGAAAACAAATCGGTGAAAAATGACATCATTGATGATAAACTACGATGGGATTTGCTTCCAATGGAAGAGATTGAGGACATTGTAAAAGTCTATCATGCCGGAGCCAAAAAGTACGGTCCTAATACTTGGCAGAATCTTGACAATGGCTTTGAACGGTATCGTGCTGCGGCTGCCAGGCATATAATGGCATACCTGAAAGGAGAGAGAATGGATAAAGAGACTAACGTGCACCATTTAGCTGCGGCTGCATGGAATGTGATAACTATGCTGTGGTATGATAAGCACGGGAAGGGATTAATATAAAAAAGCGAAATAACAATGGAAGAAAAATGGGCTGATATTGACGGATATAATGGATATCAAGTAAGTAATATGGGTAATATTAGAAGTCTGAAAAGCATGAAAATATTGAAACAGCAAGAAAAAGAAAATGGATATAATACTGTGTCTTTAAGAAGAGAGGGAGTGCTAAAACAACTCTATGTACATAGGCTTGTAGCATTGGCATTTTGTGAAAAAGAAGAATGGAAAAATCATGTTGATCATATAAATTGTATAAGAAATGATAATCGAAGCGACAATTTAAGATGATGCACTCCAAAAGAGAATTGTAATTTTCCACAAACAAGAATAAACGCCTCGAAATCTTTAAAATTAGCAATGAATAGAGAGGATGTTAAAGAGAAACTTGCAAATTCAATGAAAGATGTTTTTAGCAGAAGAAATGTAAAAGAAAAGATGTCGAAAGCATCAATATTGAATCATGAAAATGGATTATACGATCACCTAAAAAAAAGAAGTTTTAAAATTAGATAAAGAGGGGAATGTTTTAAAGAACTACGAATCGGTGTCATCTGTGGCGAATGACGGATATGATCCAAGTTTTGTATCAAAGGTATGTAGAGGGGATAAGTTCATGGCTTATGGATATATATGGAGATTTAAATAATAACATAATTAGGTGCTTGTCATCAATAAGCGCTTTGGTGAATTAACAAAACCATTCACATCATAAATTATAAGGAAGAAAAGAAATGACAAAAGAACAAATGATTCGTCTGTTAGACGACGAGTTTGAAGCAATGGACAAACACAGAAGTAATATTGAAAGAATTAAAAAGGATTATTTCGATTCTGTTTATGGATTCAAGAAGGGAGATAAAGTGAGCGTTCTTTACAAACGTTCGAAAGAATCTCTTGTTGGTTTCTTCAAGAGCGTTCAAATCATGAGTGCTGGAACAGTCATATTTACAATCCAGGCACCCAATAAAGAAGGAAGACCTGGAAGAGGATCTTATTTGGTGTATGAAGACGATTTGAGCGAAATCAAAAAAGTAGAATAATATGATCAGAGCAAGATTTCACATTAGAAAGGATGACTGTGACAATGATTACCGTCCAGTCAAATGGCCTATAAAATACCCGTATTGGTGTAGCGCAGAATCCAGTAATTCATTTGTATTGGTGGCGTATGCTGAAGACGAAGACAGTATAAAAGAACTGTGGCCGGAGGCGTATGATATTAATGTCTTAGAGAAAGATACCGAAATTAGATTCACATTAAGATTTCCTAAGCCTAAATGGTATGAATTGCAAGAAGAGAGATTAGAAGAGTATGATAAATTATATGGTAAATTCGTATGGGTTACGGACATGTGTCTAAAAGATGGGAAAATAAGAAAGGTAAAAGCCAGAATAGAAGATTGTGGTGGTCTTTTATTAGCCGACACCCCTGGTCGTTACACCCCTTATCAGATAGGGGATTGTGCTTTTGAAAGCAAGGAAGAGGCTTTAAAACATGCAGAGGAACAGAGAACGGATTTAATTAAGTCTCTTAGGTTACAAATACTCGAACTTGAAAATCTAAAATTTGAATGCGATGATTAATTACGCGGCAAAAGCCAGAAAAGCTTATTTGATAAACAATTTCGATAAGATTCTTAACAGTCTTAACACGCTTCATTCAACGGTTGAGACCATGACGTTGTTCGTAAACGACCAGGCTTATAATTACATTCTTAAGCTAAAGGAAGTAATTAAAACCAGTCCTATGTATAAGCACAATATCAAGCGTCTTTTAAATGACATGGACAAAGAGATAAAGAGGTACAATGCTTCTATCTACTACATAAATAAAGAGCGTAGTGAGGTTATAGCTGATATAACACAAGCGATGGAAGATTGCCTCATGCCATACATAGACGATCTGGCCGGCGCTATAAGGGCAGCCGTGTGGTCGAGGGGTGTGTCCGAGGAGCGGACGGAAGCGGCGGTACTGTCCCTAATCGTATCCTCCTTGGCCACGACATCAGGCAGACTTATCTCAGGTGGATATCAGATCATGAAAGAAATGGGTGGAGGTCAAGGTGGTAATCCATTTACGTTTATGAGCATTGATAAGATAAGACACTTATCTACATCATTATCTGATGCTATTACCGGTGGAGAAATAGCTCTTGAAGAAAAAGAAGCCAATGACATAACTAAGGCAATGGATGTTTTTATTGAGAAAATGTCTGATTCGGATATTGTTGATAAGGTGATCAGCATACTCGAAGAGGCAGAATCTAAAAATAAGGAGGAGCGATCGTGAATTATTTGGATGGGTATGTAGAAGAAGTTCTTTCTGAGCCGTACTATGATGATTATGGCTCTGGAATTTTTAGGTGGTGGGTGGAAGTATCTTACATTTGTGAAGGTACAGAATCAACTACTATCTTAATGTTTGATACGAGAGAAGAAGCAGAGGCAGTAAAACCAGGTTATAAATTTTTATGTTGAAAATAACATGAGGTATTTTGTTTTATTGATGGCACTTGTGTTATCATCATGTTCGCATGATGATAGTCAGGTTAATAACGGATGGGTTATATATGATTTACGTCCTTTACAGGGTGGGCGTGTGATGTATTATGGTGAAGACGGAGGATTTTCAATATTTAACAGTAATAGACTTATAAAATTCGTTGGATACCAAGGGGAATACAATATAGGAGATTCTATTAAGATCATAAAAGTGAAACAATATGGAAAATAATTTAAAACTCGTATGTCCAAAATGTGGCACTCCTCACCAGCCTCATTCTCCGCACACGATGGATGCAGATGGATTTGAAAGGTGTGAGATAAGAACTGTCATGGAAGACAGGGGGTGGTGCTACGAATGCTCTTTTTGGCAAAATATGTACGACAAGCACAAAGACGATCCAGGATGGGTTAGGATAGACGGTGAAAGCTGGGTGCTTAAGCCTATGGTGGAAAACGTACCGAGCGGATGGAACAGCCTTGGATGCGGTGGAAGAAAAATGTATATCAATATCGAAGGGAAAGGCATTGTTGTATCAAATAACTGCTGGTGCCAAGGTGATGTTTCGGATGCATTTAAGGATCTGATGCCTGATAATGCCACTTGGGCTACGAAGGAGGAATTTGACAAAGCTCCTGTAGTAGGATATATTATAGAAGGTATTGGTTTAGTTTTCACAGATAGGGAAGGTCATAAAGCTAATGCTTAGGAATCTATTTCATGTTCCTATTAGAATATTTGAAAGGAAATTAACTAATGGGGAAATAGAATATTGGTGCCAATATCAAAACATTTTTGGGAAATGGAAAAACAGAATAAAATATAATATGTTTGGCGTGTCGTATTATGCTGTTTTTTATTCATTCGAAGATGCGTATGAATTTAATTATGGTGAGAAAGAAGAAGGAAAGGTAAAGGTAGTGGACTCTTGTTACAAGAGAAGATGGTAACTACAATAATCCCCGGCCATACAATAGGTGTACGGTTGGGGATTATTGTAATATATGATTAATAACCGTCTTATCTTATACTAATACATTTTAGTACTATTTTTATATCTTTTATTATAATTCCACATAGGTATCAATAGGGACAAAGCTGCCAATTGTACTTATCTTATATATTGAATGAATAAGGTGAGTACTTGGACTTAATTTCAGTTGAGGTACTTGATTGGATCCTTCTGTAATAAAGAAATAATAAAAAACGTCTCCAATCGTAAACTGTAATATAATATCACCTGTTACCTGTCCTTCATTAAAGTAAGCCTGGATATATTGTCCAGAATTTGATATCGTACAACTTATAGGATTACCGCCCATCGTACATACCTTGCTATTATTAATTTCATCTAAAACATAGGAAGCCGCCATAGTTGCTCCATTAGATCGGTATCTACAACCAAGAATAGGTACAGGATTTCGCCATGTGGTTGTAGGGGCCGAAATCGAACAAGCAAAAACAGGGATCTTGACGCCGGCAACTGTCTTAATATTTTCAAATCTTCTTCTCATAATTTCATAAAATTAATTCAGTAAAAGGGCGGACATAATGTGAACTACCCCTTGAACCTGTATCCAAATGATCTCCTTGGATGTTTATATCATAATACCACGAATAGGTAAATTTTGTATTTCGAGTGGATGTCCACATTCTATTACTCATTATCGTACCTCCTACCATTAAAAGGCATTCGTTTATTTCATTAGCATACAATGATATCAAAAAAAACTCTCCGGCGCCACCTACATATCCATTTTGACCATTTTTAAATAAATAGCTATTAGCTTTATTAAAAGCGTAATCTGTATTACTGGTATCATATTCAAGATACGCATTCTGATTTTCACGCCCCCAATAATCCTTTTTAATAGTTCCCATATGAGAACTATCTTGTGCAAATATATTGTCTATTTCTCCATCCTTACCCCAACGAAATGTGCCAATATATTCGGTGGCTATAACAAAACACACTTTATCTACAAGAGCTATTCCATTGCATAGATCATTGGAATATCCTTTATTAGACCAATTTTCTTTTGTATATAATCCTCCATCTACATGTTGGATGTATATGCCTTTATTGATTATAAGCGAGGGATTTACCCCCATCCCTATTTGAAATCTTCGTCTCATGATTTTTGTTTGCAAGATAGCAATAATTGACAACATAAAAGAAACCGGTTCCCTATCATCTCTGACTGAGAACCGGTAAGAAAACAATTTCAGAAAAAATTAAACCTACATAATCTTTCAAGTAAGAACAAAAAAACGTACAATCTACTCTTTGACGATGCTAATATAACATATTGGAATCATACAAAAACAATGCAAGTCCGATATTCTTCGTCTATTTGTAACTAACGTCATCGTCTCCTTCCGAATCAGGAGTAGCGCCGATGAAGAACATCATTGACTTGTTGTTTGTCTGCTGCCACCAATTATAGGCGCGCGCTACGTCTTCCGGCGTCTTGATATTATACCATTGTTTGATAAACGTCTGTTTGGCGAGTTGCCTAAATAACTTAAACTCTCCCTTGTATGTACCGGATGTTACTTTATCAAGTGAATAATTCCTAAGATCGGTAAGATCCTTCAGTTTTCGCCCCATAACAAACGGATCGTTAATGATATCTACCACGTTAAGCTCCATAATAAACGGCATCTGTGAAGCTATTTCGTTTATGGTTCTGAATCCGACATAGGATCCAAATTGAGTAAGCCAACTTTCTTCGTTTTCATCATCATCACGCCATCCGGCAAGAAGCATGGATACGGCTTGCATGATAAGGAACGTGCCGGCATAGACACTGAGGCGTTTGAGATTAGTTTTTTCTACCTCATTCATATTGTCTTTATTTTCGTTCCAGGCATCTATGATGTTTTTCATACCAGACTCGGAAGCCAGGCTAAATGTTTTGGCTATCATATTCTTTAACGTAATTGACAACCCTTCCTCTTCTTGCATTGTTTGGAAATTGAAGCCACGTCTTTTCCACAGACGTTGAGCCGCCAGCACCAACCATCCTCGGTGGGCGGTCATGAACCTGGCTATCCAGTTGCGCGATGCGGCAGTTCGGTTTTCTTCATTCAAAGATCCGTTACATATCTGCGACAAGCTACGGACTTGATTCCTGGTTATAGCCATCTGGGTTTCAACTTCCTCAACAGTAACACCCGATCCTGGCTTTACAACCACCTTCCCATCCACGACGTCTACCATACTCCATAAAGTACGATCTTTTAATGCATTCCATTCTCTTTTTATGGTACTCTGTTCTTTATTGCGTTCTTTTTCCATCTTGAAATCTTGGAACGTGTAGAACCGACCTTTGTAATAACGAACATTGTCCATAGTAGCAATCATAACCTGCGGATCAAGAGGGTAGTTCAGGATTTCCATAAAAGCATACATAGGTGAACGCATTAAGGTCCTGGCCACTCTATTGTATCCGGCACCATACATACGATTTCGGATATTGAATATCCCCATTCTCTCACCTATGACATATAATTTGCTTTTCCTATCTATGTCTCCGGTTTCTGCTATACAAGATGGAGCAAGGCGTGAAAATTCAGCCGATGCGTATTTAAGGGAATCTTTACTTATATACTGTCCTACGGCAGATTCCATGATGAGGTTGATATGACCTGTTAAGGCGCCGGTAGCTGCCACAAACGGGGACAGTGCCAAGTTCATGACCGACATAAATCTTTCAACAGCCATCATAATTCTTGTAAGGTCTACCGTATATCCTCCGATGTTCACCGTAAGTTTTTTGGTGTTCATCCTAATGCCATAATAATGATCGTTGAAGAAGTCCCTGAACATCTGATATGCTTGGGTTGCTTCAGCCTTCTTACCGCCTTCAAATTGTTTATTCAGTAACATCTGCTCCAGTCCTTGGGCAAGCTCTATAGACTTCTGCTTTTCGTTATATAACGATGACTGCATCATAAGCATCGAATAAGAGTAGCCAAAATCGTGAGATACATCATCTTGGTTCTCCAACTCATATATGTAGTATTCAGGTATAGACCTAAGTCTGTCTTCCGGATCATATACTTCCCCTTGCCTGGTCTTACCATATAGAGAATCGTCTACTCTGTCCAGGCACAGATCTGATACAAAATTACGAACCGTATTTTTGAAGTTAATACCCAATCCTTCTACACGTTCTATGTCTTGTTTTGATATCTGTGGAATAGCATACAGATTAGGACTCTGCTCTTTGTATAGATCAAGCGATTGTCTTTTTATTTCCTTGAGTTTTTGAATCATATTCCACTGCTCTACGTTTTTAGTAGCAACTTCATTACCGTCAGCATCATACTTGATACCAAAGTCATTGAAATACGATTCATCACGATACAGGCTTTTCTTAGGCATTCGATGACCATACCCATGATCTTTTACATAATCAGGATTACGGCCGCTATTTTCGGCTTCAGATTCAGCCACCCATGCCCTTGCAGGATCGAAAGACAGGTACGATATGTCCATGCCATAATCTTGGGTGGATGTACCGTTTTGTACGTCCTTAACCATCTGCGCCACATCTATCTCACCTCGACCTATTTTGTCGATCATGGCCGCATATCCGGTAGGCGCCATGCGTTTATAGTACGAAAAGACCTGGCTCCTGGCAAATTCATTAACAATAGCATTGGTCTCTTCTATGCCCTCTTCTCTTGTATTATTTAAAAACAAGCTGGCCATCTTAGCATTAACAGCATTCCTGAAATCTCTACCGTCTAATTCTTTGCTTATACCAAGCTTTTCTGACAGGTAGTTGGTTTCAGATACGGTAAACAGATATCGGTTATCAGCAGCCTTAAACAGCTTATCCCTTAAAGCCTGAATCCTTTTTGCTTTCTTCGCCGTAGTATGACGTTGTACGAACTTCCATTCCACTTCCTTGGAGTCAGCAAGAGCATTTAAATAAGACTGATTTACTTCGTTTTCGGCCTTACTGCTTTTAGTAAGGTACTTATCAATATCTTCAAGACCCACCATCTTAGCATAATCTATTAAGATAGCGTAATCAGCTTCAATAGCTTCAGATGCGGCCCTAAAAGCATCTCTTTCAGATGAGGTAAATGTCGCTTCGTTAATTTCTCCGATATCAGCCACATCTCGGTTGTTTCCGATTATTTCCTTGATAATGGCCTTATTTTTTTCTATATCTTTCACAATCGAATCCACGTCAGTCGCATCTCTATCACTTGTCGTAGAACTAATGATATCATGCGCCATTTTAAGATACGAAGCCTTGTTATTTGATTCGGTACGCGCCGACTGTTCCGATTCTACTTCATTCCAAAACCGATCATTGAACGACAGGTGACCTCCCAACATAAGTGTCTTCAGCGCAGCTTCTCCTCCCGACTCGCTCTGAATCGTTCTTAATTTTTGCAAAAACGATTCTGATACGGCATTGGTAACATTATTTGATTCCTTTCTCCAAACTTCATTTATAGCTTGTATTTCTTTAGCCATCTTAAGTTGGTCGCCGGTTTTTTCCACTCTCCTGGTTCCTACATATATGTATTCTGAAGCTGCTTCCTTACGTTGTTTACGAAGCAGTCCTTCTTCTTCGTAATTGCTGCTTTTAAAATAGGCAACCTCATCAAAATTACCACCGCTATCAATAAAAGGCTGCCTCAATATCCGTTTTTGCCTGGATAGAGCATTAAGGTATTCTTTGGTTGTTTGAGAAACCGGATGCCCTAATTCTTCTTCAGCCTTTTTGTATATGGATTCCATTCTTGTGGCATAACTTTCGCTAAATTCCAGTTCCGAATTTTCAGCATCCCACTTTTCCATCTGCTCTGTATAGATCTTTTCCTGCTCGATGGTAAAAATATCGGTATTAACTCTATCAGACGATGGTTTGAATTTAGCGTTTTCAGTAACCGTATTTCCATCCTTGTCAACTACTTCTCTTTTAAATACGTAATTACGGTTATTGTCAACCACATCACCAATTTCTTCTTCTGATATCTCTATGTTCATGGCAGTCGCAAACGCTCGCATCTGCGCCAGCTTCTTATTACGATCGTATTTAGCCATATCAAGAGCACTACGAAGGTAATTAGAAGTTTTGCCATCTACTTTCTGAAGCAGTTTTTCAAATTCAGATTTGTTAAAACCATGCTTTTTCGCATATGCCAGGAAATCGGATATGGCGGGCTGGGCATTCACCATCGCATTGTAATTGTCTTTGGCAATCATAGCTCCAAGAGCGTTATTGAACGGACTGGAAGAATGCTCTAATATACCAAACCACCTACTTATCCAAGAAACATCGTGTTGAACCTTGTCGAAAAATTCTTTTACTCTCTTTACCTTATCTGCCGGCACATGAAGTTCGTTCATTAACTTATCAAGCAACGTGCTTTCATCAAGGTCTTGTACTGATTTAATATCAGACTGAATACCATTGATGTCGGCAATGACGGTATTGATCCTATTTGTATAATCCTGCTTTTCACGTTCATCAAATTCGGTACTTCTGTTACGGATATATCCTCGAAGATCGTTCATGATCGGAAGAACCTGATTGTTGATAATATCTACGTTCTTTCGATCATTGGTATTGAAATGAAGCTTGCCGTCTTTGGTATCACCATGAAGGATGGTGTTCACCACATTGCTTAAGTATCTGACCTGAGCTTCGGCTGTAGAGATCATGCTGTTCATGGCAGCCGCCATCTCATTCTTGTCTATTTCGGTCTCTACCTTATTTATCTTATCTTCTATGGTCTTAAGCTGCGCAAGGGTCATAGACGTAGTTACAGCCCTATCAGAGCTTATCTGACGTAAGTCTCTTAATGTTTTTCTTAGCGATCTGATCTTAGACTCAAGAAACTTGTTCTTGTTCATAGAAGAAAGGGAGTATAATGTAAAGTCATTATCCTTTAACAGAGAAGTGTCAAATCCTTTATCTATGTCAGTAATGGCAAGATCACGAATGCTTTTAATAACGTTATTCAAATCTTGTCTTTGGGTTGATAAAGCTGATTTAAGCCAGCTTACGATTCCAGAGAGAAGCTGCCGGACGCGCCCCAGGAAGGAGGTGGGCTCTACCGGCGCCTGTGCTGTGCCGGTCTGCATCTCCCTGGCGAGGATCTTTCCAAGAATTTCTCTCCTAACGGCATTATCAAGCTCAGATCCTTCATATACCTTACCGTATGTATTATAATACTGACCTGCATACTGGTTCCACTCTTCCGTACCTTCTACATCTTGCAGAACAGCCTCAACAGCATTCTGATCTCTGTATGCCTCTACAAGGAAGTGGGCTGTTTCTTCTACTAAATCAGATAAAGTAGCATCTTCACCAACTGCTATTACGTTATTGGCAATATCCGCCAATGCCTTAGCAGAAGGTTCATGCCCGTATTTGGTTTGGTACTTCTCTATATAATCGGTCATACCTATGACACTAACGCCAAGAGTTTTCAGTATCTCGACAATAGAATTTCGTTGATCACGTTCCTGCCTGCTATAATCTGATACGATCTTAGCTTTAGTATCAGCATAAAGATCGTTGTCTTCTAATATGAATGAAACTACAAGCGCATCAAAATGATCGTACTTAGCATCCAATTCATTGTATCTTCCTGACTTAAGATCGTTCTTTATCTGCTCTTTGCTAACCCTTTCCGTTCCTCCGGTGGCGAGCCTCATAGTTACCTTACTATTATCCAACGAGCTTATGGTTATCATACCTTGGTCGTTCATGGAAACATCGGAACCAAAATGATTACGGAGCTCGGTGTAGGATAAGGATGAATTGAAAAGTCTAATTTGTCCTGTATGTCCTTCTCCTGTAAGATAATAGCTTCTTGTTTCAGGATCTAATATCTTAGATCCGGACAAAAGACCTTTCTTTATAAGGTAGTTAATTATACCACCTTTTGTTGATAAAGAAGTAGAAGCAGACGCGGTCATGACCGGTATAAAAGACTTGGGATTATTAAGAACATACTTTCCAGCCTTGTATGTAATGTCTGCCACGCCATCCACGGTAGATTCTTGAACGGTGCCGGATAAGAATCCTATTCTAATATCATTCCCACCAGAACGAAGAGCTTCTCCGTAATCTTCAAATAATTGACTACGATCGTTCATAAAAAACAAACGAGGCTCTCCGGTCTGATACGTTACACCCACAGGATTAGGATCTGCCTCCGGTAGCTCTTCTGGGCTAAATATCTTAAGACCGTCTTTTATAACCATATAATTAGCATCCTTATCCTGTACCATAGATACGGGAGTGAAGTCCGAAGATATAGCATCTTGTAGATACTGACCGGCGTCTATTCCAGGTCCTTCCAGCACGGAAATGCTTGACGGAACCATAGCATCCACCAACATAATATTATCACCCAGATCTTGGCTGTAGAATCCAAAGCCCGATTCTTGGATTTCATAAGGTGCATCTGATTTTGACACAAGAACAGGGTTACTCATCTTAGACGCCTTATCCAGCACCCTTTCTCTATAGGATTCCGGAATAAGGCCGATGTTGGATTTTACCTTATTATAAGCCTGTTTATTAACAGGTACATTCCTTCTCCAGTCACCAAAAGCCTTTAAGAACTTATTAGAAAATACGGTTTTAAAAACAGTAGTAGCCCGTTCCCTATTCTCCATAAGAGGAATAGATGCTATTTTATCAAACAACATAGACCTGTCCCCTGATCTGGTAGAGACAGAAACAACTTTCTTTTTATTATCTCTTTTAATAATACACGTTGATGTCATAGTAAAACATTTTTGTTATAAGACAAAGGTAGTTAAAAATCAAGCATATCATAAAAAATTAAGCCATCTAACTTCTCAGTCTGATGGCTTAAAAATAATATGAAAAAAAATTATAATCTGACGTAAATCGTCAAGTTACGCTTATGCATTATATTTGTACCCATTTCTATGAATAAACCTTCCAGATTCGAACCTTTCCACATCATCCGGTCCAATAGGTCCGCAGTCTTCCCTCCTTGCCTCATACCACAGCCCCGGCTTACGGAGCCGGCAGGTTATGACGTATTTAAAGCAGTTGTGAGTAAAATGGAATACGAATCCTACTGGGAAATACCTGGTAGTTTGAAACACTATTCTTTTTCGTTTAGTATCAAACGTGATATCTCCTACTACCTTAGTCACGTAATAGCTTATGCCATTTAACGTTTCATCTGTCTGCGGTATCCAATAATAACCTCGTGCCATGCCACAAATATATGAAAAAGTCGGATAACTTACGTACCCGACTTTATTATTTGTTTAAATAGTCCAATTTCATCTATTTTTACATGACCGCTTTGCATACTACCATTATTAGAATTGTAAAGAAAATTGAAACCACTTTCTTTTTCCTGTCTTTCAAAAGAACTGATATCCTTTCCTCTACGAGCTCTTCCAAAAGCTTTCTTGAACAACTTTCCTCTGAAGGTCTTGATGAGGATCTTGGTAGCGTTATTGCCAGCTCTTACCATCGCTTTCCTTGCCTGGTCCTCCGAGACAAAACTACTTTGGAAAATATACGATGCTGCTGCTTGTATGTCCTGCTTGGTAATCATATTATAAACATTTCTTTCAAAATACTATTTTGTATACTATATATCAATTTCATCCCATCTCTATCATATACGTCAAAAAAGGATTCACTTAAGTTCTTTGGATTTACATTCAGTTGAATTATGCAATTACCGGTATAAACCTTAATCCCGTAATTATCAGAGTATATATCCTGCATAGTATCAAATGTCTCAATTAAATTTTCAACAAGAGCTCTGTTAAATGAAAAAGATTCTTTACCATTACCTTTAAATGTGATATGATCTAAATTAATGTTGTCAAATACATACTCTAACTGATTGCCGTCCATCATATTATAAGTGATTGACTTTTTGATTACAAATCCCATATTATTCTGTTTTTTTAGTTGTTAATATAAATCTTCTGAATACAATTGTTCCCTAATGGCACTCCTATCTACTACCATTTCCTGATTATTATTTTTAACAAGTTCAGACGCATCCTCTCTTGTTAAAAACCGGTTCTTGCTTGTCAAAAATCCTTGAACACTGCGGTTTTTATGAGCAATACCATAAGCTGCAAACTGAGAAATGATAGAACAATGTCTCAATCCACAGAACACGGCGCCGGATGGTATATTGGTGGGCTGATGGGGACGCTTCTTGCCGTCCTGCACCCAGATGGCCGCGCATATCACGATTTCCTTATCACACATAAATCAATAATTTAAAATACCGTTTTTACCAATATGCTTCTTTTCTTCTTCAGTAGGCCATTCTTTCTTGAACTTACCGTGCCACGTTCCAGGAACCACCACCAGTTGGTCTTCCTTATCATATTCAATAGCAGCACATTCAGAACAAAGAGGCTTACCTTCATATCCCTTTAGCGACTTATCGTAAATACGATTCTTACAAGGTCTTGTAAGAGCCCAGTAACACGATGTGGCTGTATTATCTATACAGCCACATCGTGAACAAACAAACAAACTCATTTCACAACCTCCCAGTCATTCGACGATATATCTTCTATACTTGGATTCCACGATGTCAGCCTCCGTGTTTCTTCATTTATAATTATGATCAATGACTTTTCCACATGAATTGAGCTAACACCACTTTTTCTAAAAGCATCAAGATGTTCATTTTTCCACCCATGCCTTTTGATATTATTACCATTTTTCAAAAATTTAAAAGCTTCTTCAAATGTTAAACCCGATTTCTTTCGAAAAAGATACTGTTCAAGTCTGTCTGCGGCTTCATTTGGTGTATGGCCATCATATTCGAAAGCGGTTTCTCTTTCTGGAACATCAAACAAATCCCAGTATTTGCTTTCATAGTGATTAGACACCTGACCAGTGGGTAACATTGCCATCACAATAAACCAGTCATCAGAACCGAAGCATCTTTCTCCGTCGCTGTGTCTCCTTGATTTGCAAACTTCAACCTGTCCGTTTCTGGCTAATAAATTAAAGAAGGCGGCATTATACAACATACGGTACCGATACAATTCATTGAAAGTATGGTATCCGTCAGAAACTTCTCCCATGTCTCCTGGTTCTGCTTCAGGTTTAGAATGATTAGGATAGTAGTAGTCCACTGATGCTTTTAACACGGACTCGATGTGTTCCAATATCCTCGTAGCATCATCATGTTTAAAAAAATACTTGAATCTTTCAACGAATTTAATATCTTCATTGATTGTTGATTCGAACTCTTCTTTTGTCATCATTCTAATTACATCTTTAAAATCTTTTAATTCCATTATTTGTAATATTTTAATTGTTCATAAATCCTATATTTACTTATATCATCGCACAGGTTACACCCTTCCGTACATCCACAAACCGAACAATACGAGTCTCTTTCTTCCTTCGGTCTGGATTGAAAATCTCTTACAGCCTTAATCCATATAGGAGAAATAATCTTACCGGAAAATACAGGTACATTTAAAAGTAGTGTTTTCATGATTTTGGCAAAACATTCATATAACACGGCACATCTACCACATCTCTTCTATGAAGTCCCTTTTCAAAATAGGAAACCATGTAAGTGTTTTTACCTTCGTGATCAGGTCTGGGATCAAAGCATTCAAAAACGAATCTTGTTCTACCTTCAAGATGACCAAACATGAAAACAAATTCGCCACCGTATCTTTTACTGGCTAATTCTTCTACGGTCATAACCTATCTCCTCCCAATCCTGAATTGATACTCACATACTTAACACGGACACCATTTCCACGTCCAAGCTGACCCCAGCCGGGCGATGGCGTTCCCTTGGCCGGAGCAGGGACAGCCCTAAGCCGAGACCAGTCCTGCTTTTGCCTCATGGCTTCAGCCTCTTTGTAATACCGGTTACACAGTTCTTGATCTTCGTAACCAACGTAATCTTCCTTATTTTCCATATAGAATACTTTTTTCAACAAAAGTACGACACTCATGAATTAATTAGATTTAAAATAAAACAATATGAATTAAAATAAAAACCCGATACGTTAAAATCGCATCGGGCCTGGTATTGAAAAAAATAGGTTCAGATCTTGGGTAAAGACTCGAGCCAATTTTTAACATCTTTATATTTAGGGTCTTTGTCTATTCTATCTTTCAGTTCATGCAATGCTGAGTCCATAACCGTATTCGGTACGCCAATCAACTCTCCTAGGTGATTATGTATTACTTTACACCAAAAGCGTAAAGTAATACATATTTATACGGAAATCCGTACCGGGTTCCACCAAAACCCTCTACCTTTTAGTAACATCGTTACATCAAAGGATTCTTTTTCTGATTTTCTAATGATGTTAAATGCACCATTGATATCAGCATTGATGATCTTACCAAACGAGGTTTTAAACAATCCTCGTTTGATCCTTCTTCCTTTGTAAGATTCATGTTTACAAATCCGTTCATTATCCAAAAAGCTACATTTTGAAGTGTAAGATTCTTCAACAATCTTAACATTAATACCTTCTAATGTCGCTTTATACGATACCATACTGATAAACATATTAAAAGGAATAGATACAAAGTTCTGATTATTACGCTTTCCAATATTGATCTCTTGTTTCCAGTATTTGTTATGACCGATTATGATCGTATTAATACCATTGGAAACTACGTGATTAACCAATATCCTACTTGCCTTATGAAGATAATCTTTGATCTTATTATTCCTTTTGTTAGTTAATGACCTGATTTGTTTTGAAGTATGTTTATTATCTTTTAATTTAGATTTTAAATATGAAAGTCTTTTGTTATAATACTGGTTGATAGACTTCAGTGGTCTACCATTGATAATAAAACAAGAACCGGTGTTTGAAACACAAGATGCTAAATTATCCAATCCTATGTCGATACCAAGATAATTTCCATTATCTAACATAAGATCTTTTTCCTTCTTGTTGTAAACTATTTCAAGAACAATATACCCATTCTTAGGAACGAATCTAAGTTGTTGGATATTTTGTTTATTGGTTCTTGTTGTGAAAGAGAATTGCTTAGGTAGCTTAACAATACCTTGTTTTATCCATTTTTGAGAAAAAGCGATTGTTGTAAAAACAGCAGTAAACAAACCATTTTTGTTAAGATACCCAGGTATTCTAACAAATTCAGAATACTCACCTCTATTCCTTTTATTTAGAAGATTGAAGAAAGATTTAAAGTTTCTATCAACCATCATCAACACTTGTTGAGCAACAGGTGTTGGTAAAGCACGATAGTCAACATCATTTTCTGCTCTTAGTTTCTTTTCAAGAGAATAGTAGTTAAGATATTTGTATTTTACAGTATTATCATCCTTGTATTAAAAATAGTGTTGCCTAACAACATACAATCCTTTATTGTATAAGTTTTTACACTTATGCAATAGGTCATAAAGTTCATTATAATAAACAGAACTTGGCTTGATCGTATGTTGTTCAATTAATCTCATGACACAAATGTAAGAATTATTATTTATATATAAAAACAATTTGATATATTTGTGGTGTAAAGTTGTATATAATCACCTTCTCCTATTAAATACAATGGGGTTTTATTCGATTTAGATTCGTGTGCTATATTCATGTCAAAAAAAAGTTATGTGAAACAAACCGGCCACGGGTATTCTATTGCCCGCCGACCGGTATAATATTTTTATTCCTTTTTTTCCAAACGGGAAAAACGGGAATGCGGGAATCATATTTTTTACTATGGCTCCCGCACCACCGGAAGGACCTGGGTCTGGATCTCAGGTCAGATCCTTCCAGTTTATTTTTTTCGCCGAGGTAATCTTGCACGGCAAGCCATCTTATAAAGGCTACTCCTTCGGGAGCATCCGGATCATCCAAATACATTAACGTAGCTTTCACCAACTCGTTCTCACATTTGAAGACCTTCGGAAAACCATCCGAATAGTACATTGCAAAGACATATTGGACATCGCCCCATGTCGCTTTATCCGGCTTCTTCGCTCCGCACTTTTCAAAAATATCTTTTATTTCCGGCTGCTTCCAGATCCTCTTGGATCCATCGACGTTGACCATCTTCTTTACCGCCTCATCAGCAAGAGCATTAGAAAAATGGTAGCCGTAAGTATCTACATATTTCTGATAAGCTGGATCCTCTGCGTCTGCTCCTCAATAAGAACGACCTCTGCCACGTCCGCGACCTCTACGCATCTGAGGTCCGTCACCGTAGTATCTGTCGTCTCCATAGTAATCGGTCGGGTAGGATTCGTAACCCATCCTCCGGTATTCCCGGTCCTCCATTTCATGACGACGTTCGCGCTCCTCAAGCCTTCTTTCCCTTTCTTCCAGCTCGTTTTCGCGTTCTTCCATTTCCTTCATCTTCTCATGCATACCATAATGATCATAAGGAGGAAGGAACCCATGTCCGTACTCCATGTACGTTCCATCAGCACGCCGGCTTCTGCCTCTGCCTCCACCTCGTCTGTCTTCTATCTCGTCATATCCAGGATATTCTCTGTGTCCTGAATTTAAATCATATACTATCATATTACACTTATTTCAAACGTTCTACAATTAACTTCTTTAAATCTTCGAATGAATCAGTAAGGTCATTCACCTTATTTTCTATACCAGCTATTTTACGATCCTGCTCTCTCGTTTGTTTGAATGCCGGATTGATGTCTTCTAATATAGATTCACAAGCCTCTATCTTGGCACGATGGGTATCTACGCTGTCTATTATGTCTTGACTGGTGCTTTTTATAGCATTCAGTTCGTTCATAATCGGATCTATGCTGGTAGATAATGTTATACCCATAGCCTTAGCCACATTCTGGGATTCCGGAACCGTATAGGTCTTGGTTTCGCCAGTGAGCTCTACCGTCAGATCCACCACGCGGGTCTGCATCGCCTGATACTGACCCGGCTGAGGAGGAAGATACCTGGGTTCGGATACGGCTACTACCTTTCCCAATTCGTATTTAGGTACTGTATTAGTATCAAGGGTATGTACCTGAAACCCTTTCTTCAAATCTGAAAACATGATCAAAATATTATTTAGGTGAAAATAGGGTGATGATCTCCATCACCCTACTGAAATCATTTACCCGCTTTAACTTCAGACGCCTGGGCTGCCGCTACTGGAACACAGCAATCCATTAATCTTAACACGCCACGAACTTTATTGAAGTACAGAAGGCGTTCTGTGCCATTTACCATAGCAGCACCCGTGACAGCTACGTTAATAGGGTTCACGACATTCACTCCCGTAACCGGGCAACAGGTGTCGGCTCCTACTGTTGAAACTGTGCTGTTTGCCGGGACCGCAATCTGTACCGGTAGAGCACTTCCGGCTGTGGGGACTACTTGCCTTATCTTAAGAAGGATAAGACCCTCACACGGAAGGGCGATCCAAGCCCGTGGGTTAATACCGAAGACTGTATTTGTCGTACTGACAATAATATTCTTCGTAACCATCTCATACAACGATCCTATTTTAGAAACACAAGCCATATTAGCCTCCTTTCTTAATAAAATCAGACAGCAGCGTTGTTATTGCAACATCCGTTGTTACATCCGCATCCGTTATTACAGCAACCTCCTCCGAATACCTGTCCCCAAGTATAAGCCTGGTAAGGAGAACAAGAGGGGTAGGCCGGGACGGCCGTCGGGCGTAATTGACCAACGATATTCTGGGTTTGTTGCTGAGATAATGCCGAAGCTGTCAAAGCCGCTTTTTCTTCACGAAGTTGAGCAATAGTGTTCTGCATCTCCCTCATTTCCAACTGACAGAATTTGTCGTTGATCATAACGGTTTGGGCGTCAAGTTTCGCAGACAAGATATTGAATTGGCTTGTAGCTTGCTCACGATTGTTAGCCAGACCTTGGTTGAGACCATTCTGTAAGATATTGGTTTATTCCAACGTGCGAAGCTGGTTATCAAAACCTTGCTGAGTAATCATTCCCTGAGTCTGGCAAGTGCTTTGATTGATCAACGAACTCAGATTGCAGCAGCAAGAGCTGATTTGATTTCCTATTTCACAACCTTGTTGTTGAACTGCGTTGATAACAGCCTGAGAAGTCATACCTACCTGACCAGCTACTTTATCAATAGCACCCTGTACGTTGCAGATAGCGTTCTGAAGTTGAGTAGTAGAACAGTTCAAAGCAGAAGCAATCTGATCTATGGCGCTACGATTACCTTGAATTGCCTGCATCAAAAGTTCACGACCGTAATCGTTATTCAACTGAGCCGGCAAACCATTGGCGCAACAATCACCGCCATTTCCAAAACCGTTACCGAAGCCGCGTCCACCCCACAGCCAGAACAAAACAATTATCCAGAGCCACCAACCGTTAGCCCCACCGAAACCGTCCTGGTTGTTACGACCGTTCATCAAAGCCGCCACCAGATTCGGATCCATTTTATTACCACCTATCAAATTAGCAAACATGCCGGGAATCATTGAAAGAAGACCGTTAGTGGCTGCACCACCACCGTTAGCCCCGGCTCCATCTAAAAGGACGATTTTATCACCACCCATAATTTTATAGTATTTAATTGTTAAACATATGTGCATGAAGCACGTAACAAAGATCATGATTGCAGGGTGGAATATGGGTGTGTTTATTTCCTATAGAAGAGAAGTATTTTCAGAAAAATAAGAAGAGATGAGTAAATATCACCATAGACTCATCTCTTAATCACTTTTTATTGTAATAAAATTCAAGCCATGTCACACAACTTGAATTTATATTTATCAATTATATCATTCAAATCGCAATCTGATAAGTTGAACCATTCTCTGTATATCCCTTTGATATCAAATCTTGCATGAAGCTCGCTCTCTATATCTTTATTCACATAAGCTATTAATGTTAAGTTATCTTCTACAATAGACAACCCAGATAGCCTTCTTTTTACATCAGAGCTTTTACCTATTTTATAAAAACCATTATTATTATTATTTATTATATATGTAAAATATTTTATACATTTTTTATTATACCTATCGATAGATCTATGTATTATATCTAATACCCGATCGTCATTTTTAATATTACAACAATCAAATATATCATAAATAAAATCTTTAAATAAAGATCTATCACACTTCATATAGATGATACACAGAATCGATTTGGGGAATAAATAATAGTCATACCTAAATACATGACTATTATTATCTATTATTTGTTCTCCATTATTATCATATCTATATGATATATAATCTATTCCATCCTTAAAATTAAAAGATGATATTACATCCTTAATCCAATGTTTAAAATCATACTTACATTCTAACAATTTATGAACATGTTTTGCGTCAATCATTTTTCTGTCGTTTATTAACACAAAAGGAATACAAGTATTATCCATAATAAAAAAAATAGGCCCAAAAGAGAATGTCAGATCCCACTATGACAAACCCTAATGAGCCAAAAATATCTTTCAACATCAAACAACCAGAGGTGGGATCTCGTTGTTCATTGTTTCTGGAACAAAGATAGGAACAGGATTTTAAATAACAAATATTTTAATACTTTTTAAAACAAACCAGGGCCCGCATCACTGCGAACCCTGATCTACACTAATCTAAACTAATACCATGAAAAACTTAAATCTAAAAACTAAAGAACACACAAATGTATGAAAATGTATGGTTTTCACAAAGAATCTGTATCCTGTTCTTTTGTGTGATTCAAGACATGGGATATAGTTCTGATACTTAATCCGGTTTGATTTTGTATCAGATTATAAATATAGGATTTTGAAACTACAGTTCTTAATTGACCTAAATCATTCATAATGTTTTTATACATAAGATGAATGCTGTTGTTACGTTTGATGGTACTGATTCTTATTTCCTACTGTTATTAGTTACGTCCGGTTCTTACTTTTTCCTATTTCTATAATCCCTTCCTGAAACTAATATTGCAAACTTAATAAAAATAATTCATAAACAATGAAAATCTAACTTTTCTTGTATGTTATTGATATACGTGCATATATGAGAAAAGTGAGACTTTCACAAGCCTCACTTTCCAAATCGTAATTATGAAAAAACTATATTATATGTATACAAAAATTACCTGCATTCCAATTTATTAAGATCATCCAATTCAGACTTGCTTACGGTCATATCTTGCGTCAAGCCAGATTTGTTTTGGTATGGAGCGTAATCGGTTTCTACCGTCTTAGCCTTCTGAGTAGAATCGTATTTCACCTCCGATTCGGTTCCTGTTAGATTTTGGTAGATAGAGCCGGAACTACTTTCGCCAACTTTAGTGAACACCATGTCTCCTATTCTGATAAAATTATCATACAAACCTTCTACGATAACATTATCATCCTGCTTAGTTATGTTATGATCCCGAACCTCATTTAAGAGATTAGGATGTTTCGTAAAAAGATCGTGATAGAAATCAGAACCGGCATATAACATATCATAATAATCCAAATAGAACAGATCTGTAAAAGAAGGATCGGTGCTGCTCATGCTATACTCAAATAACTGCTCACGATCATTACCTGCCAAAGATAGTTCAATTTGTTTTAACGTATCCGGATCTGAAACGGTAAGACCCAGTAAATGATCTGGTTTAAAGTCAAGATACTTGTATGCCCCTTCGTACACTTCCGTATTATGAAGCTTATTTTCAAGATAAGATTGGTATAAATCGAATAAGAGTAAAGGATTCTCTTTGTCCTGCTTTCTGTTTATGTATCGGCTAAACTCCCGTTCTTCATTAACATACGGGCTTCCAGGAACAACAAGATGACCGAACGCCAATCTGGTAGCATTCATCTCTTCCGTATTCTGAGAATCGGTATAAGACAGGACGTATTTTTTAATAGAATCAGCAAGGGCCTTACTATCTACGTTTTTCACGCGGAGCTTATCTAAAACACCATCCTTAAAACAATATTCAGGATAGATACCAGGTGGGAAATAAGTTAGACTCCGCTTGGCAAGCTCGGCAGCTATATCGTACAAATCACCTAAATTATCTCTTTCTACCTTATGATATAGGTTTCCACCAAGATAAAGCAGAGAATGATTTTCAAATGCCGATACCGGATCTATGTCAGATTCCATATAAACGATATTCATATTATCCATATACTCTGGCAGAAACATAACACGGCGATCCTGGCTATCTCCAAGAACGTCATCGATAGCAGAAGCTAAGGTAGGAGCATAAGTATCATCGTTGCGCCTTGCTACATAAATATCAAGATCCAGCATCAAGCTATCAATTTTATTCAGCGATTCTTCTGTTCCGTCATATGCCTTAGACACGCCTACGATATCTATACCAAGACCTACACAAGCCTCTTCTACATCCCATATCATACTTCTAAGGTCTTCTTCTGTATCAGCATTAACCCTGTTTAGAAAGGCTGATATACGAGCTCGTAATGACTCAGATCCAATAGGGCTGTAATAAGCATAATCTTGCAACTTTGATAATGACCGTCTCTTCCCTTCTACGATATTATTATCTTCTAAAGCCACAACCGGAACGATGTTCATATTCGAAAATTCGTTGAACAGCGACAAGGCAAAACTCTTATCCGACTGATATCTTTCAACTAACTCCGGATATGAATCAGATAAAGATTCGAAAGCAGCATCAAACTCTGAAGCAACACTAATACCTCCTACTGTATTTTTTATAACCTCGTAAACTTCAGCCGGATTATATGATGCTCTCTTTCCTAATTTATTGAAGACACCATTTTTATACACAACAGGACCGTATGGTTTTTCTACGGTTGTGAAGTAAGACTCTTTCCCGAGATCGTGTTCGTTATTGGAATAATCTAATAATAACCTCATAAAAGAGCTGACCTCATTAAGTACAGAAGGATTATCTAATATCCTACTTATCTCTGTCTCATTGTACAAGCCGGATCTCCTTAGATTTTCTTCATTTAGGATAAGATTACCATCCACATAAAAAGAGCTTCTAACTCTATTAATAAGAGATCGTATGCTATATATGGAATTGGATATCATAACATCTCTTACATCCTTAACATCCTGAGCCGTTAAAGGATCAGCAAAATAAGTCTGACGCTTCATATACGACAGCACATCTTCTAAAAGAGGTTCGCCATTGGAATCGGTGTTAAACATCTCCCCTGGAGCCGGGTTATTCCAATGACCGTAATACGACAAAAAACCAGGAGTGTAAGCCTTAGCCCATACCTGAAGGGCCCGCTCGCTGTTTCCTAATACTTTTAAAGCACTTTCGTAAAGAACGGAAGGCTCCCCGTTAGGAGCCTTAACCCGTTTTATTTCATTTTCCTTTTTTTCTATCTGACATTTGACACCCATTGTAATTAACTTTTTTGCAAAGTTAATTATAAAACCGACTTATACAATGACGGATCCCAAACTCCTTCTATATAAATCTCTGGAAAACTTAAACCGCCATCACGAAGAGTGGTAACTTCCAAACTGGGAATGTTAAAAACAGTGCTGACATTACCAAACTCACCATTCAATTTAATAGCATTTCCGCTATTATCAGCTTCATAATAACAATAACAATAATTTTCATTAATACTTGGATCATATTCGTACCAATATGTTAAATCTTGTATATGGTCTTCTATATTACCAATTTTGTTTTCACCTAATATAAAAATACCATTATTGCTATGATTATAAACCATAGATTCATAACCACCATAATTCCAGTCACTATTAAACATTATGTAACTAACATCGGAATCATGATCTTTTAATACAGGCCCTATATGTATATGAATTTTATTAAACTGACATACATAAGGTCTTTTTCCTCCAAGCCTTTTTATATCTTCATTGGATAACTTATTATAACATCCTTCCACGAAATTATCCGCAGCATTAAAAAATCTCCTTCTCATACTCAACACTCCTTATTTAACTCATTTATCGAATCCGAATTATCAGAACCTTCTACAAGATTCTTATTCCTATCTATCTCTTCCTGGCTCATATTACTAATCATATTTTGTATTTTTCTACCAGATTGAGATAAAGAGCGGATGAATGCACTGGAACTTATCTTAACTCCAAGATCCGGTTTTGCCCTAAACGCTTCACCGGTACTGATATTATACAAATCATACACACCTGAGTTCATATAGAATTTATATATCCAGTTTCCACCAGCTTTTTTGTACCCTAATTTGGTTAACTCGACTACACTCATACCAAATTTAATGCCATTACAACCCATTATCTTCTCCGGTATGGGTTCTACCTTAGCCGGAACAGATATATATGCTTCATCACCGCCGTACAGGAAATAAGGGGTTGTCACCCTTGATATGTGAGTAAGCGGTTCTTCGGATATACGAGGCTCGTCTTTCGCAGCCTTAGATTCTTTCCTTGGATTGGATATTCTAATAAAAGGATCGTATGTCAAAAAGGTTAAGCCGTATTCTACTTTATAACCTGACACGCCGTCAAGATCCCTTATAGCCTTAATCGTATGTGAGTGGTTGATGGTGTCTATCCCGTACCTTGATTCCATATCGGTCATAATACTATTAACCTCATCTCCCTCTACATAAACCTCTTCTCCTTCCGGGATAGAGGTTATGCCGGCAGCCCTTCTAAGTAGCCATAAAGTAACTTCAGCAATGTCAGAGAACTTATCTCCGTTCTTCCTATAGTTATCTACTCTTCCTTCTTCAGATCCAGGTAATTCGACATTTCTTTCAACTTCAACATTTGTTCTGGATTGTCCTTTGCCTTCTCCATCTCCCTTTTTATCGCCATCTTCCTCAGTGCGTACTGCACCGCCTTCTGCACTTCCTTCTTTTCCATCATTTAAAATATTATCTGATTCTGACTCTATAGACTCCACGACAGCGTCATACTCTGGTATGCCGCTAAGGAAATCTGCTACGTTATTCAAAAACTCTATTTTTTCCTCGTTTGTCATATCAAGGCTTTCCACGGGCTCCCATATGGCAGGCAAGTTGTTTGATTTTATTGCAGTAGAAACATCTTCTACAGTTTTATTATCCACCGTAGGCAAAACTTTAGAAACCAAACTATTGATATCAGATTCCATTTTTTCTACTTCCTCTTTTGTGCCATATTCTTTTAGGGTATCCATGCCATTGACTCTAAGAGAATAATTCAAAGCCTTGCTTGGAACAAAATTAATATATTTCAAAAAGTTTTTCAACTCTGATATAATTTGTTCGTCAGATCTTGGCCCAACATAATCAACCACCACCTGATCTGTTTGAGAACGAAGCCAAGAAACGTATTCTTCTAAGATCTTACCACCTTTACTGGAAGGAGTGGATATTTTATCACCTACTGTTCCTTTAGGTTCTAATCCCATTTCTTCCTTAAGGCTTTTAGGATTACCTCTCTCACGAAGAAACCTCAAATCACCTCCTACAATCTTCCTTGCTATAAAATCAAAAATATTAGCATAAGACGGCAATCCTTCTTTTTCTATATGAGATTCTATTTCGTTTAACATAAGAGAGAAGTTTTTCCTGGAGGTACGCTTCTTGCCAGGTAAAGACTGCGTAGCTTGTGCCGCAGGAGCCGGCTGAGCTAATGGCGCCGGCTGAGTCTCCCGGGCAGCCCCTTCCTCTGGCATTTCCTCTTCATAAACTTCCACATCTTCTACCTTAGAAGTAACGGTCTTACCCTCATCAGAGAAAGGAAGATCATCCTCTGTAAGCGATTTAGGTCTGGAAGATGATTTGCCAAACTGAATCCTGATCTTAGGAGCGACAAACATCTCACCCTCGAAATCTATTCCAGATTCTACTTCAGACGTCACAATGTCTTTCACATTCCTGCTTTCATCTTCTACCCACTTAACAACATCAGGAACCGTAGATAATTTTTCTATAGCCTCACGAGCTTTTCTAAGCCCTGAAATAGGATTCAAATACGATACTTGATACGAAGCCGGATCAAGACCTAACTTGGTTAGATACGCATTAAGATCTTGTATGTCATCTTGACCCATCTGTAGCAATTCAGAATCACCAGATTCAAGCAGCATATCTATAAAAGACATCCATTTCTGCCCTTCCTCTGATTCTACAGAACGTAGGCTAACTGGGAAAAGATAATTAAGACCGTTTTTACCTTTGATGACGACTACCGGAACTCTTACATTTTTGTAATTATTCCCCTTGTCATTTAATATAGAATAAGCAAATGGGAAGCCTGTGTATTTAGATCCGTTCTTAAGCACGACTTTGCCATTTAATACATATCCAACATCAGATACTTTTTCAACACCTTTTTCGGTAATAGGGAGATTTTCTATCTGGCCATATCCTTGACCGTTCACCTTCATGTTAAACACCGGTCTTCCGGGAAGGGTCTGGGCAACAACATGCGTGCCGACGCCGATGGTAGCCGACCGGCCGGCGTCCTTCTTCCACTTGTTAAAAGCCGTTCTTCTTATTTTACTTATACCATCTATGCCTCCTGTATCAGCTTTTACAACAGAAACGAATCTGTTCCCACTCATGACCTTGATAACCATATTGGACACCAGTTTATTCTCAGCAGATTCTATTCTTTTTTTATCGCCGGACTGAACAGCATCATTGTATTCGGCAAAAAGAGACTGATTATAAGTATCATTTACATCTATTTCGAGATTAACCTTATCTCCTTTTTTCAAAGAAGATAATGCTTCCTGATCTATTTTATCTACCTCATTCTCTCCGAATCCGACACCCGTTCTGTACGGAACCAATTCATCTGAATCAAGACGCTTATAAACCAAAGAATAGGAATTACCCACGTCCTGAATAGACACGTCTGTGTAACGGTTAAGAACACGAGCCGATTCTTTGTCTATAGACCATCTCGCATGATAAGGCAGTTCAATTATAGTAGCCGTTTCTCCACCTATGTTAAGAGAATACCTTTTAGTACCATTAGCGTTCGTTTCAGAGCTTATTTGAATAGGAACCAATGATTTTATAGAAGATATAAATTTATCGGCTCTAAGACCGGCAATTTCATACCTTTCATTGCCGTCGTTGGAGATTCTTCTTACCATCAACGTCTCTGGATTCTGGGCGCTATCTATATTGGCTCCCGGCGTATTATCGGATTCGTCTAACTCATTTACAAGAGAATCTATATTAGCATCATCCTCCCCAAAATTACTTAACGTAGATTCGGAAATACGACCTTTATCAATAATCCTGTTTTGTTCGATATAAGGAAGGAGATCTGTGATGTTTCCAACTTGGCCAAGATCTTCTATAGTAAATACCGAATCAGCAAGCTTATCTTCGTCAACTTCCTCCCCTTTATCTCGTCTGTTCATTATATCAACATACGAAGAAATAGCATCATCAAGCTCCTTCCTTTGATCTGGTTCCAAATTAGATTTAGCCATATCAATAATAGCTTTATTATCCTCATACACAGGTCTCGGACTTGTAAGCCTGTCAGCCTTTTCAGATAATGATTTTATGAGATTAACGGGACTGTCACCTAAAGACGATACATAATCATCAAAATCTTGTTTGTATTTATCATACACATCTTTTTCCCTCGCAGTAAGAAGATCGGCATTCCCTGTATATAGTTTATCAATTATAGACTGCCTTACAACCGGAACCATAATAGGATTATCCATAGCAGCCTCATAATCTTCATCCGATACAGACTCCGTAAGCGGTGACTCTTTTATATCGTCTTCTGCTTCCTTCATCCTATCTTCCCTTACTTTATCAAGAGCATGCATAAAAGCCTTGATAGTCCAAGCTTCGTCTTCCGAAATCTTACCTTCTGACACAGCTTGATCTACTACCTCATCAGTGTCATATTCACCAACTTTATTAGGCTCTGCAAAATCAGGAACCTTGTCATCCCCTTTATAAGGAGTAGACCAGAGAGAAGACAGCGCTTTTGAAAATCCCCTGTTTTCGTCAGCTAAGAATCTTTTATCAAGCATCTTAGACAAGAAGTTATTCATATTCCTATAGTCCATCAAACTCCTACGGTATTCATTTACCAAGGATCTCATGGCTTTGTCTTTGGCTGTAAACTTCTTTTCCTGTCTTGATTTTACATTAAAATAATCATCAAAAGCCACAAGCGTATCATAGGCTTCTATTACATCTTGTGAACTTATGGGAGAAAGAGGCGATGATAAAACAGATTCGGTTTTACTTACCAACTCTTCTATCGAAAACTCTTTTCCTATTAACGTTGATAACTCAGACAACGAATTGTTATAATTGGTTCTAAGACTTTCCAATTCTTTGGTTTTTCGTTGTATGGATTCAGCTTGTGGATCTTTTCCATCTACGTTACGAGGGCGGGTAGCAAGATCTTCTATTTCGGATTCAAGTTCTTCTATCCTTGACCGTATGCCACGGATAGCCATCGCCCGCTCCCTTGCCCTGTCTGACAGCCGGGAGAACGTACTTAGTGCATATGCCACGCGAGGCTGACCCGAAAGCGTTTCTATGACAGAAGCTATGTCTTTCATTCTTGATTCCGATTGAAGGCCAAGGAAGGCATTACGAGCTACGTATTTTCTAAATTCGATCTTAGAGTCATCACCTATAAGATCTTCGGCAAAACCTTGAGCAGATCTGAAATCAGAAAGACGATTATTATAATTATCAATAATAGAATCCTTGTATTTCTTTGCCTCTTCCAAAGACATTCCATTGGCTTCGGCTATTTCTGAAATAGGCATCATATCAATCATCTGCCGGAAATTTTCAGCCGAATCCTCTAAGGTTCCCATTTGGTTGTCAATAGACATCTTTTCAAACATAGCATCATCAAGCTCCTTGCCAGTCATAGACTGAGCATCGGAACGAACTTGAGGCCCTAAACTCATTGACTTTTTCAACGTATTCAAAGCCGCCGTGTTAAGATTAGAAGATGCTTTGTTATATTCATTCACTTGCCTTTCCAGCAAGATCTGACTATTGCTATACTCTTTCACCCCAAAGAAACCTTCCCTCATACCGAACAAAGAACCGATAATAGCACCGATTCCTATTTCAGTCCATCCTTCTTTAGACGTATATTGCTTTTTAAATCCTTCAGAAATAGCATCAAGAACATCAACGGCTCCGTTCATGGCGACATTATCATATCTTGACTTAACATATTCCTCAGCCGTATTCTGAACAGCACCTTGAGATCCTTCTTCCCATAAGCCTTCAGATACCGGTCTTTTCATGATATTGAAAACATTGCCTGCTATCTTCTGTCCTATATTGGGATTGGTTATTTTAATAGCCATCTCTCCCGGCTTCGCAACTTCCGTCCCTAATCCAAATAAATGCTTGTTGAGCTTCTTTTCCAAACCAGGTATAGCCTTGCCTCCTAACCCTATATACTTACCAAAAAGAAGCCAGTTGGATAATCCTACTATACCCATATTGGCGGCAAATATAGCACTACCTACATCAGCATTAGAATTACGAAAAACAGCCATTTCCTCTGCATTGGGATCACGACCATAAATCTTACGATAATAATCCTTGAAATCAGACTCGGATTGCTTCATAAAAGAATTTGCTTCAACCGATGACTCGAATCCGGCACTGGTAGCCAGCAACGTCATGGTCTTAGCCGCCTCCCCTACATTTCTTCCGGTGGCAACTCCTTTTCTTACATAGTCGTTAAACACGCTTTTAAGGTTTCCTATGCCCCTATTGGCAGCTTGCCTTGCTGCCAACTTAGCTCCGATTCTTCCACCTAATTTAGCACCTATATTACCCAATGATCCAACTCCAAGTCCTCCGGTCATGTACGCTGATATCATGGCTCCTACGGTAAAAGACATACCGTTACCAAGGGCATCATTCCATAAGAAATTACCAGTATCCTTAAAAAGCTTCTGACCGAAATTATAATCTTCTACCTCTTTCTTGTAATAATGAGGAAGAAGCATATCTATTTGCTGGTCAAGATCACCTACAAACTTATCCATGTTAGTGTTTAACGCAGCTTTATAACTTCCCTCAGATGCCATATTGATAAGTTTGTCAGGCAATGACACAACTCCTTGTGCACCGTACAATGCAGACTTTAAAGCGAATTTGCCTACACCATTCCAAAACTTACTCCATCCGCTCTGTCTCCTGGCATAATAATCCTCATTATTTATACCCGGAATATAGTTGGGATATTTTGTACGCCATACCCCATCATTACCCATCTGATGACTTTCACGGATACTTACCTTCGGTCCATAGGGATTAAGAGGCGGCGGGGCAGGTGTAGCCCCCCTGTAGCTGTTACGAGCCAGTGCCTCCGAGTAGCTGTTGCTTATCTCCTTGGCTATATACGGCTCTTCGTATTCGGCAGCAGCTATCCTTGATGCGTAATCCGGAAATTTAGGTTGGGCATACACACCTTCACCAGGCATATAATTAGGAACCAGAGGCGTTGTCGTCTCTGGTAATGTAGCCGGAGTGTAATTCTCTTCTTCGGCTAATTTCCTTTGCCTTGCCACATCTTCGTAAGTGGTTTTAGCAGCAGGATTATATCTATCTATATTATTGTCAGCCATAAATTTTCTGCAAAAAATCGTTCAACTTACTAAACTTGTCATTCATATTGGGCGTGATATTTATTCCTCTCATATACGGATCCCTCATCTGATCAAGACGTTCTTGAACAGCCTCCTTCACGTATTTTACAAAGAAATACTGAGGACACTTCTGGTGAATGCTATTCCAGTAATCCGCATACTCATCATTACCTGGATCCAAAGGAACAAAATCCGAGAACAACAATGCAGGATTTTTAGAATTTTTAGTCCTTTTGTCATAGAAATTGACCGCTACCTCTCTTGAACCCCTATCGTCCATTCCCTCCAACTGAACTGATATATTATCAGACATGTCAATAAAATTATCAACAAGGGTTTTAACAACATTCATTTCTTCTGGCTTAAGGTAAGAACCATGAACCTTTACTATATCATAAAGATCATTCTTAACATCAGCCTTAGAAGCCAAACGGGGAAGACCATTACGTATAAGATACTTATCATAAGAATAACCTTCCTTCTTTCCGGTATCTACAAAATCACAGGTTCCAAAACTTGATTTGTAACCATCCACCGGATAATTACGCTCCTCGACCGAAGGATCTATACCCGCCTTAAGAAGCTCGTCATTCGTAATCTCAACCCTTTCTGTAACATAAGAATTTTTACCGGAACCTACTTGAGCAGTCAAGAATCTTCTAACAGTGCCATTATCTATCTCGGCATCCATATTAATGGCATTAATAGCAGTAGGATCCAGATTATTTACCTTTCCTGCCATGTAACCAGACAATCTTCTAAACTGAGCCTTCTGCAAAGACTTTTCCGGTGAATCGGCATTCCAATTGTATCTTTTGTAAGAATCAAGGTAATGATACTGAGATAACTTATCAGAAATCTGATCAGGAGATACAGACATTTTTATCTCATCCTGCATCTGACCTGCTATCATATCAGACACTCTACTGTTTTTCTCAGCATATCTTAGCTGGGTGATAGTTAATGGTTCACCTTCCTGATAATCTTTTAAATCTATATCACCATCCTTATCTATGGTCATATAATCAGATATATTAAAATCAGGATCGCCGTTGAGTTTCTTCATTCCATTAATAAGAGCTAATGTACCAGTAGAGGAACCATTATTCTCGCTTGTAATAGCATCAGATATGTTTTTCCCCAACTTGCCGGCACTCACCTTAGCCCCTAATGACGGAGATATAGCACTAAGAATATCTATTCCTCTTGAAGGGTCCATCATGTATTCTCTGAACCCTACGGCATCAGATACACCAGTTGTTATGGCTGTGGCGAGCAGGAAGGCTCCAGCCTTATCATCTGTATCGGTAAGATTTATAAAAGAATTTCCTTTCATAAACTTAGCATTACGAACTTTACTGATAATATCCTTATTTTTTTTAGTAACTATATTATCTATTTGATAATCAGTTATGTTATTTATAGCCTTTGTAGCTCCATTTGCCTTAGAATCAGAAAGAAGTAAAGCATCATAAGCTTCAGACAATCTGTTATTTCCTTGTCCAAAATATCCGTTTTTCTGACCTCCATTATTTTTTAAATAAGAATATATCCGTTCTTCAGGAGTCATATTAGCATACAATCCTGGGTCAGTTTTTTCTTCTTCGTATGATGCTGCAACGATATTACTTCTGTCTGTAGGAGATAATGAATTATATAATTTCAATAAATTTGCTCTACGCTCTGTGGAAGAAGATGTGAGTTGTTCATAAGGGATATTAGCCAAATTAACAGATCCTATCTTACCCGTTCCAGAATTGATAGCCGTAGGCCCGTCCATAGGAGCCATCGGCACTCCTACACCGCCTGCTCCTCTTGTGCCTCCGGATGAGCTTTCAGTGCCCATCTTGGAACCGTAAGTACGCATGTATTCGGTTTCAATCTTAGCCTGTGCAAGTTGCTCTTCTGCCAACGATATTTCAACCATAGACTTAGCATTATCAGTCAAAAACTTTTGCTGAGCCCTATCCTCTGCCAACCTTGCAAAATAAAGATCATCTTTCTTCCTTTCAAAACTTGTATTGTCGTATCTCCATGCATCAGTCATCTTATCGAAAAGATTATTGGTAACAACAAAATTAGCAGCCGCTACCGGATCTGATGAAGCTATTATCATATCTGCCTCCCTCTTGGCTTCTGCTTTCTGATTTTTAGCTTCCTGTATCTGACTGTCAATACGATCAATAATATCCTTATTATCCCCTACTGATTTCTTTTTTGCTTCCAATGCTCCTATGTGCCTATCGTATCTTTCGACATAAGACCCAATGTATTGACTAACCAAATCTGGATTACTGAACACCGGATTGGTAGCTGCCATGTATGATGCTTCTATTCTCATCTGATTCCTCATGTTTTCAGATAAGTTAGCAGACACAAAATTCCTTATCTGGGAATCAGTAAGCTCATCTACGTTGACTTCTATGATTCCACCAGTAGGATTACCTTTAACATCATATTCTGTTGTCTGAATCTTCTTGCCTTCGTTGTTTTTCCTAAAATCACTGACCAGCTTATTTATCTCCTTAGTATAATCGACATAAGGAGAATAATGAAGACCTCCCAACCTTGATCCTGCTTTACCATCTGACCTCCATTTGTAATAAGGGTCCAAAGCATGCCATTCATTAATAGGAGAATAAAGTTCAGGATGATTCTGTTTTATAGATTCTATTTCCTTCATAACCCTCTTGCCTTCTTTTGTGCCGGCAATCGCGTTAATGACCGTATCATCCAACACTGAACTGATCTCTCCTTGTATGGCTCTCGTAACACCATCAGAAGAAAGATCCACGCCTTTGAATTTTTGATTGATGTTAGCAATCACACCTGACATCTTATCTTCCATATAAGCGCGGGCTTCAGGCTTATCTATCTCTTGACCCATAAGATAATCTACCTGGGTATAGATCTTTTCACGAGCAGCATCAACCTTCTGCTGTTTGTACATCATGACGTCCTTAACAAGATCTATGTTGTAAGGACTAACATACGGGGCATATTGCCTTAAAATACTATACTGTGAAGCCACTATTTGGTCCTCCTTCTTCTTTTAGTTTCATCATCTTCTTCATTTAAACTTCTCAAGTAAGGTGTAGAATAATCACCCATATTCATCACATCCTGATTACCTTGAACGTAAATAATTTGGCCACTTGGAAGCATTCTCATATTCGGAGCTATGGAAGCTATGGTATTCAACGATGTACGAACATTGAACTTATTCTGTATTTCGCTGTTTATGCTATCATAATAACGAGCAAGATTTTCATCCCTTATAGCCATAGCCTTCAATAACCCGGATTCATAACGTTGCCTTTCCGCTATGTTCTTATCGTCTGTCTGAACATAAGCCATTTCATTGAATCTATCAGCTTCGTTTATTTGCCTTGCGTTATTGAAATTTACTTCGTTAATGTACTTGGCTATATTGCTTCCGGCTATGGCGTTCATATTAGCCAGAATAGCGGAGCGCTGGGAGTCGGGCACGTCACCTACTGCGTCCAACTGAGCCGATGTCGCGCGGTTGAGCTCGTTGATATACTGATCAGCAGATTGAAGAACTGGGTCTATTCTCGGAGCCTGATGTCTTTCCAGACCTTCTATCTCCAAGCCTGTATCGAGCGTTCTCAGCATCTCCGGGAAGATAGGACCGAACGCCGCCGGTCTGCCCTGCCCTTTAGGTCCGTTGTCTTCAACCACCTCCTCTGTATCGGTGTCGGTTGCAGTCGTAGGCGTACTTGCTTTCGGTTTTACCTCTACCCTTCCAGGAGATCCAATCTTAGGCGGTGTAAGGCCTGGTGCTATGGGACCTGCCTCAATAGGCTTCATTTCTGGTTTAACAGACTCAAGAGCGAAGTCTATTTCCGGCATTAACCCACTATCTCTTAAAGCAACAAACTTATTATAATCGGAGCCCAGAATCTTCTTAGCGGCATCAGATTTATCACCAAATAAGTCAACATAATTCTTTATCCCTTTTTCGTTTAACAATCTTTTTTGCTCTGCCGAAACAACGTCCAACCCATAATAAGAACGAGTAGCTGTTGTCTGACCAAACTTATCATCTACGGCAAATGAATTATAAGCCTGATTCCCTCCGTAGCTTCCGGCGTCCTGGCCCCAGAATCCGTATTCATCTCTGAATTTCTTGGCTGCATCAGCATTCGTAATAGCGCCTACATCAGCTAACGCCCACAATGCATTTAATTGCCTGTTGTATCCTTTCTGGAAACCTTCTGTATCAAAATCACCATCCGTATTGTACTTGTTAGCCCATCGGTTTACGTCGAGCAAATTAGATACCGCCTTATCATTTACCCTGCCGTATCCTAAATTGCTTCTATGTTGGAGATTCTGATTGGCATTGACACTGGAATCAGGATTAAGAATCTGCTCACGACCACTAACATCAGATACAGTCATATTAAGAGTTCGTCCAAATAACTGATTGATAAGCTTATTGTAGCCGATAGCATTCTTTCTAAGTTCCTCCAGCTCCTTCTGAGTAGGTCCACCTTCAGCCATTTTTCTGGTTTGCTTAACATACTCGTCATATATCCAGTTCTTAGCATCTGATTCTGCAATATTAAAAGCCTTAGCTTGTTTCTTTACCTGATTCAGATCAACAACCCCGCCATCCCTGAAAAAAGCATCCATCTTCTCGTTACGCTTAGATTCTTCCTGTTTGCCATAAACGATTTCAGCGAAAGAACGAAATTGCGCTTCAAGCTCGTCTATCTCTTTCTGGTTTTCATTGACGTACTTGGAAAGAATAGAAGCATTAAGATTAGATGTGTTTTTGTCTTTTACATCTTCATTTTTCTCTAATCTCTTATATACACGCTCCTGATCTTCGTACTTATCAGACAAACCAATCTTCTTCTTATATCGATCAAGGAGTGTAGCATACGTATCTTTTGACGTTGCCTTAATACCATAATTTTCTCTAACGTAAGAGGCAAACTCATCATCTATCTTACGATAATCGGAAACAATATAAGCCTCTGGCAAATCAACCGGAGTGCCACCATTTTCATGTCTGTTTCCTTTGGCTTCCATAGGCCCTACGGAGTCAGGAGTCAGCACGTACTCGCCTTTCTCTATCTCTACATTCGCAGCATCTTCCATAGACTTGGGAAGAGGATAAATATATTCGCCGGTCATATCAGACGTATCTATCTTCTGACCGTTACCTAAATTCACGCCACCACCTTCACGTTCCCACTTGATGAATTGCTGACGACGCTCCTTGGCAAGTTTTTCCCTCGCTGCCTGCTCGTCTCTGCTGGCTGCATACGCAGCAGATGAAGCTCCCATGATATTACGGGTAAGACCTAATCCTAAACTAACACCAGACAAGGCAGCTTGAGCCACATTAGCACCGACCTTATTACCGGCTCTTATCCGACCAAGACTTGTACCGAACATTTGAGCTCTGCCGGTTAGATCGGGTGAATAATATGGGGTAGTCATAGGATCCAGAGGATTACCATCTTGGGAACGTTTTTCTTTAGAGGAATCAGAATCAACACCACCTAAATTCATTGCATTATCAACGACTGATTTCTCTACGTTTTTAACCATGCCCCTATTATCAGCGAGATATCCTGCATATCCTGCATCATGATTTTCAAAAAACGGATCGGATGTAGGCATACTACTAAATGGATTTATCTCCCCCTCCTCTGTTTCTAAAGTCACATCAGAAGGCATATATATATTCTGAATATCAGATTCACCCCATTTATTAACAGGCGTTCCATAATCAAGAATAGGCTGAGTAGAGGATACATTAATATCCTGTTTCTTATCCTGAACACTACCGCCAGGAGCGAATATCGGACGATTTTTTATGATTCGTAATTTCATACTATCTTTTTTCACAAAGATAAGAGAAACGAACGAGAAAATCCAACGTTATGGGATACGTTTAAAAATCAGGGACATATGACAGACAAACCGCCCGAATCAGGGTCGTACTTAAGACCGCATGCCAGGCGATAGTTCTTAAGCGCTCTCTTGTACAAAAACAGCACCGTCTTGGAAACTATTTTCTTCATAGATTTGGTTAAAACCTCTTCTGTTGAAACAGACATCAGACAGCTATTCAAGAACGACCTGACATTGAAACCGAACAAAGTCTTCACCATTTTTCTAAACGTTCTAAAAAGATATGATGCAGAAAGAGCCTTTAATCCATTGCGAACCAGTCTCTTATTCAAATACGAAACAGCCTTGTCAGATAAACATATCCTATTCTTTCCTTCGCTGTCTACCTCTGATGAAAACCAAGAATACAAGGTGGTAGGATGTTTCTTGAGATGGTTGATGAAAGAGGTTATTATACCTTCTTTTAAAGCCCTTTTGTGGGCTACGCATGCAGCAATCTTCTCTTCTCTTTTCAAAGAGCTGTCAAGGCACCTAAACACCGTCCTATCGTCTCCGATGAAATACTGAGGACGTTCTTCCTTAAACTTAGCCCGGTATGCAGCATATCCTTCCTTACGAAGCATGTCTATCTGAGACCGGATATAGAACCTTACACGCTTTTCTTCAGCCTCTTGCACGCTTTTAAGATAAGGAACTGACTTTCTCCCATATCGGAGATAATCATAAACCATAGCCTCAATAAAGTCATTGTACGGAAAGAATCTTCCAAAACCAAAGTTCCAAACTATGAAACATCGCACTCTATCTTTCCAGTAATCAGATATGAGAAAGTTGCTACAATATCTCAACTTCCTGTCTTTCTGATAGAAATGATGAGTATGTTTGTCATAAAATAGATTAAAATATCTCAAATTGCCTAAACACTGACCGGCTGGACGGCGTACTACATTGTACCCTAAGTTGCTGAAGCTATTGTATATAACTTCTATCGGAGAGACCTGCTCTTTCTTGAAGAGCTTGTCGTGTAACTTGTGAGGATTCATTATTTCAGTTATTTTTGTCTCCATATTGTTTTTGTTGTTTAGTGCAAATATATGATTTTACATAAAAAGAAGAAAATGCACTGCCTTGTATCCGGTTTGAGAGAAATAGGATACAAGGTTTTTTATTTTATGACGGTTTGGATAAGAGACGGGAAAATGACCCTGAACGTAACCGTCTGACCGTCAGGAGTGGGACAACAAATCTTGAATTAAAACTACGCCTATGAATAGTCTCCGTTTTCCTTAATATTAAGACCATTTTCAATGATCTTACTCATTATATTATTTATATTATTTTATATACTTTACCATTTATTCATATAATTGTTTACAGTGAATAAACTTAACGACCGAAGGGAGTTAAGTGAGTGAACGGATTGACAAATTACTTTTTCCGTCATTGTATTGTTCGCCTAATTGTGTTAAAAGATTGAGTATCGTGACCGAAGGGAACGATGCGAAAGAACTTATAATATTTAAAAACGACTGAACCTATCGACTGAAGGGAGATAGGTGATGGAGTGACGTTAATAGTTATATTAGGTAGCCAGTGGAGAATTAGGCAGGCTGGTAGGCGAGACGGGCGTCCATGCCCGTCAGGACAGTGGAGGTACGTAGGTCTGTTCTGTTAAACCAAGGCGATGATAGTTCCATCCTTCACGAAATCGCACAAAAAAGCCGGATTATCTTGATATCGTTCTTCAACCTTCGGTATCCGCATAACAAGTCTCAAATCCGGCTTCGCTTTATTAATATGAGAAATAAAATAATTGTTCTAATTATCAGTGACGCCTTTAATGCGAAGCTGAATATTGGGAAGCACGGCATTAATCAAAGCCATTTTCTTATCCTCTTCGCTTTCTTTTTCATGCTGTTTATACATCATGCTGTAATCACTGTCATCACCATCCTTTTTCCCGTCTAACGTCAGTAAATGATTTATGATGTCCTTACCATACGTTTCAGTCCATGTACGGAATCTCTCTTCCTCGGACTGTCTCTCCTGGGACGGGACTTCCGGGTTAGGAAGGGCGGCTACCACTTCTACCTCTGGAAGTGTTACCGATGCTGCTATTTCAGCATCATCTCCGAATCCCATTTGACCATACGAAGATACGGAATTTTCTTCAATTTCCAAACCAAGATTTTTAGCAACCTCCATAGCATAATTATAACGGTCATCGTTTCTTATAACACTCTTATGAGGACGTCCTGCTCCTTGGTTCCAAGCTACTACAGCATCTTTAAGGTTATCGGCGTTCATGAAGTCCTGCCGGCTGTAGTTGTAATACCCTGGTCCTTCTTTTCCTTTTCTTGTGTATAAGAAATTAGAATATCCGGTTTTCCCTTCGTATTCATCAGCTAAGAACTCAAGTTGGTCTTTGAATGTTGGTGTAGAATGACCTTTCTTTTTGGCGTGCTTGAATAGCTTATCCATGCGCTCATTATGCCATTGCTGTATGCCGTATGATGTTCTGTTGTCTCCGTATATGTCATCTTTAAGACCGGATTCAGCCATAAGATTACCTATGATGGCAAGCGCTTGTATCTTGGACATACCTCGCTTATTAGTAAAGTAATCATATGCTTCACGCTGTTTTCCAATCACGCCGCCTTCCTCCATCTTACTTACATCATCTACTATACCCAACGTTGATATAACAGGATTTGCAATATCAAGTATATCATCCACTTTGTTTCCATATCTTCCCATAAAAGACATATTCCTTACCACATTCGTTCCTCCTATTGCTTCTGCCGCTCCACCAAGTATGCCGGCATAATTAAAGGCATTATCACCTTCTGGATCTAAGGCAATCTGACTTCCATCAATACCTATATTGGACAATCCTGCTATGGTTTGTATCTTGCTACTTTCTGCTATTGTCTTAAGAATTGGCATTAAATCTAATCCCATTTTATTATACAACCTAAGCATTCCAGGTGTGGAAGAAGCAACATCTGCAAGAGTAAGCAAAGATTCTGCCATTAACTTATAAGGGTAAGCGTCCTCCTTGCTCTTGTTCTCCTTCCCCTTTTTAGCATCATCAATTCCCCCTTTTACCTTATCTATATCTATGGAATTTAAAAGATTATTTATGATAGCGCCTATTTCTTCCCCGTTTCCATCTTTGGATATTATCAAATTTCCTATTTCACTATTTGAAAATCCGGCTATTCTTCTAAATTCGTCCTCATCAATTTCACCTTTTTCAAGATCTGAATGAGCTTGTTCAAGTAATATCCTCCTCTTTTCTTGCCACTCCCCATTGTCATCTTGTCTTTTTACAATCTCATCTCTCTTGTTTGGATCAATCCACCAATGTTTAGTTTCTCCACCTTCTCCGTATTTCCTTACAAACCTTTTAGGTAAAGCCTTGTCATTATTTCGAAGCACACTACCTTTCTTAGGATCGTATTTGATACGTTCCCTTATTCTAAGAGGGACATCCCTTTCAGGTATGATGTCTTCCGCTATTTTCTTTCGACTAAAATCATAATCATCCTTAACATCCAACATACCAGCATCAGGATCCCATCTTACACTGAAATTCTTCAACGCACCTAATCCGGAAGCTTCGTTTACTTTTTCAAAATTGTCACCATATACTTCTTCTCTAAATGGACTTACACCTTCATTTACTAAAATCCATTTTCCTGGATTTTCAAATATATTTTTATTTAGTTTATCAAGGACCTTCTTATAATCTATTATTTTTCGTTTACTTTTTTTATCAGCATCCTTATATGCCTCGTCAAGCATGTTGTTCATATACTCTTTATCTAATAAAGATTGTATCAAAATAGCTTGTTCTTGAGGCAATCCTACATACTGAGCGTCATCATCATCGTCATCAAAACGATACTTGCTTGCCGGCAATCTACTTATATCTCCATCCGTGTAAGCTTTCCACATTTTTTCTTCAAAATCCGTGGCTGTATCTTCCCCCGATCGCTCTCTATTAGGATCCAACATACGTTTCATAGTAGGAATAAAATCGGCAATTAAACTAATAGGATCAGTGTCTAATATTGGATTAACGGATTCATACCACTTATCAGGATCAGCGTTATTGGATATACCAACTGATTTCATATTCGAATCAGATACCCTGACCTTATTTCCGTCATATCCTCTACCCACATAACCTGTATAATCATATTTAGCTTCCACATGGCGAGCGTCTTCGTATTTTGGACCATCAGTACCTTCTCCTACAGATTTGTCTTCTACTGGCTTGTTTTCAATCAGGACGTAGTTACTGTCGTCATCCACCGTCCAAGGCTGGTCTGTCGGCGTAGAGAACACCCGGCGCTCGAAGGCCCGGCGCTTCTTCTGGCCATCCATGTCGTCTTTCCATTCGTCATGATTTATTTCCTTAACCGCCTTATCAAAATCTCCTTCTTTAAGATATTTGAATAGCATAGGACTTTTCATATAAGTATCAGCACCGGCATTGTAATACAAGCTAAAAAGAGCATCACGCTGATTATTGTTTAGATTATCAAAGTTTGGAGTAAGTTTCCTAAACTCAGGAACGAACGTATTTACTACGCCTGCAAATTCTTTGTCTGCTTGCTCTTCCGTTATACCCTTCTTGTATTTTTTAAGAAGGTGAGGCAAGTTAAATCCGTATCCGACAGTAATATTTCCTTCACCATCGTCATACGGTTTTGACCTAAATTTTTCCCACGACTTCAAATATTTAAGAATATTTTCTGAAGGTTTCCAATCTGACTTACTCTTCTTTGCCATCTTTTTCTTCCTCTAAGAATCCAAACATTTCATCTGCGCAATTACCAACAAATCCGGCTATGTAAGCTGCGTGTTCATCTTCTCCCACCTTAAAGCCAAGAGACATATTACAATGTTGGCATACCGACATAGCTGCATGAAATGATTCATGACATATGTTTTGTATAGTCATATCATTCTCACTTTGAAAATTCCATAATAACTTAAAAGCTCTATCATCCCCCTTATCACGAACAAGATTCATAAAAGAGACTTCTGAATCTAAATCGCCTTCATCTCCCCATTCTCCTTCATGATCCAATTCTGCATTCTCAAAACGATCACACAATGTTTTGTAATCTAACCCTATGGTGATAATCAACTTTAGTGGATATATCACAAAATCAAATTCTTTTTCTTTCATTCTTTTTTTCAACAAATGTAAACAAAATAGCCGAAGAATGCCACCATTCATTCTCCGGCTTGTTATGATAAATCTCTTCTTATGAAAACAGTACGAATGTAAGATTTAAATCTTAATCTTCTTAATTTCATCAATCATATTCTTATATCCGCAGAACTTGCTGTTAATAACATCGAAGATAGATTCTGACCAGCCAGCTATGTTCAAGATATTAGATCCTCTGTAAAACATCTCACTTCCATATCCTTGAATAGAAATAGAAACGATTTTGCAATTTGGATTCACTTTCTTGAACCCTTTCAAAAGTTCGGCGAATTTGCCATATCCATAACTGGAACTTTTCTCCCATACAACAGATTCACCGTCTCCTATCTGCATATCTGAAATAACGTACAAGTTATCTACTTTGATCTTATCTTTAACGCACTTATCCAAGAATGCAAAAAGACCGTTTTCAGTGGCACCACCGCATTCTCCTCCGGCAGTAAAAGATTTTTTTGTTATTCCATAAAACACCTTTACTTCTATCATATTCGTAATTGATAAGTTTGTCACCAAACATACCAATAAATACGTCAGGAAGCACAGAAGCAATCATACAGCCAAACAAGTTGCCAATGACAGCCGTACTTGTTTTGCTAAAGGCAGACACCTCAGAAGATCCTCCCATATCTCCACGTACAGAGCCAGAGTGGTCAATCAGGATAGCCGACCGCCCCTCCAATACCGGCAGGTTCTTGCAGGAGATGGTTATGGCTTTCTCCAACGCATCTAAAATCTTATATTTGTTACGCGCTGTTAATTTAGCACGTTTTTTATCCGACTCAAATACAATATCATTATCGGAACCAGATCCGTTCGAGCCTTTCCCCGAAGTTCCACCTCCTCCAAATAGGCCAATAGGAATAAGTACATTGTTATATTTATATCCTGTACCACCTTGATAAGATTGACTATTTCCACCTTTATAACCGCCCATACCATCTGCATTACTTACACTGTTTCCACCGGTCATTCCTGACGATGAATTTCCATTACCCGACATAGATGCGCCTGAACCACCAGCATAACCGTAAGAACCATTCCAATAACCAGGAGAGCCTCCACCATTATTACAAATCGCGATATCGGAAGATGGGTTTTCTACCAACTTTGATAGAATGGTATATATACTGTCTGGTATTTTAGAGCCATTACCAAGCCCTCCTGCTCCCTCACTATTACCTCTTTGCCCTCCAGCACAGATTATCGTATCCCCGTTTATTTCAAGAGTTGTACTATCCCCCATCAGTTTGTGCATTTACAGGCTTTGCAATTTTACAAGTCAAAGTTTTCGGTAGCAAAGAGATTTTTATATTACGAGCAAATGCTATTGTTCCAGAAGCTCCACCGCCACCACTGTTTGTGCCACCTCCGCCGCCACCTCCAACTACAAGTAAATCAAAATAACGATATCCTTTTTCTATCGTATAATTCTGATCTACCCCTAGATTACCCATTAATTTCACCAATTTTGGTTGTTGTTTATATGCCTCAAACCTTCTTCTCATGTCATCTATTCTTAATCTTATCTTCGGAAATCAACCACTGGAATATAATTTTCCGGCTGCTAATTACTTTCTTTATCCTCATCAGCATCCAACTTCCTCTTAACCTATCCAGCCATGACCGTCTGAAATTAAGAGAATCAGGATTAACTGACTTATTTATATCGTTATCGTCCTTGATCCAAATAGGGGTCTCTGACCGGTCATCGTCAACCCTGTTGAAGAAGTCATTTAACTTATGTCTTCTATATACCTCAGTATCCAGGACCTCAGTATAGTCGCCTACAATCTTCGGATACGATATACGTTGCGCTAAATTATTCTTTTCTTCTGGAACAAGATGAATTTCACCTGAGTTGTTTGTGTCGTTGTAGATAGTTATCGTATCTAAACCTATTTTCCTATCAAGAGTGTAATTCACATCATCGACGTATTTCCTTGCATCAAGCTCGTATTCTACAGAAGCCAACGTAGAGCCATTATATTTCTCTTTTATCGGCACTTCTAATATAAATGGATATGTTGCTCCGTAGAATGTCTGGAAGCTCTTATTCGTCAGCAAATGGCTCCATAAACCACCTTCTTTGTCTGATGCCGGGAAGTTTATTCCTGTCTGGAAATATTGTTGCTGTTCTATATAATAGTCAGGACAGAACGAATAATAAGAAATCCATTCTTGCTTCAGACACGAATATCCGATAGTGAACGACACGTCTTTAAAATACTGTTCGTCTTTTAAAGATATTTCCTTATCGTTTGACAGTACCTCTGTTTCATTGTACAAGAACCTTCCACCATCATATTTATAATATGCCGGGTTCTTAACAGGTATATAATCTTTTTTCGTGATAAGTACCCTCTTATACCGATTATCCCATCCAAGAGACAGACCAAGACCGATAAATTTATTGTCTGTATCTTCTTCTGTCATTTCTGTACCGGTTAAGATATTAGTTATTCCGTATCTAAGAATCTTAAACGGAAGATGACGCTTAAGCCAATGTCTGATACCTACACTAAGTTCCTTGAGATTACGTCCGTTCGGGTCGGTCATAAACACCTGTGCTCTTTTAGTATCTACCCAGAAATGACCAAATTCTGAACTAATTATTTCAGTGCTCTGGGTTCCAGAATAACCGAGGTCGGTCGTGTTGTACTCCAGAGGCCGGGACGCGAACAGACCGCCGGTGCCCATCTCGGCCTGCCCTGGGGAGGTACGCTCCTTGATTACGTCTATGGCGTTATGGAGTGAAACCTGATCCTCGAATCTGACAAGAATCTGATCGGATTCAATACGCTTCATGTGAATAAGCTTCCCGTTGCTGGTTGGGAACTCATGATAGTCCATAGGCTTGTACGTCAGCCATGGATCTGTTTGGCTGTTTTCAGATACATCAGCCCTACTCCATATAACACCATTAGGACGTTGGTAAGCACAGTCATAAAAACGTCGTTCGTACGTTGCCGGCAATACATTTGGTGTTAGTGTCATCCTCGACGAATAGATAGGACTTATCTTGTAATCATTATCCCTATGGATAGATACGTTCTTTTCTTGTGTCCACCAAACAAAATCTCCTACTTTTGGATAGAATAGTTCATGAGGCTGAGGGCCCTCTAATCTGAAATTACAATTTATTTCAGACTCTACAAGGAACTGAGGAATGCCATAGAACCATGTATAAAATCTTCCATTAACGTACCTGCCGGATGTGTCACCATTTAATTCGTATAAGCTCTTCCTGTTTGGATAAAAAGCGTATCTTCCTTTATTAGATGATGTCCAGCTATTGAAACGTTCGTTATCTATTGTCTCAAGAGCGTCTTCTCCAGTATCATAATTAACAAAATATCTTGGATACCCTACATTTCTGTAATCCATGTATGGGAATGGTATCATGTCTCCAATACCAAAAGCGCTATTATAAAAAACAGGGAATTTTCTTTTTAATGAAAATCTGGTTATCACCGTATCGCCACCGAATATCAGTTTCTTTTCATTAGTGAAAAATCCACATCCACCTATGGAAATCCATTTTATATCTTCTATCTGTCCATATTGATCCGGCCTATATCGCATAAGTCTCATATACGGAGAACAGATGTACGATACTGTTTTGGATTGCTCGAATGTTCTTCCTGCTACAACATCACTTCCAGCAATAACCGAATCATCTATGCGGCTACTGTCGTAATTGTAAACATAGTTCGGATATTCCAATAAATATTTCGATTTACCATCTCCTTTTTCACCTGGATCACCAAATGATAAAAATAACGAAGATTCACGATCTATATTATTAACGAATAAGAAACGTCCCTCATTATCATTTCTACCGGTTCCCCATTTAGAAGACATACTGGCATCCATCATCGGATATACGCCAGACTTAATGTACTTAACAGAAGATAAACCACGGGCAAAATTTCGTTCATACTTATCCTGATCTGTTATGCCTATCATTGAATTATATAATCCCACAGAAGTATAATACCATGCATGATTACGTCTTGGTCCATTGTTTATAAACGTATTAAGCCAATCATAACGGTACTTACCGTACAATATCGGGCCTTTAGCAAGAGTCTGACTGATGGTTGACACCATTGAAGAAAACAGCATGGCCACGCTTAAATTAGTCAGGAATCCTCCTCCGGTAAGACCGGCCGACCCTCCTATGTATCCAGACTGCGCCCTTATCTGAAGCTCTTCTGCTATCATAGCTGCTATTGTAGCACTTGATTCAACTGCGGCAAGCGACGCAGCCATCGTGTATGCGGCAGGACCTAAGATAGTCCATTTTGGATGATCTTCTACAGGTACGAAACTGCCCACAGACATTCCTCTTTGAAACCCGTCTATACATACTTCATTTGGAAGTTCTGGCTTGTTGAAATAAATATCAGGTGAACAGAATGAATACCACACGTTTCCTCCTTTGTCGAAAGGATGGGATATAAACTCGTCTCTTTTGCCAGACGTATAATTATATTGATCTTGTGACAGGTCATTATATGGGTAATTAGGATAGATATTCACATTACCATCGTCTCCTATGTATCTAAGCATATCATAGGCTAATCCTGAAGCCACAACCGACCTATTTAGTCTCCTATCTCCACGATACAGTTCATATCCTACAATCGTATTTCTTTGTTGTTGCGTAATCAAACCAGAATCCACTGCAAAATCCAAAAACACTTGTATGGTGTTCTCATCTACCATAATACCTACCGGATATATTTCAGAAGCTATGTCATATCCACGTTCATCACTGTTCATAAAAGGTATATGCTTATTATCCGGGAACCGGTAATGACGTATAGGTTGTTGGCAAAATACGGTAGAAGTATCTACTCCTCCATAAGAATGGCCCTTGAAATAAGATAATCCATCTTTGTCTGACAAAGGAGCACCATAATATTCTGTTAACTTATTCATAATATTAGAATAAGCTTCTGATTTTTTTGGATCACCATAAGATCTGCCTGTGTCTATTTTCATCCTGCTACTATCATAAAGTTCAAAATTAGCAGGATATTTCTCAGATGATTCCCAATATGCAAAATCCCCGTATTTATAAGGACGAGGCTTGCAATTGATGGGCCTATCTCCACATGTCTGACATTTTGATGCAAATAAGACAGTTGATCTAAGTGTTATAGAATCCACAGACAAATCAATCTTATTTACCTCCTTTTCTCTTATACCAAAAATATACGGATATATAGTTTTACCTGTAGCAAAAGCGACTCCAAGAATAGCACGGGAAGGCTTCTTTCCTTCTTCTTCCTCTTCTTCTGGGGTATCATAATTTTTATAAGAACAAAATTGAATTTGTCTAAACGTCATTATCCAAGGAACTGCTACAATAGGAGATTCTATTGTAACATAAAAATAATTTTGACCTATAGAATCAAAAAACTCTTCATTTATTTCTCCGAAAGCCGGTCTTGCTATGTTGACAATAACGGAATGAGATGATTCATACTCAGGTCTATCAAATTCAACTGGTACTATTCCAAGAGGGGACCATGTTTCAACATCCTTCCAAAAAGAAACACGAACGTAATTGGTAGACACAGCATCCATCATGCCATCTACCTTTCCAAGAGCTTCAAGATAAAGAACTTTGTTCTCGTCTTTATAACCTTCTATGTCCCACTCTTCTGGTCTATTGATTCTAATAAATCTTGCATTTGTCATTACATTTCTGACAAACTTCCATACCACAAATTCAGATGCGAATCCAATATTAAGCTTATCCCCTGTAGGATTATTAAATGTAGCATTGTTTACATACCCTTCAAATTTCCAATCAGTTTCATCTATACCGGTATCCGAATTTTTATATATCATATCTTGCAACTTCTCAGAAGCTTCAGGCCAAAATTGCTCAATACAATACCTGGGTCCGTTCTTTGATCTATACTGATTATTTATGACTGTACTGGTAGATCTACCGGCTCGCCAATCTCCTACATCATTTATCTTTTGGCTCCATCCATCTATATGAAGAATATAACTTCCAAGAAGATAATTATAATTCTGAAAGTTGTTATAATCAGTTCTTGACACAGTAGGATCAGAGCAATAACTCTCAATATAACATCCGCATGTACAAGGCATGGTATCTAATACGTATATAGCATCAGACACGGTTTTTAAAACAGATCCAGGTTGTAAGTATGGATAAAACTCAGAACAAAGGTGTTGATTGCCATCACCTGATATGCTGCCAGCGCTATACCCAAAAAATGCTTCTTCCATCCATTCAGATAAAGAATCCATTGTCTCGTAATTAAACAACACAGAATACTTATTCTGATTTTCTCCTCCTGTGGTATATAGATAATCTGTAGAGACGTGTTCCATTTCGCTAAGAACCTTATAGATATAATCTTCTACAAGGCCTGTTATTAGTGGAACTGGAGCAGACAATATAGATTCTTGACGATGAGGGACTTCGCAGTCTCCTTCCATTTCTGGTAACCTAATATGATCAATTGGCTCCATATAATCCTGTGTTCCGTCTTCTCTGTATTTGGTAGCTATATCACATATCTGTCTTTCATTGTTTCCATTCTCCTTATTATTACAAGCTACAAGACCTATATTTTCAGACAAATAATTTATAGGGGTTCCTACAATATCATCATAATCGATAATAAATCTTGATTTCCCTTTAAAAGTAGCAAAATTGCTTTCCACTATAACAGTTTGACCTACGGTAGCCGGGTTGTTACACTCTTTCTGTTCTTCATCTATAACAACCGCATCGTCGTCAATCAATACCCCATCTCCTGCCGTATTGCTATACTGCCATACATATTTCCTATCAACACCTGAGCAATCCGGAGCATATGCGTTTATAGACTGGTATGGGATACTGTCTTTGTTCATTTCCTCTCTCGCCTTATCATAAGGTGGGGGAACAAGAACGAATGCTGGAGTTTTATATCCTGTGGATGTCTTAAACGAGATAGAAAACGGATACACTTCATTCCTCATATATCCCACATACAACGAACAAGCATTACCATCCTTATATAAATCTTCGTGGGCTACAGACGCCTGCCATTTCAAGAAATGCCCCATAAGAGAAACTACAGGCTGTAAATTCCATTCTTTTTCTGCCGTAAGACCATATTGAAGAAGACGGTTTCCAACCGATACTATTCCTCTTGATGTATTATATATGGCTCTTTTTAAAGAAATATGTTCAAATGTTGTCCTCTTATTATTAAGATCAGAATAATAGTATATGGTCTTCTCTGTAATAGGATGAATACCTTCTATAAAATAATCAACTACAGGTTGTGTTTCACCATTGTATCCTACAGTATTCTGAATAACAGCCACCTTGTAATGGCTGACTTGCCTATCCAGATTAGACACCTTAAGTCTTATACCAAGATTAGTTCTTTCTCCCCATTTACCATCATTTATCCTGATATATTGCTCATCAAATACATGAACAGGGTTAGTTAATGAAGTATAGTTAGTTTTCTCGTTACCAAATTCATCGCACAAGGCCACAGCAAACTGATACACGCCCGCACGTAGGCTGCCCCCGTACTCTATCTGTACCGGCTCTACGCATGGCTGGTCCAGTAGCGGAAACACCCTAAGTTTCTCACATGCCAGAAAACAACCATTTTCCTGCATGAATCTATCTCTATCGTATTCTTTATCACATATCTTATACCCATGATAATGATACCATATATCACCTTCATCATCAGGAGTCAGAGCCTTGTCTACAATAACATACCTGGGAGGATTATAATCGTCCGTCCAGTAAATACACTTACCACATTTCTCTGTCTTTATTTCTATGGTTTTTATAGGATGATAGATAGAGAATTTAAGACACAGATCTTGCTCGTTGTCTTCAAGCAAAGTTTTCATGCCAGAACACAACGATTCCGATCCTTCTACCATAGATTCTATATCAGAATCAGATAAGATACTTGTATCGGATTCAGGCTTGAAATAAGTTATCTTAGATACGCCCGTTTCAGGATTTGTTATAAAAAAATAGATATTGCCTGAAGTAAGATCATTCTTGTAACCAATAACTTTAAACCCATCGAAATCAATGCATTTAAGATTACTATGCTCGTTAGATCTCATCCCAACATTACCATCCTCGGATTCGATGTTGGCATTCAAGGCAAACGTATAATGCTGATCCGTAAGACTCGACGGATGCAGATCGCGATTCATACCTGTTTGAGGAACCGCTATGTTTCTGTTATCTTCTGATGCCATCTTTGTAACTGTTTGTCACAAAGATAACAAAAGAGATTTAATCATGGGCTTTCAAAGTGAGCGTAAAATGGCAGATAATCACCCTGTCTTATATCTTTTACCCCTAATCAACACAGTGCCATCACCGCCGGCTCCGGCATAAACCATAGAGCTTCTGACGCCGCCTCCTCCGCCGCCATAACCTCCACCTCCTTTACCAGATCCGTTTGTTGATCCTCCTGTGCCAGATCCTTCACTATAATCGGATATTCCGCCTTGGAATACTACTCCGGTATTGGTTTCTCCGCTTCCACCACCGGCATTTCTTTTACCGCCGGATTCTCCAAAATCTCTGGTAGTATGACCTTGACCTTTGATTACTCCATACTCTTTTCCATTAGTGTCTCCACCATCCGAAGCACCATCTTGCGTATACGTCGAACTGCCGGCACTACCACCATCTCCTCCCCTCCGCTCATTAGCTCCCTTTCCTCCATTTGCTCTATAAGACGAGCTCATAAATTGAGAATAACCACCATCTTTACCAGGAGAATTTTGTTCGGCTTGATAAACTTGTGCTCCTCCTTTTCCTACTGTTATAGAAATAGATTGACCAGGTTTTACAGCAATAGCTTCTCCGTCTTTCCAGCCTTTGTTATCAGATTTGAAGGTCTTGGTATAACCACCTCCACCGCCGGCAGAGCTACCGCCGCCTCCGCCTCCAACTAAAAAAACGTCTACGAGAAAACAGCCATCAGGAACTATCCATGTGTAATTGCCAGCCGGATAAAACCTTATAAGAAAGTCTTCAAGCTCCCTGTCTTTATATTCGAATCTCCTCCTCATAATTTACGCAAATATATAAAAAGAATCATTGTGATATATACTACTCTCTGTTGCAGAAGTAATACAATCAACATTTTCATCTGCATTATTAATAAAATCTCTCATTCCATCGTATCTATTAGAAAACATAAAAACGTACCTCTGGTCATTTATCTGAAACTTGTATATAATACCCTGTTGTTCACTTGCAGGATACGGGTCAAATCTAATCCATATTGCCATTGGTTCGTAACCGGTAGAGGTGCTTGAAAACGAAAAAGAAACTGAACTATGAGTATGAATATTAAAGGCCGTTCCTTCTCTAAGTTGATTCAATACGCTATTTATCTTATCCTGGCTAATTGTATCGGATTTGATTTTATTCATTAAATTAAATAACCTGATCCTATCTCCAGGCTCGATTTCTGTTTCTACACAATGATAAATAGCTCCATTACCAGATCTCTGTTCTTCAAAATATCTTCTCCTACTCATAATGATACTCCTTCCTATAATAACCGAGGAAACTAAACCCTTCCGACTCCTTCCTCAAAACATCATGCCGATTCCAATACTTTTCTAAGTCGAAGGCTTCTCTTTCAAACACGATATTATGATATGCCTTATCATGATCGCGATATATGCACAACCTAATCAGGTACTCAATTAAATACCATGAATAGTATAAAAATATCGGAATAAGAGACAACCACAGCATCCACCATCCTACATTACCGAATAAGAGACACAATCCTATTGTAAGCAAAGACACGAACATACCAAAACAAAACATTGTATGATACTGATTACAATGCGACTCTTCATGATATTCGGCCTTCAGTGATATAGCATCACGTTCGGTAAATACGGCTCCAAATAACATAATTGTTTTGTAGCCGTCAATGAACGTAAATAACTTGGCTATTTTTGATTTATAATATATTTTCATTGCCAAAAATAATTTTAAACCAATTGCACAAAATCAAAAACTCAATAGGAGAATTAACTCCATCCCATTCCCATTTTTCGAGATAAGATCTTAACTTGCTTTTATCAACGTCTTCACCCCCTCTAAGAAAAACAAGATGCGGCATAAATAGCTCTCCCCCTTCCAGAGACTTGTTAAACTTATTAACCAACCTCTTTCTAAACTTAGGACCGTACCATGATTTTTCATTTGTGGACCCAAGGCAATAGTAAGAATTGTTTTTAGCCTTAATACCAAACCATTTACATATGTATGGATGATATACCCTATCTGCTAAGAATATAAATGGTTTATACCATAGGCAATGCCAGAATGTACTGCACTCGCCTCCAAACTTCTTAAAAGCCCATCTGAACCCTCCAGAGAAGTACCAATTGTTAGCCCCTCTCTTAACCTTAACTTTGTATTTAAGATTCTTGTTACGGTTGCTAACCCTATCCCACGGCTTGACCTTATCAGTGTCCATATCAGGAAGGAATGTCCAATGATGAAGCAAGGCGCTATAATAAGGATTGTATATCTTGTGTCTGTTTCTAATAACGTACTCAAAAATATCGTATCCTACTTGCCCGGCTTCTTCAAATCCTTTTTCTGACAAGAAAGCTAATATAGGAGCCAGATTCCAGATCTGATCTTGTGAAGTGAATGGGGAGAAGCAAGGGTCTTCATCTTTTAACTCTATACCATTAGTATATCCGGAGCTTATCTTGGTAAGACCGAATTTGCTTGCGTCTTCGCTATGGATATCGTCTCTTAAGAAAAATCCTTTTTCGAATTTGAAATAAATACCTTTGTTGTTATTAAAAAATAGATCATAAGTAGTATCGGCAAGACGGGTAAGTACCAATATGGAATTACGCACATCATCTTCTGTCTTGCTGCCAAGAACCATTTCCGTGTATATAAACTGGAGATAATGAGCCAGGTTGATAGTTCCGTCGCCGACCCAGCCTGCCCCGTTCTTCACCGACGACAGTGGGATGCACGAGGCCTGCTCTGTGTAGCTGGAATCATAAACAAAATCCCGGTAAAACACCTCCTTAATCCTATTGTATTTATCCCAAAGACCTTCCATCACCTTAACCTATAACAATAACACAATCACGCTTTTCCTTATTATAAACCATCGTACCCATCTTAGTGTACAAACCTTTTATATTTTGGTAATTGGTTTCACCATGAGCCGAAACGTTAGTAGTGATGCTGTCGGAGTAAACTTCCGTACCTCCTTCATTAATGAAATTAAATCCTTGTTTAACCATCTCTCCTCCAAGGTAGGCTGTAAAAGACACAACGACATTTCCTCGCCCTCTATTCCCATACCAATTACCATAGATATCGGCATTGATATTAGGTTCCGACTCGTCCATGCCCGGCGCTGATAGCAAGGTCTTCATCTTAATAAGTGCCCCTTCGAGTCCTGACTGCATGTTATCACCACCATAAATAAGGTAATCACCTACCTGTTGTTGGGTAGTAGCCCACTGCTTACTCCATCCAACGTACTTGTTATCCACATTTGATATGCCTGTATTGGTAAAACCGGTTGCAGTATCAAAATCGGAACCGTCTTCTGATTCCCATCCGTATCTAAGAACAAGATAATCGAACTCAGGAATTACAACGACCTGCTCGCCGGCAGCTTGTGTGATTGTAACGCTCTTACTCTCTCCACCAGCCGTTACCTTAGCTACGCCTCTACGATCTTCAGCTACTGGATTAGGGCCGGCTGTGAAGATAATATTTGCCGGTCCTACGCCTCTCATTTTGTCGGCAGTTACTATTTCGCTTGCACTAACTTCTAACATCTTATTTATTTTTTAATATTTCGAATACGTATATCCAACTCGACAAAAATACTATCGGGCAATACATTGTCTCTACCAAACTCGCATCTCCTTTAAATTGCCTGATTGACCAAACAATCATGGATGCAATAACGCCAGACAAGTATATAAATAGAACTACTTCTGTCATACCAATTTAAGTATATTGTCAATTACAGGATATGCCTTAGTATATATCTCAAACTCGGCACGACGCCTCCTAAGAGGTTCGTACATGCCTTTTAATGTCATACCCATCATCTTAAGTTCGGTCTTAGCATTTTTCAGCTTAACCAAATCTTGCTGTGCATACAACTTGAACAAATCGGCTGCCCCTTGCGCCTCCCCATTATACATCAGCTCCTCAAAGAATCTCATCTTCACAAAATTATCTACATAATCCAATACCAGACCTTGAGGCGTATCTGGTATAATTATATTAGATTCTCCGTCAAATGGAAGAGACCGGTACTGCATGTAAATAGACCCATCGAAATTAGCATACAGGAATCCGTTTACGATATTTATCTCATACGGACTATCCTTTATTGCTTTATTCCGGCATCTACTCAAACAAGAATCACGAAGCATAGGCTTAGCAAGACCTAACATTACCGGCCGGTCATAATAGCAACGAACTTCATGATCGCGATCATGAACATTGATATAAAATTTTTCAACTATCACTTTCTCGCATTCGTCTTTACAACATTCATCGCAAGAACACCACCTATAACTTCTTTCGGTACGTTCTTTCCAGGCTATTGTATTTTGAAGTTCTGGTATCACCGTATCACCTTCCGGCACCTCATATCCTTTAAAATCGCATTTAAAAGCCAGAATAAGATCAAAGTAATCACCAGGCATACGGGCCTGCCCTCGCTTGACATCCACTACCGCTTCTTTGCGCATAGTAATATCGCCTCCAAACTTCTTCAGGGCAATTTCTACCCATTTGTAGATGGATACCTCATCTATCAGATCACGCTTGTCAAATGATCTTAAAGACGATTTTAACTCTATGATATAATTTTCGACTGTCATCTCTTAAAAAAATGGAGGACAGGAAACAAACCTGACCTCCACAAAGATATAAATAATATGTATAACGCCCTATTTTGTGCTTTCAAAAGTTAGGATCTTCAAACTTGCCGTACTTCAAGAAAAGGCTCCTACACTTTTCCTTTATCCCCTTAAGTGTGACTTCATATCCAGCACCAGTCATGTAGATGGTTTGCTGATTAACTCTTTCCCCAGAATACTTATCCACAAAATAAGATCGATAAACACCAAATTTGTTTTTAACAATGTCACTGTATAACTCCCATCTACCCTGCCCATTCCTGAACATGAACTTGACTTCCTCAAGAAACAAACGGAGATTCTTTTCGGCGATGATGATTCCATTCTGCTCAAGCTTCTTCGCCACATCTCTAATCAACCACATGTTTTCATGATCAACTTTCTTGAACGACTCCGCAAACTCCACATCGGGACGCTGCTCTTCTATGGTCTTTATCGCCTGCTGTCTCTCCGCCTCTGCTTGCGCTTTCTCGGCTATGGCTCTATTTTTAGCATCAATCTCGTCAGCTAATGCTCTTAATGCAGATGGATAGTCTTTCGGTGTTATAGAATAGGAACCCGTTTTTCTTATAGAGGGGAGAACCTCGGATGTTACCCATCGTTTAAACTTCTTTGCCGATTCTAATTTTGATGACAAAACAAGAGAATATAACCCAGATTCATTGATTACACGTATGCTGTCTAACTCATTGATTTCCAAGGGAGCCCAAAACGAGCCCCTCTGAAAATCAGACAGTTGCAAAAGAATGGTATCTTCTTCATCAACATGTCTTTTTATTGGATTTTTAGGCGTAGCATAGCCAAGTGATCGAGCTACATCTATAGCCACGAACCACACATCTCCATTTGGATCTACTATGGTTCTAATATCTCCAAATTCTGAATTTTTAAAGATTGTTACGCTCCCGTTTGTTTCCGTTTCGCTGGATTTTTGCGTCAAAATAATGTTACTGTTCTTCGCATTGTTTTGAAAATTGTTTACCTTTGTTCCCATAATAGGAATTGTTTTTTTTGTATCCGCCTGCTTGAGAAAGTAGACGGATATGCAAAAGTAGCGATTATCCTGTATCTACAAAGGGTGATCGCTACTTTTTTTCTACGACTTTCTGTGTCCTAATTCTTTATCTTCGAAAACTCTCTTAATCTGGAAATCTTTAAACACTCTTCTTTTAGCAAGTATTTCATTGTACATAAATCGATATCTTCGTCCTTTATTCATTTTAACCCTTAACTTCTTTTTCAAGCTATCTTGTATTACAAAATGGTAATATCTTTTAGAGTCTGCGAAATCCATAGCCAGATGGTTGTAGAGGTAGCCGTTGGTGCCGAGCCTGCTCACGATGTCCAGGTCCCGCCTGACGGTAAAGCGCTGGCCCGGTATAAGCACATGGCATAAGTAGCCCACGTTATCTACGTAAACACCAGCATCAGCTTCCACATAATGCTCTGATACGGTTTTCCATATAATAGACAACAGCCTTAAAACCTCTCCTCTATCTCTTATCATGCCTTTCTTAAAACCATTCTTTCTCTTCATAAGACGATGGTAGTAGGCTGCAAAATACGGTGATTGTATTGATGTTCTTTTCATGTTACTAAGTTATATAAAAATGGGTCTTGGTTTCACAACTAAGACCCAAATAAAGATAAATAATATTTTATTATTGAACAATTTGACTTTTCTGATTGGAATCAAGATTCGGATTTTCATCAATAGGAATCTGTAGCCTGAATGCTACTTCCTTTATCGTCTCTGCCACTACATACTCAATCAGCTTAATAGGGCAAATAAATTCGTATTCCCATTCAGATTCGCACCCTTTAGGTGTAGGATCGCAGGCCATTAACTCCAGCGCCTTCTTTCTTCTTGTTGTAAAGAACTCTACGTTAATAAGCTCTATATGAAAATCCGGTATATAAATATAGTCGTTTTCTACATAATAAAAAGGACGACGTTCTTTAACGTATTTAGCATACGGTCTTTTTTGTTCATTGCGATACGACTTTATTTCAGCGAACTTAAAAAATATAGTGTTATCTACGTTAGTCACCTTAGTAATAGCCGGTCTAAGGGCAGAATAAAGAAGTCCTGGAAGCTTATGCTTTGACCGCATCAAAGTATTACATAACGCAAATTCGGCATCGCAGCAAACTATTTTATCAACTTCAATCATCTCCAGGCAAGTAACGTAAGTTAGGAGCCGGTGGTCACCAAGTAACGTCCCGTCATCCCACCTCTGTGCTGTATAAGATTCGGCTTTAGTTCTACCGATATTCAATATCCATCTCCGACTAACATGCGAATCTTTGTCAAGGGCATGAATACCGTTTACGACTCTTGATACAAATTCACCATTAGTGATCATGCTCCCCTCCTTTCTTTTGCTCTTGATTCTCTTGATTTAGCATTCAAGATCCTCATATAAATATCTCTTTCACTCATGCCGGATATGGTTTTTATAGCCTCATCCAACATAACTTTCGTATATAAAGGTTTAGGGAATCCCTTTATCTTAACCGGATCAGGAACCAACTTAGCCTTACGATATTCATAAAATCTTTTAGAAGTTACATTAAGATAAGAAACAGCCTCTTCTCCGGTATAGTACTTAGCCGGATTAGCAAGCTGCGTCCATGTCTCAAGATCGTTGGCTGTAAGATGATCGCATTCCCCGCTTAAAAACATCTCCTTTATCTTATCGCATACCGCCGCACCGCTTTTACGCAGCGTCTCTGTCAGAATTTCTTTCATTTTCAAAACATCCTGTTTTAAACCTTAAAACAATAGAGGCAATGATTATCAAAAGAGTAACAGCCATAACAGACCACACTACGATATTGTGTTCAATAGGCATCTCAATATTAACCGTAACCCATTCTACACAGATATTAAAAATCATACTATAGATCAATAACCTATGCCATATACAAAACCTGAACATTCTTGAAAAAGCCAAGAGAAATAGGTCCCATGATAGAGAATGACCTAATATCGGATACAGCCAATTAGTGATACTAAAAGGATAAAACTCATCAAAAATGCGGGCTAACATAATAACCTGCATCAACACAGGATAATACTTCACAAACGTCACACAGACATCCCTCTGTCCTTTGCTAATAAACTTGTTGCTCATAATATGTTGTTGTTATGTTATTAAAATGGGGAAGGCGATCAGCACCTTCCCCTGGTTTTCAATCACTTTTTAGTGCTCGTCTTCTTTCTTTTCATCTTACCGCCAACACTACCGCCTTGACGCATTTTGGGTTTGTCCTTTTTATCAACTTCCCCACCCTGACGAGCTTTCTTTTTACAAGCCATGATACTAAAAATTTAAAATTGAATGATGTGCAATATTAATCATTTTTATTCTAATAGACAATACTTAAAACACAATATTATAATCTAAAATATTCAAGGGGAGAGAACTAAATTCCCTCCCCTTGCTAATTATGCTGGATTAAGATCCATTTGAGAATAAGCGTATTTCAAAGTACCATTTTCATCACCACACTCAGCTCCATCTACGATAAAGTTGTAAGAAGCAGGAGATTCATTATATACATTGAAAACACCACCTTTCTTGGAGATATTTTGTTTTTCATACTGCCTAACAGTAGCGGTCTTATACGCTTTGCCTTCGTAAGACACGTTTATAGTTCGTATATACCATGTAGTATATCCATTCTCATCTCCAGAATGAACATATCCTGCCAATATACCACCCATTACAGCCCCGAAATACGAACAAGAGCTTCCGGATTGTTTTCTCTGGGTTGTTGTTCCGATGCTTATAGTAGCTCCAGATATCTCACGATAATCAGCATCCACCACCTTAATATCACAGGTGTAGATTCGGATATTTCCATTTTCATCACCAGTCCATTCGAATCCGGCAATACACTTACCGGCGCCAGGATTATAAGAAACATTACCCCTCCTATATGTAGCCCAAGAGCCGTTTTTCAATGTAATATGCGCCGGAACAGGTTTAGCCTCTGCCTTTCCTTCTTGGTTGACTGTTATGTTAACAGTCTTCCCAGACTCATTTTGCTTCAATGTCACAGTGCCACTTCTGGAAGATGAAGAGCTGTTTGCGGATGAGATTATTACAAATGAATAATCATAACCTGACAAAACAGGACAACTTACTCCTAATGGTTTTTCTGTAACTTCTGTAACCCAACTTGGTTTAGATGATACAGCGTATCCTATCTTACTTCCATTTTTCTTACTTTTTAATTGAATACATAAATATGAGTTATTTGCACCTCCATTTGCATCGGCATTCCAAGTGTTTTGGTTGGTACTAAATTCGTAAGTCACTGCAACAGCCTGTGTAATGCTAAGAGTAACTGTCTTTCCAGATTCATTTTGAACAAAAACAATGTCACCAGATCTGGAAGAAGATGTTGTATTGTCAGATAACGTCACCACGGCCTTCATACTTTCAGATGTCTGGTCTCTGTAATCAACAGAACACCAAGAAGGTTTTGACTTAACAGAAAAACCTATATATGAACCACTCTTAGTACTTGTGATAACTTCTTCAATATTCTGAGATTCTCCAGTTACAGACCTTGACTCGCTCGTTCTTCCATCATGGAACTGAAATTCATATGGAGCATATCCGCATTTTCCAACTTCAAGCTCATACTTGTAATCCGCTCTTCCGCAATCATCATAACGGACATATTTTACTTTATTGCTATTGCTTCCAGTTCCACATCCACTTTCGCTCCAAGATCCGTAAGATCCGCAATTACAGCAATTTCCACAATTTACCGAATATTGTCTATCTATGCTACCAGAGCAGCTATCACGATAAGCATTGTACTGAGTATGACCTACGCAGTCTCCTGTTCCGTAGTAAGTCCAGTCGGTACAAGACTCTCCACCTCCATTAACCCATCTTGTGTCGTTATAAGAAGAAGAGCATGGATTGGTGTCACGTTGTTGCTTCTGAGACGTACACCCGTCACAACGGGTGCTTCCGGTATCCGACCAAGAAGGTGTTGTGCTATCAGGCAAGCAATCAGCATTCTTATTAGCTACTGCCTGACCTTGAGCATTTACAGCATCTTGAGCCTTCTTATTAGCATCAGCTTGACTGATATTGGACGTAAATGGACCACCCACCTGATCTTGGGTTACGGTAACAGACGAACCATGCTGACAGCTTCCGCAATTGTTTCTGGTGAAGACCTTACTTGCTTTACCGGTCCAAGTACAAGTGCCCTGTGCGTCAGCAAGAGCCTGACCTTGGGCCTCAACGGCAGCCTGAGCCTTACTATTTGCATCTTCTTGACTTACGGTAGACGTAAAAGGACCGCCGGTTACATCATCTTGGTCTATAGTAACCTCAGATCCGACACCTCCATCAGCGCACTGTTTTGTAAATTGCTTGCTATACGTTCCGGTCCAGGTACATACCTTATCTCCACCTTCTACCCAGCGTTCATCTGCTCCACCATAACATTCGTTGGTATTGACTTGCTTCTTATGAGATTTACCTCCTTCACATTTGGTTTCAAGCGGTTCAGAATCTACCCATACAGGATCGGTGTTGTCCATTTCGCATGTCCCGTTCTTGTTAACATAAGCCTGACCTTGGGCCTCAACGGCAGCCTGAGCCAACCTATTTGCCTCTTCCTGACTTTCATTGGAATAGAACGGTCCGCCTACCATATCTTGTGTTACACTCATCGGAACACCATGATGACATGATCCGCAATTGTCTTTTGTAAACTGCTTGCTATATACGCCTACAAACCTACATTTACCTTTTTGGTTAGCAATAGCCTGTCCTTGAGCTTTAACAGCTTCCTTAGCCTTATTATCAGCATCCTCTTGACTTACGAAAGAAGTAAAAGGATTGCCTTCAACATCAGCTTCACTTACCTCTACTTCCGTTCCTGAATCTGGTATCTCACAGTCGTTCTTCTGGAACGTTTCTGTGTAATGACCGGTCCAGCTACAGACCTTATTCCCGCCATCTACCCAACGTTCTTGATTGTGAGTTTCAGAACATTCGTTAGTATCACGTTGCTTTTTCTGAGACTTACCTTCATTACATCTAAGTTCTTCAGGAACAACGCCTTCCCATACAGGATCGGTGCTAAGTGGCGTACAGTTGCCGTTTTTATTAACATAGGCCTGGCCTCCTTCTTCTACGATCCTACGAGCTTCTGCGTCTGCCGCATCCTGGCTTTCTGTAGACGTAACAGGACTACCATTAACCATTTCGGCCGTAACCTCCATTTCTACACCCTTATGGCAAGCTTTACATTCAGGAACGAATCTCTTGCTGTAATGACCGGTATAGACCGTCATATTCTCACAATTACCCTTACTGTTAGCAATAGCCTGTCCTTGTTCTTTGACAGCAGCTTTAGCCTTGTTATTAGCATCATCTTGACTCACGGTGGATGTAAATGGGGCGCCCACTACATCTTGTTCGGTTACGGTAATCTTAGACCCTACCTGACCTTCATTACAATCGTTTTTGGTAAATTCTTCACTGTATTTACCAGTCCACGTGCAATGGCCGTCCCGGTTGGCTATGGCCTGGCCCTGCTGCTCGACGGCAGCCTGAGCGAGCGCGTTAGCCGCCTCCTGGCTTTCGTATGAAGTAAAAGGACCACCGGTTACATCATCTTGGTCTACTGTTACCTGCGAACCTACGCCTTCTCCGTCGCAATTGTCTTTTGTGAATACCTTGCTATATACACCAACAAATTGGTTTTTATCTATGCAAGTGCCTTTCTTATTTGCAAGATCCTGTTTCTGTTCTTCCATAGCAGCCTGAGCGAGCGCGTTAGCCGCCTCCTGGCTTTCCCTTGATACAAAAGCATCCGGGTATCCAGCAAGATCCTTTTCAGTTAAATCGACAAAGCTTCCGGTCTGAGATTCAGCATCGCAATCATTTTTCTGAACACGAGCCGAAGCCTTTCCAACGAAATAATTTGGATCAGTAACGCATTCTCCATTCAGGTTTGCCTGATCCTGACCATTTTTCTCTATATCATCAAGAGCTTTCTGATCAGCATCTTCTTGACTTACGTCTGATGTGTATTTACCGGCTTCTACCGTGTAAGTGTAAGGTGCTCCGATAAACCCATCTTCGCAGTCATTCTTATAAAATACTTTCGACTTCTCTACGTTATACCATAAATTGGTTTCACAGGTGCCATGCTCATTAGCATACCCTGGACCTTCAGCTTCCAAGGCTTCCAAAGCCTTCTGATTAGCATCTTCCTTAGAAACAGAAGAAGAGAAACGGCCGGCTTCTACAACGTACTCTACCATAGATCCAACTTCAGTTACCTCACAATCTGTCTTTTGGAACATTTTGGATTTCCTGTCGTTGTACCATTTTATGGTATTGCAAGTGCCATGAGAATTAGCATAGTCTTGACCTTTGGCATTCAACTCGGCTTCAGCCTTACGGTCAGCATCCTCTTGGCTTATGGAAGAAGAGAACTGCCCGGCTTCGATCGTCATCGTAACCAAACTTCCTTCTTCGGTATCAGGATCGCAGTCGTTCTTTCTAAACGACTTTGATTTCTTGACATTGTACCATAATATGGTTATACAACGACCATGCTCATTAACCCAGTTCTGACCATTTTGCTCAATGTCTCTCATAGCCTTGTCATCAGCATCAGACTGAGATATGATAGACGTGTATTTTCCGGCCTCAACAACGTACTCAAGCTCTTCCCCTTTCTCTGTCTCAGGATTACATCCTTCTTTTGTGAAAAGAGCCGACTGCCTTTTATTTCTATAAACTACCTGTTCTTTTTTTTTATGAACTACCGTACATTCTTCAGATACGCTACCATCCCTGGAAGACACCCTTATCTTGACACTTCTGTTGGCACCAGTATCATTTTCATCAAAGTAAATATTAACCTTACTGTTAAGACTGCCTTCTTTCTTATCTATGTTCGCCCAACAATTACCTACTTTCATTCGCTAATCCTCCATCTTAAATTTTCGGGAGTTGTACTTACGTTGATTACCTCCGGTGATCCATCTGAATCAAGATCAACAACATCCTTGTCCAGGTAGATCTCCTCCTTATCCACAGACTCGCATTCAACTATTTCAATAACATAATCTTTTATATTACTTTCTATACTTAACTGCGTGCTTGTTTCATCACCCTCAATTTGTTCAAATTCCTTATCCAATTTAATGTAAGGAACGACCTTTCCAGGCTGATAAATAGGAATCAGTACACCATTTATAGTTATGTTCTCATTAACTTCATTCCCATCCTCATTGCCAGGCATGGAAACAATCATCGAAACCTGGAACGTGTCTTCAAGACCCGGATCACCAGGGAAACCATAATCAAGCCTAATATCATTGACGTCAATATTAAGACCGGAAGCGGTGGTAAATGCTTTTATGACACCCTTTATATCTTTCTCACCCGTAATAAGGGCATTGATAGAAGCGGAGTTGGTAGTAATAAGGACCTGCTTATCTCCACCAGATATAGGGAACTCCAGCCTACTAACCGACACTTCTGTGATCTTAATACCTTTTTGCCTGAAAGTAATGGCTTTCATGCTTTCGGTATCGGACTTCTTCACAATTCGGATAGTGATCCTGTCTTCCCTCCCTTTCCAAGATGGAGCATCGAAATTCATTTTATCACGACCGACACCTTCCTTCTTGTCCGAGGTAAGCCAAGAACCATCATCCATCTTATATATTTTCTCTCTCGACATAATCATCCTCCTTAATTTAAAGTGTCAACTCCCATTCAACTCCATCATCGACAACCACCTGTACCGTAGCCGTACCGCCTGTGGCTTCAAATGTTATGTCAGTAGGAATAACATCAAATATCTCTTGTACGCCAACACATCCTAAGCCGCAGATAATATCCTTAAACCATTCCTCTTTAGCGTATTTTTTAAGAACTTCTTTAAAGAACTCACGAAGCCAATCTGAATCAATAGATTCCTTAAGTATGGTTTCTATTATTTCCTTAAGCCAAGATTCATGCATTTCCTCTTTCAGAATCTCTTTAATAAGCTCGATAATGGTTTCTTTATCTAACTTATCAGAAGGCACAGAGCCATTAACGAGATTACCCCCACATATAAATCCTTTGCATTTTTCTGCCATTTCTTATCCTCCTAAATTAACAATGGAACCCATAAGAACTATTTGCTTCTTCTCGGTACATAACCCTCACTTCAGCAAGTTCATCTTGTTGACACATATCCCGGCAGAACCTAACAGTACGACCCTGGACTTTATACATATCAGAAGGTACAACACCCCCGCAATAAGACACAAGCAAAATCTCTGCCGGATCTTTCTTTAGAACCACATGAGAAGTACCGTCAAACACTTCTGTATTGACAGATCCACTTACGTTAATAGCCCTTGAAACGTATTTAGCTAAATTAGCTAAAGCTCCGTCTAAAGGCATACCATGATACAAACCAGCTTCTTCTATAGTTTCTCCATCATAGAATATGTTAGAAGAAGGAATATTGCAATGATGCGGGCGTTCGCACCCACCATGACTGCCAAAACAACCGTTACCTGTTATTGCCATTGTTACTCAAAATATTTATTTTTTGTTTTAAAAATTCTATTTCCCTATCCTGGTATTCCATACGGCATATCATTGCATTGATTAAAGCCGTAAGATCAGATTTCTGAGCCAGACTGAAGTAGCCAGCGTTGATGCCGTCAGCGCAGTACACGCAGTTCGTGCATGTATATCCGTCCGGGCATGGCACCGGCGTCTCGTCCACATGTGGAACATATACGTGTTTACCACTTAAGTCCTTACCAATTTGTGCACTCTTTTCCATTTTGAAGTTGTTTTTCAAGTTTTTCAACCCTTTGTTTTAAAAGCGTATTTTCTTCAACCATCCTATCCAAAAACTTATCTATGTTTTCAAAAACCAGCTCTATATTATGCATAACCTCATTATAAGGCATGCCTGGAGTTAATTTGGATATGAATGTCTTGCATCCTGTATAATGAATGCAATGATCGCTTAAATGACCATACGGGCAATCGCATTCTTTTGGAAGAATTTCGCAATTGTCCGTACAGTCATTACACGGATCAGACCCGATACAGATATTAGATCTCAGAATATCAGGTCTGTCATCTTTACAAGTGTTACAATTCATGACTTTCTTTTTTTTGGTGCAAGATAATAATTTTCATTCACACCATCACAATAAGAAGTCAATCAATGTATTCCAAGCGGTTAGTGCTGCCTTTAAAAACGTATCCACATCTGTTTTCTATCTCTACATCGGTAATAGGGAGAATAGCATCTTTGCCATAAGTAAGTTCACATTTTGAAATAAAATTTACTATACCTTGATAATTACCATGAAATTCCCTTGCGAGTTTCCTGCCAGTAGGAATCCCTTCTTTATTGGTTTCAGGAATACCTATCAAGCACTTTATCCAGTTTGGTTCATTCTTGTTATTACTTCGTATTTCGTAGTTCACGATATCAAATACAATACCTTCAAGGTTCTTGACATCGATGCTGTCCGCATCCATTTTCTTATTAATACGAATCGTGCTTGTTAAATCTCGTAATTTCATGATATTTTCTATTTTTGACATTAATGAATAACTGTCACAGTGTTTTAAAAGACCGAAGTAAGAAGACCAGCTTTCATTTGTAATACACTTCTTCGCGTCTTTGGCTACCCTCTTCCTTATTGTCACATAACCTTTATTGTGTTCAGATACGCCTTTGTTATTACGGTGGAAAACATACCCGCAAAAATCAAGAGGTCTATCCATGTCTGTTATAATACAAGTATGCCTTTTAGATCTTATCTTAAGCTCATACCACCAATAATTCTTAATCCTCCATTTGGCAGTATTAGCATCCTCCTTAGTATAGAAAGCAAGGAAATTATCGTCGGCATATCTCAATGAAAAAGGAGCTATTCTCTTTGCAAGATCATCAAAATCTTTCATAAGGAGATGATGAATGAAAGGACTTGTAGGAGTCCCTATAGGCAGCTCTCCAGATACGAAACTTACGTCTATTACAAAATCTATAAACTTTTTATTTGAAATAAAGTTCTTAAGTACTTTTCTAAACACTTTGTCTTTTACATGGTTATAACATTTACGTTGATCTATAACCAAACAATACTTCAAATCAAGTCTATCATAATAAACATGCTTCATCTTTTTAATAAGAGACCTTGATTTAGACGATGCTGTTATGCCAAATCCCGGCTTACAATTAAGACCATTCATATTATCCTTCTCATAATACAAAGGACCTAACTTTACTAAAACAAGATGCTGATAAATTCTGGTGGTAAGATCCGGGCTGTTTATTTCACGAACCTTACCATTCTTGTTTTCTTTTACAAGTTTGCGATATTTGATTTTGCTAACATAAGTACCATCTAAATACCATTCATACAATTTTAACGAATTACCATCAAAATCAGAATTGAAATTAACAACATCATTCTTTTTAGAATGGTTTTTAAATGCTGCTTCGCATGCTTCTCTAATATCATCCAAACTTATATCTATATAGTTTGAAACTGATTTCAGTTGTGGGCTAATGACGGGCTTACGACCGTCGCGCATCTCTATCATATTTTTATCATATAACCTCATACGCTTGTCTTTTATTGATTCTCCACTCCTGGGAAAGATTAAAAAGAATATACCCAATTTTTTAGCCCACACAGGGCAAGGCCGCAATTGTTGCGATTCGTATTAGAAGCGGCGTTATTCGCATTCAGATTACGAGGCGAACAATTGCCATTGTTCGCATTACCGCCGAAACGAGCAGCCAATTCTTTTTAACCTTTTTCTCAACCGTTATTTGCTATTTCAGAGGTCAGATCCCAATGTAAAACTTGTTAGCAGACTAACGGATTTCATTGAATAGATTTTTATTGTTTATAATGTTAACTATCTCTGTTGTCTAATGACATTGCAAACGTATGTATAATATTTTATAGCTACAAAACAATTTGTATTAAATATTTTAAATTTTTGTTTTGTGGCTATAAAATATTATATTAACAAGATACGGCTGCGCCGTGATATAGTATATAAGGCTGCGCCTTAGCGCTGCGCTTATGATGGCTGCGCCATCAACGGGTTGCACCCATCAAACCTGCGGTTGACTGACGTCTAATAACAACTGGGCAAGGCCGCAAGTGTGGCGAGACGTATTAGAAGCGGCGTTATTCGCAATCAGATGACGAGGCGAGCAATAGCCATTGGGCGCAAGACCGCCGAAACGAGCAGCCAATCTACTCCTTAAGCCGATAGCTGAAGCCCAGTAGCAATTGTCCCATGTATAAAAACATTCTCCTGATCTGATACCTCCGCCTTTTTTATCCTTCCATCCGGTATAAGGGATACGGTGTAAAGCATAACTATCTCCTAAATTTTGGGTAGTTGCTATCTTTTTATATTTAGATTCAAAATTAAAAACCTCACCATTATTTATAGTAGACCTTTTCTCATATGTCCATTTCTTTTGATCTGGCTCTATATAGATATCAATAGTATTACCTATACGAGTAACATAAGGGTCATTTAAACAAGTTCCTACCTGTTCGTATCCTCCTCCACAATACCTAAAGACATCTCCAGACAAATTCATACCATCGTACAAAGACATCCTTAAGATAACTTCCAAATCAAATTCTGCCGGTTCGTCATTTTCGTTTAAGGCTGATATAGTGCCGGTCATTTCCTTAAACACAATAACATTCATATGACCTTCAACCATACTCTTGGCTCCCTGGACGTTCTTATACCAATATTTTCCTCCATAAAAATCGAACTCCAATCCTTCCTCTATTCCTGCCTCAAATGCAAAAGAAGCCGCCATCTGGCTTTCCATGCACTGTTCTTTAGGATATTCTGAATTTATGAGGTAAGAAAAATGAGTTTTTTTAGTAGGTTCATAATGTATAATAGAAGAATTTGTAGCCCATGATCCATACAACCATGTCTCTTCTCCTTTTTTACGATACTTTACACCTCCGTATTTGCGATAATTAACATCATTACCTACTCCGGAGTTACTTGATATCCCTGATCCAAAAGTATCTGGATTAGCTAAGTATTTAGTACCGTACAGCATTTCAAGGTATATGATATAAGCATTCAAGGTCAAAAAACCACCTTCAGAAAAAGGATAAGAAGATTCAGGATCTACGTTATTAACCCTCGAATACTTAGCTATATTGATTTGATTTACATCATTGCTTCTCGGATAAGTTCTTCCATTTAAAAACATCGTGCAGGCGTTACCAACTCCGGCTCCGGATTTACAATTTGTTTCTCCTTCATACAAGAAAAAGAAAGATCTTGCCTTGGAGTCTACTGTACATACCGGTCCAGGAGATAAGGCTGTGGGCGGAAGCACAGGGCACGTCTGGCGCAGGTCAAGTCCGTCCAGCATAGGAACCGTGTCTGCGTCGTACACACCAGACCATATTTTCCCGCTTTTACCAACTACCTTATCAGCTACATATAGACTCTTGCTACATCCTAAGAATATGCTATAATTCTTTGAAGTAGTCTCCCAAGGTCTTAAAATCCTTACCTCTGATCCTGAAGCATTATAAAGTTTTTGACTAATGCCATACTCTTCATAAAAAGCCTTAGCGTCAAATGCTCCGGCATCACAATACTTATTTTTATGACCGCTATCCAAATACAACTCCACATCGCATTCGGCTCTCATTTCCTCGGTTATACCTACCGTAGGAGCAAAATCTCCGTTTTCAAATCTAAGGAGATTGTTCTTACGAAGCTTTCCAACCGGATGTACCTTGTCTCCGGTATTTTGAGTCATGTCTATAAGGTAGAAATCCCAAGAAGGGAGAAGGCTTTTGTCGCCAACTGATTCCGTGGCTTCTGGAGGAAGCTGATCCTCAGCCCAAGCGGATGCCGATCCTGAAGCACCTTCTTTAAGAACGTTGAAAGTATTACCATCAGACAAAACAAAAGGCTCAGATTCCTCCCCTTTCTTCGATAAAAACTTTTCCCTTTTACCAACTTGATTAACTACGATGCTCTTCTTAGCCTTATTCCCTTCATCGGAAATAGTGTAATTCAAAGTCGTATCAAGACCTTCATTTATTTCAGAAAACACCGACACCAGTTTATCATTCTCACCTTCTGTCGGATTAAATTTTACGTTGCTCATTTTCAAAAATTAAATTTGCATTCATCAACAACAGGCTCGCATTTGGTATTTTCATTAACCCATTTCATGCCCTCTTCTTCCAGTATCTTCTTAGCCTTTTCATTGGCATCATCAACGCTAATGAAAGACGTTACGGTACCAGCGTATATCCTCCTGTATTTCTCAGGAGCCTTCCATCCTTCCTTACAACGTTTACTAAACCAACCATGTTGATCTTCGTTGTAATAAACGGTTTTACATACTCCAGATTCGTTAGCGGCAGCCTGCCCTTCTTGCTCAAGAATCTTCGCAGCTTCGTAGTTGGCTATTTCGGTACTAAACTTAGACCATACACGCCCGGCCTCTACCACGTGATGTGTGGGTTGTTCTTGTTTTTGACCATCAGGACAATCATTTTTAAAGAAATCCCCTTCCTGTCTTGTGTTATAATATACCTCGCAACAGCCACCTACTTTATTAGCATACAACGGACCTTCTTTATCCGCAAACTCTTCCGCTTTCCTATCTGCATCATCCTGGCTTATATCCGAACAAAATTCAGCCTCATGAACGATAAACGTTTCTTCAGAACCAAGATCTTCCGGACAGTCAGATTTCTTGAAAGCTCTTCTGTATTCCTTGTTGTAATACATCTTTTTCATGACAAGATCTTATTAAGTTCTTCTTTAAATTTCTGAATCTCGTCCGGGCACAACCCGCATTCCCCTTCACATACGATTCTTCTCATACGATCTATTTTAAGAACCGTATCCATATCAGGCTTGATACCTACCTTATACTTATGATATTGTAGATACTGATCAGCCTTACATGCTATAAAACGATCAGCACACTCACATAAGTAAGATGAAGGGAAAAGAATTTGCTGTGTACTTCCGGTAGCTGACATATTATTTCACGGTAAAATACCTGGCGTATTCTTTATTTATGTATTCAGAATAAGTAGCAAGATCATCCGGATCCGGGCACTCGTTCTTCAAATTAACAATCCAGCCTCTTACCAGCTTTTGAATATCAGCATACCTTTTACTTACACCTCCTACAAACCTGAACTTGCGATGAAGGTCTATGATTTTCTTGTCCAATACAGCAAGTTCATCGTATTTCTGAATACAAGCCGCATTAGAATCAGCTTTAGGTGTCGTATTCGACTGAGGCTTTATAGCCCTATTTCTATTAACAGAAGTAATATTACTTCTTCCACATCCACATCCCATAACTTATTTATATTTAATTAATTACATTTTGCAACCACAATTTTCACAATTATTGAGAACATAAATCAATTTAGATGCTTTTTCGTATAATTGTTTTACGTTTTCAAAATTCCCTAATCTCATATTAGCTTCAGCCGCAGCCAGCATAAACTCTATTTCTTTTATTTTGTCAATAACGTCATCATCCTCATGATCACATAACACAGTTGACCTGGCCCATATCTTATCTATGTTAAGACGGATCAGATCTGTTTTTAAATACTTTCTGTTAAATGAATAAGAGGAAGGACTTCCTTTTATGGTAATATCGTATATACCATCTTTTAGGTTTTCAAAATCATTTCCGCGACCCGGATCTATGCCAAGAGTCTTACTGTTGAATACATTCAACTGATTCTTACCAAGATAATAAACATACTTATTCTCGTCTTCAGGTGGCACGATCTCTATAATAGCCGGTCTGTCTGCCAGTATCCCCCATTCCGACTGATCGGCTATACGAAGCGTTTTAGGGTTGTTGGTGCTTATAACCTCAAAATCAAGATGGATATTGTTCATACTCTCCTCCCATCCCATTCTGGTAAGGGAATCATCGTATCTGGCTGTTATATCAGCTCCCTCTACTTCAGTGCTATTAACACGTACCTCGGTACCATTTATCTTGACTCCTACTATTTGGGCCACCAATGACTTAGCCATACCAAACATAGGAACAATGATTTCTCCGTTGTAATCAGTTCCTTCATTTGGATACTGTACTACTTCCGTCTTGTACAAACCGTCATTTCTTCTGGCTACTATTCTAATAACCATCTGATTTTCTACATCGTAGTCGGTCATTACTATCCTAACATAGAAAATGTTATTTCTTATCTGTGGTAAAATATCGATATAATTCATAACTTACCTTTTTCCACAAAGATAAGTAAATGGGGTGATAAAAGTTTAAAATGTTGTGTATTAAATAAAATAGGACGTGATTATTACCATATCCGATAATAGATTCCAGCGCCTAAGTAGGGGGAGAAGCCCTCGCGCCCAACCCCATACCCTGCCGTCAGTCCTATGCCCCAGCGCCGGCTCTTTTCGTATATTATTTCTTTTTTGTGGTAGATGATCATCGTGTCCAAATTAGGTCTGTATCCGCTTATAACAGCCCGATAATCATCTGTGTTGTATGTTTTTCTTTGTATAGGAATATTGATATAGACAGTGTCTTTTATCGTATCTTTTTCAACTATAGCATCCATAGGGAAAGGTATTTCTACCTCCCCTACGTCAACTATATACTGAGGAACAGGAACAGGTTGGATAATGGTATCTATTACAGTATCTATTTCTATATCGTGTATTATTTCTTGTTTCTTGCATGTTTTACCAAACAAGAAAGATATAAAACACAGTAGAAGAACTCCTAACACATGCCTGGCTCTCATTTTTTGCAAACACATCTTTTACCCTCCTTATCTTCGTCTAAAAGCTCTTGTATACCACCGTTGTTAATACCTTCTTTAAGCTCTTCTCCGAATGGAACTTTCTGCCACCAACTTACTTTGCTAAAGAAATACTTAACGCCTTTTACTATCATCAAATCAGGTGCAAGGTCGCCGAGGCGTTTGAATGCCATTCCGCCGTATAATATTAAGGCGAATATCGTAATCCACTGAAGAAGCATGTCTATAAACTCTGGGGATTTATGCCCTCCCATAGACATAATAAGATCCATTCCGGATATGGTGAACAACCCGAAAGAGCAGGCCGCGAACTCAAGAAGGATTTTCAAAACTCCCATTTCGCTTATGCATGTCAATATCTTAAAAGACCTCTTTCTCTTTCTTCGGATATAGCAGTGTTTGATACTTTTTATAGTAGCTAACAAAAGATTTATAGCTAATATAAACAATATAGAATATATAAGGTGGTGAATCTCCTGGAAATTCATCCACAATGCTGATAATCCGGAAATGAGAAAAGCCCAGAAACTTTCTAAATTCATCCTTCCTACAAATCTGTAAGCCATATTAGAACATAGTTACTTTCTTGCTACTTCCAAGAGAGTCATATACGTCAATATGGACCCAATTGGTACCTGATTCTAATCTGATGGGACAAGGAAGTAAATCCTGCGACTGAATTATTTTATTCCTTGCCTCTTCTGCCGTCATACCCTTGGCATCAAAATCGATGGCTGCCCCAAGCATATGAGGACTGATATACAAAGACCCTGATACGGTCTTGGATTTTACTATATCCGAGATATTGTTCCTAAAACCACGCTCATCAAACCTTCCACCCGACTTCCAGGTATTAACCGTCATCGGAGTTTTCAAGATGTCTTTCCTTAAAACCAGTATCGTGTGAAGCAACTCAGTTCTTAAATACCTCCAGCAAAGATCTTTGTCTCTACCGTATTCTTTAGGACCAACTAATTCAACAATACTAAAATACTGACTCAATTCTTTTATAATATCTTTTCTTTCCATAACTTAACCTTTTTCACAAAGATAATTAGAACCTTACCGATATGAAAAATAAGTAGAGTCGGGATTAAAGAAAAACCCCTGCATAAATAAATATACAGGGGTTATCCATAACATTAACAACAAATCACGACCTAAACAACCCTCACGTATCCTGCTGATACAAGATCAGAAAGATTCTCGTAAGCCAAAGGGATGCCTGAATCTCTTATGCAAAGATACTTAATTTCTTTGTCAATGTAATACTTTCCATTCTCTAAAATAGAATTATATACCCAAGGAATAGGATCGTCTATCGTACCTGAATGCTTTTCCTGAACAACCATATACAGGCTTTCGGCTCCACCTCCCTGACCAGGAACCCAGTCGGCTTGGAGATTGTGATTTTGCCTTACTTCAAACAGGGTCCAATCCAAATCCGAAGGTTTGTTTTTGCTACGGAAACGCTGCCCTTTTACAACAGCCGTGCCCATAGGAAGACCTTTGTCGCCGTAAACTCCATCCTTGTCCCAGATAGGGTACAACCCCTTTATCTTAAGAGCAAGATTCTGGTCAATATTTTCCAACATGGTCGGCGTGTTGATCATCGCCCTCATATACATAGCTGTAGCCTTCTCCGGATCATTGGCTTCAAGTATCTTATTTTTTTCTATGATCTGACCCTTTGTCCTTACCAACTTTTCAGGATAGCCTTCATCTACTTTCATAGACTCAACTTCACTCCTGTTGGTTTTAGAAGCTATTTCCTTTTCTATAGCAGCAGTACGATCGTTGCACTCAGATTCATATACATGCATTTCATTCATTGCCGTATTAGCAATATCAAGCTCGTATTCTGAATCTGCTACGGATACGGTGTATATCCCGCTTCCTTTTGCTACATCAATATCGTTTTTAACCTTCTGTCTCATGCTGCTGTTATACCATATCTGTTTACCATCCAAACTATAAGAACGGACAGTATCAGAATAAGCATATTCCCTGGCCTCAGAAACCTTCTTGTCTTTAGCCTTGGCAAGCAACTCCTCTTCAGTTGGTCCAGGAGGTTCCGGGTCAAGCTGCATGGCAATAACTTCTTTCACACTCGCATCAGGATTGTCTTGATGGATTTTTTCTTGATCGGAGTCAAGTTGAACCCATTTACCATCTAAGAAATCTTGGTAAGAATACCCTACTTCGTAAGAAGAGGAGTCCAACTCGTATCCTTCCCAGTAAAAACCTTTTACGTTTTTATTTACATAAAGCATACTCTATCCTTTCTATTAAGCTTGTTCACCTACTCTGATAACCAACTTATCATTGATATACCAGATACTTAATTCTATAAAACTGTTTTTAGGTACTACTACGCTATCGCCTGACATGCTCTGGAACAGGCCAGAGGTAGGAAGCGGCTGCGTGATGTCTGTGCCGGTGGTGTTGTTGACCCGCACCTGCCATTCCCGCCCAGCATCATCGGGAGATACGGCCATAGACAGGTTCGTAGCGGAAGCTACGTTAGCTATGATATTATGAGCATCTATTGGCAAACTTGCTAATGTTGTAACAACCTTAGGAGTCTTAGCCATAAACTTCAAATAAGACAACATCGTATTAAACAACGTAGCCGTATTAGCTATAGTCCTATATGTCTTATCTTGGGCAACAATATAAGTTGCCATCTCAATATCTATATAAGATCCAGATACGTCTTCCTTTGAGTTGGTGTTATTAAATAAAACAGCTATTATTTTTAATTCAGAATTATCATTATCTAAAAAATAATCCAAAGAAAAATAATAAAAACTAAGCTTACCTAATGTAATCCTGTTATTGTAAGCATCTATAACTTTTGCATACGAATCCTCATCAAGAGTTCCAGAAGTACTGGAAAATATGGATAGATCAAGATAAGTCGAATCTACTCCGGTACTTACCATACCAAGCGATTCAAGCACCTTGCCACCACCTTCTTCAGTAACCAAAATATATTCATTATACACGTTTTTGGTTTCTGTAGACGCCACATCATCTTTTACAAGATACATGACATTATCCTTCGCCTCTTCAACAGTAGGAAGTTTGCTAACAATCTGCTTCTTCCACCCTGCTGCCGAAACAGCATCATCTATGTACTGTTTTGTTACATGATCTCCCCATGTCATATTACTAAGAAGAGTCTTGCTACCGTCTTGACTTCCGGCAGGGGGAGCCGGGATAAGGCCTCCTTTGCCCGACTCTGAGCCCGTCCCAGGAGCGGCCTGCACCACATTCTCAAGTCTGGAATCAACCTCCTGACCTTCGAATTTACTGTTATAACCTACTTCTGCCATATTTATTTTTTGTTAATTTTATCCAACAACTTCTTGATCTGGTCTACGATGTCCATCACCGCGCCAACCTTGTTTTTTACGTCCTCAACCTTCTGATCAATCTTAGAATCCAAAGCCTTTAAACGGTCTTCGTTTTTACGATACACTAAATACAGGGCTAAACCGATGATTGCTATCGTAAGGATATTAGCCAAAACGCATCCGATTATTATCTGAAACATGATGATTATATGGTAGATAACGCTACCACACGCTTTAATTATTCAACTTTTTTACAAATATAGCAATTATCCCAACCATAACAAGATCAAAGACGCTCGTCATTAACATCAGACACCCATTCTTTAGATGAAAGAACAGATTCAAGCTCAGAAGAAGGGCTGTCATATACCGGATACGGGTATTGAGGTTCGTCATCAGCCTGCGCGTCTAAAGACTTAAATAGATGGTCATAATGTTCTACGTGTAAAATAACCCAAGAGCCGTCTACGCTCGCTCTTGGGCTACCTGTTCCTAATTCACGTTTCCTTTCTTCAGATACGGAATCATATACTTCTTTTGGTATGATAATGAATTTCATATTATTTTGCTTTTAAAGTTTGTAAATAGTTATATGCTTTGATACAATCTTCCCTGGAGAGGACTGTAGGATAAATCGCTAAGTTTTTGAAAGCAATTTTAGTATATGCGTTACCTGAATATCCTATAGTTAAGAAATTTTTACTGGTAGATTCCGTTTCTTCATTATAAATAGATTCTTTCCAGTCTTTTGAATAAATCCTGCCATCAGAACAAATTGCATTAACGGTATTTTGATCGGGAATCAAATTATTTCTACCATTTTTTATATTAATGAGTATTGAATTATAATTATAAATGACTATACTATCAAATTTTACAATACCAGCATTGTCTTTTTTCCCTGTATTTATAAGCTCCCAATCTCCTATTACAGTCCAATCATTACCCATTTCAAATATAGACGAAGTTATCTTATCATCCACCCCATCAGTAACCAGATAGCCAGCATATTCCCCTTCTTTATTGTAACCACTTCCTTCGATAAACCCTAAATTAGACAGTACAAGATTATTACCATTGCCCGTAATGTTGGCAATAGTAGCACGATCTTCGTCCTCGTTGGTTTTGCCGGTGACAGTCCATGCCTGGTCGGGGAAGAGCCAGGGATAGGTTTTAACGAAGTAGTCTTTGATCTTGGTCAGTTCTTCTTCGGTGGCATCATGATCGAGAATGACTATTTCCCAAATGGCAGCATTGGCATAATTACTTAATTGGCCAAAATAAGTTTTACAAATACACAGCTTATTAGTAGATTTAGATGTTCCTTTTTTTATTATTTGACCATTGTAACTACTTGATGTTTGCCATGTAATAGGGTTATTATCATCAATATATACATCTGTAAAACTATTATAAGATCCCGTAACGTCATTTACATTTTCATCCTTTCTATATTCAATTAAAAAAGCGCCTTCATCATTTGTGTCAAGATTTGATATTAAAGGTCTTTTATATTGAGTTGCATCATATCGTGTTATCCAATTCCTCAATGCAATAATACTATATCCTTTTTCTTTAGGCAATAATGGCAAGTTGTCACATCCCGCCCAATCGTCTACTCCGTCAAAGACGAGTGCACCGGGGTAGAGGGGAAGTTGTTCGATGGTAAGTTTAGATCCATACCATCTTTCAGGATATTTTTCTATAGAAAAATAGAGAGCTTCTGCCAAAAAGTTAGACGGAATTATTTCATACACACCATCTTCTGACATGTAAAAACGATTGCCCAATCGATCATCCAAAAAAGCATCGCAACCTTCTGGTATGCCTGTTACTTTTAAAACGCAAGATTGACGTAATTTTATATTATGGTACAATAAACCCAATGAGACATTTTCTTTAAATGTTGCTGTTATTTTAATGCTATTTCTTTCAAAATAAGCCGCCATTGAATTTGTGCCCCACTCATCTATGTCTGCAACATACCTGCCAACCCCGGACATCCCCTTCCAAGCGAAATTCTTCAACTGTAGATCATGACCATTACCTGTCTTATCTACCCATACAGGATTGGCAGCCATCTGCTCATTAGTAAGACCGGAAGCTGAATATCTGGCTACGATACCTTCTATATCCGGGAAGGAATCTACCTTGCATGGCAGGTCTAATATCATTTTAGCATACTCTTTAAAAGGTATGGAAGTAGGTACATCATACCCTTTGGATATAAGGGCTTGCCTTATATCCTCTTTGGTATTTATAATCCTCATTAACTTATCTGATATGGTTCCCATCACACTTCCTCCCCGTTTATGTAATCCAATACCGAACCTATATCTCCGATGTCCGATTTTATTGACTCTCCTTGAGAATGTATTTCAATAAGTTTCTGATATAAAGTGTTATCCCCTATACGATTCTTATCTGTAGCTTGTTCTTCGATTTTGGCTATCGTATCAGGATCTTCGTACTTAACACCATCAGGACCATACCATTCGTCTGTTAAATTCGTGTATTTATGACGAACTGGAGTCGATTTAGACTCCAGTGTTACTAAAAAATATTCGTTACAGCTCATGACAATAAGATTTAGTGGTTGCAACAATTACATCTACAAACTGTTCTCACGTAGCCAGAGGGAATGGCAGCCAGCTCCGTCCCTACGGCTATCGCCGGGTCAGTGCTTTCCATGACCGTCAGTGCCATCTTGTCTATGTCAAGGTCATTGTCGTAAACGATTTCTCCCTCAACGTAGATGCTTCCGGCATCAGAGGCGTAGCAGTTTTTAACCTGTCTTATATGACGTTGTGTAGCAGACGCAAAATCACACTCGATACTTAACCAACCTACCGGTATCTGATCGATATTGGATCCGATATTGTAATCAGGGTCGGTTGTTTTAAGAACCATATGTCTCAATTCCCTTGTATTTCCGTATCCGTCCATTGTTATGTATGTTCGGATCTGAACCTTACCCTTTTCCGTCTTATAACAGTTTTCTACTATTTCTGTATCGGATGTAGTAGCATCAGGGAAATCACAAACAATACGCTGCCATCCTTCTTGTATTTTGCTGAATGTGGCGCCTCTTTGTATATCAGGGTCGGTCGTTTCTAAAACAATAAGATACTCGTCCCGGACACCTATTATGCTATCTACCGACCTGTATCCACCAAGATGTATTTTACCACCAGGAGTAGTATAACATTCATCTACGGACATAATATGTCTTTCCGTAAGATCAGGAAAATCGCATTCGGTTTTCGTCCATTCGTTAGGTATCTTATCTATTCTCGTCCACTGAGGATAGGCGTCGTCCGTTGTCTTAACAATATAATAATACTGTTCCCTTACACCAAGAACGGCATCAATAGATTGATAACCTTTTATATTAACCTTACCACCATCAGTCTTATAACATTCATCTACTTCAACAATTTCCCGGTCCGTCATGTCAGGAAAATCACAGACCATCCTCACCCAATCTTCGGGAATGGAATCCAGCACGGTTCCTACCTTAATATCAGGATCGGTTGACTGAAGGACGGTGTAAATCTCTTCCCTGGTTCCAAGGATGTTATCTATGGCTACCAAACCTTCTACTTGCACTTTTCCTTTTTTAGTAGTGTAACATTCAAGAACGTAAGTTACATCTCGTTCTGTCATGTCAGGAAAGTCACAAACCATTCGAACCCAATTTTCTGGAATTAGCTTAAAAACATGGCCGGCAGGGAAATTATCGTCCGTCGATTGAATAACGGTATAAATAGATTCCCTGATATTTATCTTATCATCTATGGCTTCCAATCCTTCTATTTCAACCTTACCATCCGGAGTTTTATAACATCTGTTGACGAACGTAATGTCGCGTTCTGTCATATCAGGAAGATCGCAGTCGATCATAACCCACTCGTCCGGTATTTTAGTAAGAACTTTACCTACCGGATTGTCCATATCGGTACTGTCGGTAATTCTATGGGTTTCTTTAAGAACATCCATCTGATCGTTAAGAAGATACCAACTCCATACTTCAACCTTCCCACCAGGTGTACGGTAACAAGTTTTGAAATCTTTGATAACTTTCTCAGCTATATTAATCCACTCCCATTCTGTTGTAGCAGGAATACCAGAAACAGGATGCTTCTTACCTTCTTCGTCAAGATACCAATAACAGCCATTTAAGGACACAACCACCTGGTAGATTTTGTCCCCTATTTTTATACCGGATTTGCTGTCATCTACCGGTTGGGAGGAACCCCATTTTCCAACTATGTTGGTTATTTTATCAATGCCCCTACCAAAGGCACCAGATAAAAAATCCACGCCATTCATATGAAACTAAGTTATTTCAAATTATTTTATTACAAAAAAGGGGGGTGGAGGACCAGCCTCCTCCCCCTTGGGATATATAGAAAAAAGGAAAATCAAATCTTGCAGGGCTTGATATTTGCCGAAGCAGCTAACAAATCCATAAGGTCTTGAATACCTTCGTGAGCACCGTACGGTACATGGAAGTGTACTGTAATATGATCATCAATTACCCTACCGAAGCCGTTAGAATAACGCGCCGGCTTCAACGTTACTGAATAATCAGCATACGGAGCCAACAGGTCTAAGCGGGTTTCTTCGTTGGTAAACATCCGTTCCATAAGTTCTTGGTGAGTCTTACGGAAGTCGAAGAACATACGTTGTTCGCGTTCTTTATCCAGCAATTCAGCGCCAAGGTGAGTACGCGGAGCCCAGTGCTGTTTGTATTCGGTATGGATCGGGTTGAAGTACGTGCTTATAGCTTCGCGCTGTTCATCCGGATAACCGCCATTTACAGCAATACGAACAGATCCTTCTTGGAATGTCAGACGGTCAATCAAACAGTCAGACGGAGAAATCATGTAGTCAATACCACGGAACAAGATACCGCATTTGCAGTTCTTAGGAAGCGGATCGGCGATAATGGACTGATCTCCTGCTACGGCACCCAAACGTTTCCAATTACGTCCACGATAAGATTCGGGCGCTTTCGATACAAAGAAGTCTTTGAAAATTTTATCGCATTCGTCGCAAACCATGTTAGTAACGACCGTTGTTTTGAATTTGTGTTGACATCCACCAGGTGTACCGTAATCTTCGATTGTCAGATACGGGAATGCTGCCTGTAATTCTTCTTTAGCACTGTTACCACATTCATCATCCGGCAACGTGATTTCATAAGCTTCTTTCGAAATCTTACAAGAACCACATGCTTCCCAGTTAACGGTAGTAACAGTAGGATTGCTACACATATCTGCTGTTTTAGCAACGAACGTTACTGTGGCAGTCGGATTGGTTTCTACAAATGCATCGATATCAGCCTTCGTCAGTTTCTTGCTTACGGCCACAGTGTACATACCTACGCCGCCATCTTGGGCTGCTGTTTTCTCGGCAGTGCTACTAACGGCATTCTTAATGCTTTCTACTACAGTAGACTGATCAACGCCATCATCCTCTAACGTTACGGCATAAATCAAACCGCCGTCTACCTTAGTATATCCTTCAGGACACTCTTCGCAGCCTTTCATTATAGAAGACAGCTTTTGAGTATAATCAGCAGGCTTACCACCTTCTTTCATCACCTGATATTTGGAAGTAGAAAGATGACGTCCGACTCTCTTGATATCCAAACCAGGATAAGCAGCCTTAAGCTGAGCCAGGGCATAAGCATCACCGGTATCACACATTTCCATACAATAGAAATTCATGTCGGTTTCCACCGGAGTTTTTTCCAACTCGTCACAAGAATGGATAGGATGGATTTCTACAAAATCACCTACCTTTCCACCACCTGCAATCGGCTGATTCTTGATACGTTCGATTGTTTTCAAGATAGCAGCCAAAATATCAACATCTTCGCAAGGATCACATTCTGAACACATATCCTCACGACCAGGACAGTTTTCGAAAATGATGTAATCATCGATATTCACCTCACCCATCGGATAACCACGAAGCTCGAACAAACGTCCTGTCAGCTTAATATGAATAGGGATACGATAGCCTTTTCTTGCTGTAATAGCGGTATTGTCGTCAATTCCGTTGTAACCGAAAATAACTTCATCTACTTTAATTTCTTTGCTCTTCGGAGCAGAAGCATACACTTCTATAATTTCATCAATAGCAAACGTAGGTGTAGAGAATGATTTATCATCAGATACACGGTCGTTCACCATCTCATTACGTCCGATTCTGATCTGGAAACGTTGTTCGTCCTTACGATATCCTTTCAAGTCTTTCAACGCTTTCAAACCATCTTTAGTCTGCTCACCATCCAAATCATAGATAGCGATCTGACCTTCTTGAAGCAACAAAGAATCTACGTCCGCCAACTTAGCGTGCGGAGGACAGATAATGTGTCTGTCATACGGTTTATGGATAGCCATAGCCTTATAATATTTTAAAAATTAATATTCTGTTATCTGTCTCAAAAATAGCGATAGTCATATAAGCAACAAAAAGCATTAGGAATTAATTAATTCTTAATGCTTTTTGATAGTCTTTAATTTAGGACACGTCTTTATTCTGCTATAAAGGAGATTGGACGTTGTTTGAGTCTATTTGATAACGTCCATATTCGCTTTCATTCAAAGCAAATTGCTTTTCAATCATGTTAAGGATAATACCAATTAATTTATCATCTAATTCAGGATCTATATCGGTTGAATTAGAACCATCGGATTTAACATATCCTTCGATGTCAACTTCCTTAGGATAGCGGTAATACGTAAGGTAAACGGTGTCTACTTCAAAACCAGACTTGTACACCCTTACCGAATCTTCGCCTATAGTGTAGAACGTTTCCCTAAAATCAAAATCAGGTTTGTTAAAAAAGTCGGCAAGAAGCTCATGCGGGTTTTCGTTCTTAGCCTCCCACATGGTAAAATCAGTGACCGTGCATTCACCTTTGGTAAATACGCCTGATATGTTTGAAAAAGAAAAGAAATCAGAAGGCAATGAAAACAAAGTGCTTTCCGGATTATCTTTATCTCCTTTCTCGTCAAGTTCTTTTGAATACACAACTAACTTTTGGATATAACGTATATCCTCTTCGTTTTTCTTATCAAGGATATAACGAACAAGGCGGTTTTGTTCGTCATTAAAAAGCTGAACAAAACGTGCCTTGTCAAGTTTTATACCACCGTTGGTCATGTTTTCTTCAGCCTTCTGTAAGGCCCGAAGATAACAATCAACAATCTTCATAAATTATTCTTTTTTATCAGCGTATTGATCAATATCAAAACCTTTTTCGTCTTCCTTTTTCTTCTTGTCAGACTTATCTCCTTCTATTTTTTTATGCTTGTTCTTTAAAGCATTATACGCTTCCAGAACACGTGACTTGGTTTCTAACATCGACTTATTGGAAGCAAGAGCCATAGACGCAGAGATAGCGTCGGCGCCCAGGAGCTCGCCATTCAGATACAGTCCGTCGGTGTTGACGGTGACAGCCAGTCCCTCGATCATTTCCCTAATCATACGATGGAATTTGATCACCTGCATTCCCTCAGAAGATTCATCATCAGACAAGAACCTTGAGCTTGCTTCTTTATACATGTCAACGTTCGTATTCTTAGCATCAATCCAATTAGTGAATATGTATTGAACCATGCTCTGATCAAGCTCTACGCTATATATGATATCAAGATACAAAAGCAGATCGTAGATGCTTTTCCTTTCAGCCTCGGATCCTTTCAGTTTGTTCATGAACTCGTATAAAATATCAGCCTTGTCAATCTGACGTTGTTTCCTGATATCTACGGCCGTAGTCTTGTCTTCTACACAATAATAAGATTCAACGTACATCGGATTACCGTCTTCCTCTTTAGGAGTAAGAGACTTGGATAAAATAGCTATATACAGCTCAAATAAATCACGAACGTCATTAGTGTAGAACAAACGACCATCATATAAGTCAATTCTGTAAGAATCCCAGAAATCGAAGTTCTTTTGGTCCAGGTCCTCATTGACAGTTTCTTCAAACGGATACCGAATATTCTTAATACGCATATCCATTTCATTCTTCTTGTCTTCAAGTGAGTAACCTTTATAACATGCTGAATTGATAAAGAAACCTGTATCATACACCCTAAGATCCTTGTCCCATCCACAACAAGATACTGTCTTGTTCCCAGGGAAAGGAGTCTTGGAAATGCCTCTTTCCTGATATCCGGAAGGAGCTTCTTCATCCATCTTACCTGTTATAACATAAATAGAGTCGGAATATATCTTCATTCCTCCTACGGTAGCCAGCAGTTTCTTAGACTCATGGCTTTCTTCAAAAATCTTTTTTCCCATTTTTTTTATATACCCTACGTCTTTTCATATATGAAAAGACTATGTTAGAAACAAAATTTGCGGCCGGTTTTAAAGCCGACCGCAAGTTAATATTAAAAGTTATGATTACAAAGAGCTTGGTAACAATTCAATTGTTACGAACCGGCTGGTATCTTTTACCCAACAAGCCGATACAGAATGGCACCAGAATTGTTCTGACATACGAGGATGGCTGGATACAATTTCTTGAGCCGATACTCTGGATGACCATCTACCTTGTTCGTAACCCCACCACATAGAACCGATATCAGGCTTAACGTAGAATACGTTGCTGTTGATATTACCAATACGAGCTTCGGCTGAAGCAGGGATGCCGGCGAATGCATTGGAATATTCAGGAGCGGTCAAGTCTTCCATAATACATGAATATGATGTGATAGGAGTCATACCGTCTACCAACTGGCTTCTATCTACCATATCAACGTAATCCAAAGAAGGTTCGTGTTCTACAATAACCTTACCAATACCCGGAATAGTAACACCCTTGATCTTTACAGTTCCTAATTCAAGAGCATCGTTTGATCCTGTTACCGGATTATTGATAATACGTTCTGTACCCATAAGCGGAGCCAAGGCACCCAATTGAGAGAAGAACTCATCACGGAAGATTTCAACGATGTTCTTGTAAGCCATAGCACCTACCTTGAATTTCATTACACGATTTTCAATCGGCATATCGCTACGACCACGGAAAATATAGTCAGCAGCAGCCAGGAAGTGTTCGCGCTTGATACCGCCCGGACGTGCATATGAGATAACGAAACCACGGCGAAGTTGATGGTACAAACCTTCGTTTTTCATCAAAACACCATTATGACCCTTAACTCTACCTCCACGCATGAACATAAGTTCGTATGCTTCCATCTTAGCCAACTCAGCCAAACAGAACAAAGACACTGTATTGGCTACACGTGCCGTACGCATATCAATGCTTCCGTCACCAAGACGAGAACCGATAATAGCATAACTTGCATCACCTCCTCTGATTTCAGAAAGCTGACGAACTTTCTGGTAAGCCTTGTCGATGAAATTCTGTGTACGTTCGTCCGCATAAGCCAAAGACTTAATACCAGCGTACATAGTCGTTTCACCTTCAACACCACGGTGTCCACCAAGCGTAAATTCACAAGTCATAGAACCGGCCTTAGAAGCACCTCCTACACCAGAGAACTGAGTAGAGAACTCACCAAGAACGTTTGTTACCTTCCAGTATTTAATACCGGCGCGAAGCATGTCTTTCGGGAAGTATTTAGCACGAGAACGACCCCACAGCTTACACCAATATCTCCAGTTTTCACCTTCTTGTTTCGGAGGGCGCTCTGTAGAGATAAGAGCCTGGCAACCGTTAATCACATCGTAAGTAATAACATCTCCTTGTTTAAATTGTGCATTCAACACAATTTCGAAGAAGCTTTCATCAATACCGGGTTTTGCATATTTCAAAGACGTGTCTTCTACTGTAACCACCTCATACGTTTCTGATACCGGAAGATCATAACGGAATGAACCATTGATACCATTTACGGTAATAGTAGCATCCTGTTTAATCATACCCATATACATAGGCAGAGGATAGTTTGTAATGTTAGAAAACAACTCAAGCATACCCAGATGGTTCTTATCCGGATTTTCGTAGTACCAATCTTCTAAAGAGCTAAGATCGTGCTCTACGATACTTTGCTTAACGACTTTAGCGTCGGTATATCCAATCACCGTGTCACCATTCATGGTGGCCGGGAAATTTTTTGTTAAAAGTACATTAGCCATGAACGAAAAAATGTTTTAATTTTTAATCTATACTGATTTCATCGAACTTCACACCTTGAACTTGATCACCTTTATCATCTACCGGAGCTACCCTCTTGTCTTTATTTGTGTGGCTGATGAGCTTATAAATTTTCTTCTTCTCATCAACTACAGCTTGATTCGACTTCTGTTTTATGAACTCTCCTGGGTTCATAAGAAACATAATCAAATCTGGCGCTTCTTCCGGATTCATCATCATCTCCCTTACCCTATTAAATGCTTTGGTAATTCCGGGATTCGATTCAGAAGGTTTTAGGGCAAAATCAAGAGCTTTAGATACCATAGTGTCATTTAGCTGATACTTTGCCTGGATAGAAGACTTAAGGTCTTTCTTATACCTTCTAAAATCTTCTGCATCCTTCGCCTTCTTTTCGGCAGCCTCTTTAGTACGTTGCTGGATAATATCATCCATTCTCTTATCAAGCTCAGCCTTATACTTTATAGCCTTTGCTTCAACATACTCTTCTCCTTTATTGATAATGCCTTTGAAAAACTCATCAGCTTCATCTTTAGGCAACCCAAGAAGATCAACATAATGGCGAACGATCTTTATCTGATCTGCTTTGTTTTCAATGTCAAGCTTTTCTATCGGAGCGACATTCGTATCATATTGCTTAAGAATATCAACGATATTAGCGCCAGCCTTATCAGCCTGAATAAGCTTCTTGGTAATATCAGAAACAGAAGTAACATCTATCTTATCCTTAACAATATCCTCTTTCTGGCTTTCAAGGACTGTAGATAGTATGTCACACAACGAATCTTCTTTACTAAAATCAAGATCATTGATAGTAATCTCTTCGCCGTTTTCACCGCTAAATACCACATCTTTCAAATCGGGAATGATCCCTCTTGAAGAAAGGGCATCCAATACTTTTCTGTAATTGACAACCGGGGTCTCTACCGGATCCTGTTTAACGTCAACCACATTCTCTTCTCCTTTTTTATCCTCTTTAGGATCAGGAGTAGGATCGACAACCGGCTCTTCTTTAATTTGAGAACCTTCTTCTACAGGCTTCTCATCTTTTTTAGCCGGTTCATTACCATTAATAGGCAGAATATCTTCTTCCCTATTATAAACATCATCAACTGGACCGATACTAAAAATATCGTCCAATTCTACTATTCCATTTTTTTCTAATTTTCCCATACTGCAAAAATATTTAAATACCTATATTTCAGACAAAAAACTTATAAGTGTTTAATCTTCACTAAAAATTAAACATCCCCAAATTTTATTAGAGATTTTCTAATGAAATTTGGGGATGTTTAATCCTTAATTCTTATTGATTCCGGCTACATACCTTTTGGTGGCATCTTCCCTCGCTCGTTGAGCAAGCTCTTTGGATTTTAATTTTAACTCTTCCATTTTCATTCTCATTTCATCATCATGAAGTTTGGAATCGTTTTCAATTTTCTTATCCTCTATCCTTTCATTGCTTTCTATATCAGCTTGCCTTACGGTCTGATCTGAAACAGAAGCCAGGAAGTTGAGGGAGGTGGCGTCGCTCTTGGCGTCTGCCGCCCTGCCTGCCGCCTGAATCTTCTCTTGAAGTATCCTGTATTGACCTTTCTTGTCTTCCAAAGCAAGTTCATGCTGACGTTGCTTATCCTTCTCAGCAGCTTCAGCTTGTATCTGTTGCTGGTTAAGCTGCATCTGATTCTGTTGTTGCTGCTGCATCTGACGCTCGTTGTATGCGCGAGTATTCCTTGCATTCTGTATAAGTTCCACCATAGAATCTGATGTGAAGATAGATGCAAGATCGTAAATATCGCCTCCGGCTGTATTTAGCTGCAACATGAAAGTTTTAAATTTCTCAAGCTCATCCCTTTTCTTGGAATTAGATAATGCCTGAACACCAAGATGCCTTAGACTAAGACCGTCGGTTCCTATAGATAAAAACGCTCTGGTAAGATCACTTTTTGTGTACATTACAGAAATATCCTTTCCTTCTTCCTGACATTGTTGAGCAACAGCCAGATGAAGATCCAAAGCGCGTTTCTTGAAGTAACCGAAGTTATCAAAGTATATCTGTGTTTGTAACATAGATGCTGTAACGCCCTGCTGGACCCCGGTGGCGGTCTCATACCTGTTGGGGCCGTTAATTACTTGAGGCGTGATACCAACCATTTCAAAACATTTCATCCTCGACCATTCAGCAAGTTCCATTCTTGTTTTAAGTTGCTCTGTCTGGGACAAATCATAGACAGCAAACTGGTTGAAAGGGACACCACCTTTCGTGTTTTGAGATGAGGTATCTAATGTAAGAGCACCTACAGACTTAGCTACATCAAGAAGGTTTGCCCATATATCAGCCACATCTTCACCCAAATCCTTGTATTCACTCGGAACCAGATTTATATCTCCTAAGAAGAATTTACCGATCTCCTTTTCAAGAATATTGTTTATCTGGTTTATGGAGAAATTATAGAATATTTGATATGGCTGAATCCTGTTAGCCATAGAAGTACCGATATATCCGGCAACAGGTAAAACAAAGTCATAGATGTTGCTATCCCCTTTTATCTGGTGATCGATAGGTTCTCCATCCAGATACAGGTTGTCCTGAGCGAGGGCACCTCCACTTATTTTAACCCCGTACCTTACCTGTGGAACGTAATCTACGAAATAGGTATTAATCTCCGGGTTCTCCATTCCCTTACTCATGGTTCTGGTAATTTTCTTAATACCATTTTCCTGTAAAAAGTCCTGAAGAAGCTCGTCGGTTACCATTTCGGTAGTTACTAATCCGGTTTCAGTTTGGTAGGTAATTACATACACCTGAGCCGGGGATACCCAATATGATTCAGTTACCTGATACAAATCACTACGAACATGCTCGTCGCTTAAACTCTGGGCACGGTTATAATAATTACCATGCTCTAAATTTGGCATGAATCTGGTTCTGTGATATTCGTTGCCATTACTATCGTATCCGGTATATGTGCCGGCTGGAATACCGTAATAATCCTCATAAGCTTTTATAGAAGCATAATCATTATATCCTTTCCAAGGTATTACCTTATTCTGATATAACATCCCTACACTCGCCGATTTGGATAAACTTACATAGCTTCCATTATCACCATTGTTATAAGTACCATTGAAATTATCAGCACCTCCTATAAGCTTTTGCTTGTCTTTTGCCGTAAGAAGATGCCCCCACCTTACTATAATATCATTGGCAGTATAATAATGAACACGACCAATATAATCACCGTACTGCGGATACTTGCTATCTAATGTCTTAGAATAAAACGTATTCAACGGAGACCATCTCTCCGGCTTATAATAGTCGTATCCTACATGATAGTTTCTAAAACAACGACCGGTAAGAAGATAGTCGATGAAATTCTCGGTGTCTATCTCATCCATGTAAAAACGCCCCCTGTCTGCTTCAAGCGTATGAGAACCCCATATAACCTCGGCAGTCTTCCATTTTGTATTCATGAAATTCTCTATCTCAGGAGGGGTCATAGATGCTTTCACCTCTTGTATCTGTTGAGCATAAGCCTGCTTTTCTTCTTCGCTTGCAAAATTATTATAATCCGGATCCAATCCCCTATTTAACAATTCTTGCCTAACCCTTCTGTCCAATTCCTCTTTAATGTAATTATGAAGGAGATTCTCCTTCGTGGCAGAATACTGATTCACTTCAGATTCGTCCAATCCAACTACATTATACTTGTCAGAAAGGTTGCCCAACCATCCTACAAAAGCGTTTACGATCGTACCTATTATATCATAATGACGTAAGAATGATGGAATATTTACATTGTCCCTTATAGATTGAACATCCTTAAGATAAGGAATTACGTCTTTCAGCTCCATAAAGGATAACTTACCTTCCATCATTCTATAAAAATCCTTGAACTTCTGGTTCTCATCAAGCTGCTTCAAACCAATCAATTCAAGAGAATCCATAGTGGCTTTAAACCACTCCTTGGTTTTTCTCTTGGTAGGTATCGCCTGTACCGGCAAACCTGAAAATACTCCTCTGGCCGGAAAAGCCTGATCTCTATTGAAATATTCCATCCTATTATCCTATTTTTCACAAAGATAAGGAATTTGTTCTCGTCACCTCATTTTATAAGGGTTATGTCTTCTTACCGTAAATCCTTTGACCTGTTCTATCTTCTTGCGCTCTCTCTTCTTTTGATTCTCCTTCTGAGTCGTACTTTCAGGCATGTAACCCATATCATCATAATACTTAGCCAGAAGAAGAGCGTGGCCGAAGGCTATGATACGGTCGGTGTTGGTCCCGGGGCCGAAGGCTATGATCTCATCAAGAAGTTCTATATCAGGGATACGGTAAATACCTTTCTGTGTTATTTCATTACCATCATCATCATACCCAACAACAACATCCTCCCAACAATATTGAATAACGGTATTGAAAAGCATACGCTGATTGGGAACCGTAGGAGCCAAACCGAGCTTATTGTTCTGACGGGCTCCGGCACGGATAATCTTACCGGCAAGACGTTCGCCATCTTCCAGCAACATAAGCTGCTTATTTCGTCTCGTAAGATAAAATTCATACATTCGGTCGGCATTCTCCATAAGACACTTGGCCCCATACGCTTCTTGAAGTATTTCACAATTCCTACAAAAATCATCGGAAGATGGAGGACGTGATGCGTATGATGCTACTATGCAATAAGCAAATGGATCGTTGATTTTTACATATCTTTTAAGTACATAAAACGAACCAACAGAATCAGTATCAGCCTTGTCAGATTTATAGGGGTCAAGCGATGAGACATAAGTGTAATCAAAAACACCTCCTTCTTCTGGTGGATCCTCATATATAACAACAGGAGAATCTATGTTACCACCTTGAAACGGATAATCAGCAAGCTGCTTATCACTAAAATTATACCCCATTTTCATGCCGTCTATCTGATAAATATCCACTGTTTTACCAGGCCTACCTTCTTCAAGAAGACGGCTTTTGTGCTTCAACGCATCTTCTACAGGGAACCTATTTACGTTCGTATTAAGGAAACAATCATCTATAGACAAAGGGAATGCCATTCGTTCCTGGACGTATAAAGCTCTATCCTTTTTGACAAGTTCGTCAAGACGTGATTTTATTATTCCAGTATTTTTATCAAAGTCTGAAACTTTTATTTTTATCTTCTTAAGACCGGGAGCATTCTCTACTCCAAGATACTTATCAAGAGTCGTTTCTTTCTTTTCATAAGCATGAGACATCTGGGCCGGAACAAAGCATCCGGATTTACATATACGCCATGTTGGTTTAATAACTCTCTTATTTAGAATATCATAATTCATTATAATGAATCCATATTCGTCCGGAGAGTTCATGATTTTCTGGGCATCTTGAGACTTTTCTACATTACCTCCGGTATTATGAGTTATAATACCATTTGCTATATAAGTGTGAGTATCTGATGCAGTGAGATTGTAAACAGGCTTAATTCCTATATATTCTATCTTATCTATCCTTTCTATTATCACTCCATCTAAATATTTTGACCTAAAAGATCCAAATGTGCTAAAATTAGAACTAAATTTACTTATAGAATCAAGTTTTTCTCTTCTATACCCTATATCTGTTCCAATTATATCACAATATTTAAGCATGGATAATTTATCCAATATATTACATACATATGAATCAAGAATAATTGATCTATCTGCTGGATTTTTAGATGGGCTATAAGAAATAGTACTATGTATTCCAAATTTAAAAAGAACATCCTTTATTTCTTCAAGAAGATGTTTATTACAAGATCCTACACTTATACGATGATGTCTTTTATCATTATTAGAACAAAAAGTAGCATCAGCATCAAAATATCCTCTAATCATCATAATAATATCCTCCCTTCTATACGAATGTATATCTAATGGAAGTGTTTTATTCTTTTTGGTCTGGCCGTATATACCAAGTTTTCTTAACTCGTGACATATCCCCTTTATTCTTATTTCCCTATAATCTTTTCCGTTCTTAGTCTTATACTGTTTCTCTATACAACACTCATATTTAGATCGTATATAATCATACACCTCATTATCACTGGTAGACACGACAGGAGTCTTATCAAAACCATAGCTTCCATCCCCTATTAGAATGCCAACAAGGTATGGATCGAACATTTTTTTATCTCCCCATATATCCACGCCATCTGATACACATATTTTACGTCCAACCATAAGAGAATCAGCCCTTCTGAAATCAGCACCAAAATACCTAAATTCACCACTTCTTTTCTTTATAACAGTCAATATGGGATGATCTCCACTGCATTCAAGTACCCTTCCTCTTTTCGTTGTTATTCTGTAGCACTCTTTCTCGGCAGGAGGTTTCATCCATGTTATATCTTGACTTACAGCTTTTGATGATGCATTATCGAATCCTACTATTCCATCCTCTTGCTTCAAATCCTCTATTCTGCATGGTTCTCCGTTTGATTTGTACACCATTGTACCAGCACAACAACATCCAGCCATAAGACAAACGCCCCTCATTCTACCATGCATCATATGAGCCGGCCTACCGGCAAGCCATGCCCCAAGCACCGGGAATTTACCTACCTCATCATATATAGACGTATATGGAGTTCCACCTGCTGTCTTCAATGATCCTCGTGTCTTTCCATCATCAACGTTGGTGATTCTTATTCTGGCATGAACATCACGTTGATTATTGATGTTTCTTGTACCTAAAACAACTTCTTTAGTCCAATCGTTACCAGTCCTGTTTATAGTAAGATAAGGAGGAAGATTATCAAGTCCAAACTCAAGATACTCCCCCATATTGGCAAGGTCTTCTTTACTTGCTCCAATAACATTATGCGTCAAATTGTACGTCATTGTAGCATTACGAGCCAGAAGAGAGCTCATTATGGCCGTATTATGAGTAACGATGTAATTGGTGGTCAAAAATAAATGAGAGTCATTATCAACGGTTATACAAGTGGCATGCTCCTTTCCGTATATCGATATGGATCTTATTTTTAATTCCTTACGATTCCTTGATAGTATAAGTTTGTTCCCCTCCAATTTAGCATACCAACCTGAAGCCCAAAACATACGTTGTACAAAATTTATGACATCCATATCAATATGAGACAACATAAGCTCTTCTTCTCCGGTTACTACATTTCTGAAAGAACGGATGAAGTTTTCTATAAAATCTTTTTTTTGATCTATGGACGATCTTAGAAATTTCTTACAAACGTATTTATCAAAAAACATATCCCCTCCATAGCCACCGAGATAAGCCGCCAGCATCGAGGCGTAGGCCGACGGCGGAACCGGCAGCTTTGCCGTAGGGTAGTTCAGGGCCTCACCTACTGGAATAGACATACTCTTATAATCCAATCCGGCTATGGCTCTAAGACTCCTAACATGCCATTTTACTCCATGATTGACACGCCATTGGTGATTTCCGCAACAAATAACGTTACGACCGTCTTCAAATACAACTCTGTAGGTAGTTACTTTTCCTTGAGGATAGACACCTACGACTTCTACCAAATTACCTTTATCGTCATATATCTTATCCCCTACAACGATATTTCCTATCATCTTTTCCCGGTCCTCAAGATAAAGTATCTCAGAGTCAAGAAGGGCTTTTCCAAAACGACGGCACCCGAACATGAATATTCCTTTATTCTCTTCTTCCGCCTGCTTTAGAAATTCGGCAAACATCCATTCATTATCACGAAGCTGAGAATTTCCAGGAATACGATCATCTCCTACGTCAATCATCATCTTCCAGAAATTGATATGCCAATATAACCAAGGATGGATAAATACACCATTTATGGTAACACCGTTAAGGAGTTTCATAGCCTCATTCTCCCAGAATTGCTTGACATCATCGTCTTGCTCTTCATAAGAATAAAGGTCATTCCATAACGGAATATCGTTACCCATATTTATATAAAGTTCTTTACTATCAAAATTCATAACAAAACTACTTACCGAACTTGTTCTTGGCTTCATTCTTCACAAAAGACTGAATACCTGATACTGTTTGTCCTCCTTTTAGGCTTTTCTTATTTTTGGCAGCCTCAAGCTGATTATAGACATCCATTATCCCACACATCTTAATATAAGATTCAGTCCATTGCATTAAGCTATCAGACAAGCTTTTTTGAAACCTAAATTCTTTCTCTCTCTTATCGGAATCTTCTATTTTATCCCAAGGGTTTTCAGATAGATAACGTTCAGCCTTATCTATCTGATCCCTTAGCACAAGGAGTTTTCGATCTACGTAAGAGACATCATCGTTAGTCGGCTTTCTTACCTTCATTATTCACTATTTTTAAAAAATACTCATACTGAGACTTAAGCATATTAAACCTGTCTTCAAGAGAAGATGGATCAACACGATACTTGCACATGTTTTTTATTCCTTCCTCAACAGATTCTTCCTTGAACATAACAGAATCAGTATTATTGTCAACGTACATAATAAAATCTGATTCTCCGTCGTTTACTATCCTGTCAAGAACCTTCTTGCTGTCATCATCTATGTTAAGATTATGACCGGCGTTAATAGATAACCTGTAAACTGCCTTTATAGAAGAAGATACTTTCAGCATCTCTTGTTGATACAAGTTGGTCATAAACGACTTTTCCTCCAAATCAATAAAGTCTTCTAACTCTATGTCGTTTTCCTCATCCTTCTTCCTAATGATATCCTTAGTTAGCTCTTCCATCTCCTCTCCCACCTTGTCTTGCGCAAACAGTAAATGGTTGTAATAAGAAATAAGATGCTTTATATCTGAATCAAAATCAATCTTCTTCATTGTCAATACCCTTTCTATCATGAATAATAACGTCCATCAACTCCATTGATAAATTATAATCAGCCACTTCAAAAAGCTCGCCGTCTGTCAACGTCCTTAAAAAAGAAACGGACAATCCTCTTTTCTTTGCAAAAGATCTAAGTACAGCATAGAGAATGTCTCCGGCAGAATAATCAGGTAGATCGTCACAAGATGCCTGCAACATAGAAAATAAGGACTTCCTTTTATCCTCGCATTGTAAATGCCTTGCTTTACCACAGCCGCCCATAACTTAACTTTTTTGAATTATAGTACCTTCAAAATTAAACGGAATCGATTCCTCTTTTTGAGACCCATCTTTTTGATAGTGAACGGTCATATGTTTTACGAATCTTCCTATTCCAAATCCTGATGTATGTATCTCTATATTGAACTTAAAGTGACGGGAGTCTATGATATTCAAATTAGATGACGTACAACCACAAGATGTCTCTGATGCTGTTATCTTCATATCATGCTTCGACTCAAGAACGAATGAAAACTTTATACTGTTTCCTTTCTCTACCGGTTCAAAAATGATTTCAAATGATTTACCGTCTTTAGATAGGTCAATGTTATATTGCTTGTCATCTGTAGAAATAACATTAAACTCATCAGAATCCATTGTAATAAGCTCTAATCTGTTCCATCTTGACTTCTCATCATAAAAATCAATAGAATACTGACGGTCCATCCACGAAGGACGGGGAAGCCCCTCCCCAAGTGCACACTCCTCTGTCTTGCTCCAGGCCTTTTGCTTGATGAAGCACGTACATACCGAACAACGATTTTTACCTATTTTCTTGCTTACGTATAAAGAAAGAGGAAGCATAGAGTTAGGGACGTTCTTAGTATTGAATTTACATCCCTCACACTTTTCAAGACGTTCCTTGTACCAATCAGGATAATCTTCTTTTTTTCTTGGAAGTTTTTTTAATATCGTATCCATAAAAGCATCGTATATAACTTCCGCTTGCAAAATTTTTTTCATAACTTATCTGTTAAATTCCTGTTCTTGAATATTTTGTATTTCACTAAAACTATGACCCTTACGAGATTTAAAAATAGATAATTTGTTGTGTTTTATCAACATATCCCCACCTTTTATCTCACCTGAGTCATAAGCATCCTTTATCATCCTTATCTTAATATCAAGGCACTGAAGTTCTTTTTCCTGATACTTAGATAATTTTTCTACCTTGGATTTAAGACGCTCAAGATTGTGTTTGCGCCTCTCCATCTCATGAAGGTTACAAACCATATCACCCACATACGGAAACGATACAGACACGTTATCTGTGTACGTACATAAGTTATTGGCATAAGAAATACTGGCTCTGAAAACGTCACGTATCTGGTTTCGGTCGTAAACGCCCCCGGTCTTATCCATCACATCATCTATAATATGTGACTCAAATGATATAGGGAAATCATTCTTCGGCATCGGCTTCAAAAGTTTTCTTTCTGTAAAATAAAGAAACCAACGCACATTGATCTCTTGAACCCTCCAATACAAAAAGACGGCGCATGTTCTCTATATCCGGGCACAAACACCTTGTTCTGTAATTCCCTTCACGGTCAATCAAAATACCACGCTTCTTCATCTCCGTATCCAAAACCGATACATATTGAAGATCGGTACTGAAACAATGAGAAAACTTCTTCTTCGTTTCATACGAATATCCAAACACAAAATAATAGGCAAGAAGATTTAAATGCCTCGCATCTATGACATTCTTCTCATTACCAGAGGCCATTAGGTATCCGTTATAAAACAGAAGTATCTTCTTAGCCATATCTACCGTATTGGAATAAGGTACTAAAAGCCTATAAGCCCTATTACTAACATCTTTATTATCACTTTCTTTCATGAGATTATCGTTTTGATACAAAGATAAGGATTAAGGATTTATAAATTTAAAATTAACGTATTTTATGACAATAGATTCAGGGTTTGTCCCGATATTTGCACTGTGACATTAAAAAAAATAAGTTCTTGTTGTTTGATTCTTGAATTTTGTTTCTATATTTGTAGCACGTTACAGATGTAGAAATAAGATAAAATAAAAAACAAGAATATAAAATATTAAGTGTCTTGTTTTTTGTTGATTCTTGTTCTTCATCATCTGTAACGGGGTTTTGGGGATTATCTGCAAAAAGACACAAATCGGATGGATATCCCCAAAAATCCATCCGATTTTTTTTTGTTACAGATTATGAAGCTACAATTAGGTAGAAATATTAACATAAGTCTCAGACTTTTGGAACAGTGGTCAGATGATTCGTTGTTCATGGAATTGTATGCTTTATACTGTATGATAAAAATCTCCCGCCGGGATTCGAGAATAAGATTCAAAAACCAGAAAGATCTTCTTCATAAACTTGGAATCGGGTATTCGAAGTTCAAGAACATGACAGGACATCCGATGTTTGACGAACTGTTCCGTATGACGGATAGTACGTTTGTAGCAAGAAGATATCGTGTTAATGGCGTACAACTTACTCTCGGATGCGGGAAAGTGAATATTCCAAAGAATAGGATTTTAATTAAGATAAAGAAAAATGAAATAACAAACCATGAAAAAGTCCTTGACAGGATAAGAGAGGCGATGTTTGTTAATTTAGTCAGAAACAATGAATCTGTACTGAACAGTGGAGAGACAAACTCTCAGGCTGAGGTCGTAGACGGAAGCCACTCGTATTATGGATTAATTGATTCGACGATAAGTAATAAAACAATTGCCTTGTACTTGAATGTAGGACTAACAAAAGCGAAAGAGATTGTCAGTGTGGCGATACAAGACAAGCTCGTAAAAAGGTTCGAAAACATACAATTTATAACATACGTAGATAATCCTCGTGCTTACATTGAAGCAAACGAACATAACTACCCAATAGGTAAGCTGATTCCGGTATATAGGCACGGAGCAGTTTTCTGGCAAATAGTAAATACCTGGACCTTGTATAAAAAAGGAGCAACAAACAGATGGTATTTTGGAGAGAAGGATATAGAGAAAGGGGAAAAAGAAAAAGTGAGTAAGAAAGACGATTTCAATTTCTTCTTAAAAGACAATACTCATATCCTACGTTTCCTGAATGCAGAAGAAGTTGTTTCCGAAGATGGCGAAATCCTTGGCATAGATCGTAAAAAGACAAAAGAAGAAGAAGCAAGGTCATTGGCCTCTGTTATGGCTAAAGAAGCGCACAAAGACTTCTGGGACGGATATGAGCGAAGTACACAAAACCAAATTATAAGGAAGTACTATCGCGCTATCATAGCAGAAGACAAGAAGCGAAGAATGGACATGTTCTTAAACTGTCTTAAACAATCATACGACAAGGTTAGTGGGTGGAGCAAGGAGAAGGTAGCCACGGTAAAGGCAGGCATGGCTGATGCGGAAGCCTGCTGTGCTGAGGTGGGGACGTCCGTTGCCGGGGTCTGCGGTATGGTAAGTAGGAGAATGAAATCCTATAACAATATTGCTCCTGACAAAAAGGCAGGTTTTAATGAGGTACGGGATATGTATGCTGAGTTCGCCGGCGAGATGGCTAAAGCGGTGGGATCGGTAAGCGAAGACATCTATACGTATGTTAAGGCAGAACAGTTTAAGGAAAAGATAGAGAATATGGATATATCTATCCAATCATTACCTAATTACAATACAACAGTAGGTAATGATAAAGAATTAGATGGTGAATCTGTATTCAAGGATATACCATTTGAAGAACTATCATTCTATAATAATACCTATCTTTATCCTTCATCTCAGTATTCATCATTGTAATGTTTGGTACTTGAGAGAGGGTCTGTTCTTAGTGGTCGCCGACAGAGCCGAAAAACGATAATCTCGTAGAACATCGACGGAAACACCCGTTAGCCACCACTATGCCATAACCATATCTATACGAAACCATATTACTGTCTGATTCAAAACTACTTATCCAACTTATTATTTCTTTTTAATTCTAATTAATTCATTTTATATTTTATGTTTTATCTTGTTTTCGTACTTTTGTTTTGTAGAACAAAATCAGAAAAAAGATGGCTATAAGTTACGACAAAAAAATCATGGAGTGCGTTCTTCGTTCAGTTATGTCCGAAGGTAATGTCGCACAAGGAAAAGCTATTAAGTCTATTTGTAAGTCACCAAAACCGCTGTTTATAACCGGTAAAGGAGGAAGTGGAAAAACAACGTTCCTTAAGCGTATTATACCGGCATTAAAAAATGCGGTTGTTGTAGCTCCTACAGGTGTTGCTGCTGTTAATGCAGGTGGTCAAACCATTCATTCATTTTTTAGAATAGGAATGCAGCCGTATATACCTGAAATACGAAAAGGTGCGTTTATGGATAACTGCGAATATAAATTCAACGGAGGTTCGGAAAAGATTCTACAGAATATAAAGTATCTTATCATAGACGAGATTTCTATGGTTCGCCCTGATCTTCTTGACAACGTGGCTGATATACTTCGTCATGCAAGAGGAGACAAGGACCCGTTTGGCGGAGTGAAACTTATTATGGTAGGTGATTTATTTCAACTTCCGCCAGTAATTAAGGAGGATTTTTTTAGAGAAATATACGATACATCTTACTTCTTTAGCTCCAAGTCTCTTATGGCTTCTGGTATGGAAATGGTGTCTTTTGAAAAAATATATCGTCAGAAAGATGAGAAATTCATTAGCATCCTTAATAAGGTGCGTGAAGGGCAGATGGATGATGATGTATTTGATACAATAAACAGCAGATGTATTCAGTCTGATAATAATCAAGGATATGTTGAGATTGTAACTACCAACTCAAAAGCTACGGCTATTAACGAAATGAGAATATCATCGTTACCAGGCTCTTTAAGAAAATTAGAAGCTGTTATAAACGGCGATTATCCTAAAGATGCTCCGGTTGAAAAAACTCTTTTCTTGAAAGAAGGATCAAGAGTTATGATAACAAGAAACGGAGGAGAGTACTTCAATGGCTCTCTTGGTACTGTATTATCTATAAAAAAGGGGGAGATTGAAGTAGTCCTTGATAAACCAAAAGATGATGAGCATACTAAGGTTGTTATAACACCATGTTCGTTTGAGAAAGTAAAATACGTAAGAAACGGATATAAGATAGAATCTGAAGTAGTAGGAGCTATTATTCAGTATCCTATAAAAATAGGTTATTCTATCACGATCCATAAAGCCCAAGGCCTGACATTGGATGCGGCTATGATGGACGTATCTAATTCTTTTGAAACAGGACAGCTATATACGGCTCTTTCAAGAGTAAAGTCTCTTGATGGATTATATCTTCGTCAACCTATTCCTAAGACGGTAAAAACCAGCGATCAGGTGGTGATAAACTTCTATAAAAGGACTCTTGGTAATGGAGGTATTGTGAAACCGGTTCCAGTGGAAGAGCTTGAAAAGTCAATGATTAATTTGTCAACCGGATCTGAAATAGATTTTGCAGAGTTTAATTTATAAAAAATATAGTTATGAAATTTGGAGAAGCTTTAGAAGAAGTAAAAAAAGGTGCGTTGATTGCACGTGCCGGATGGAATGGTAAAGGTATGTTCGTATTCCAGCGCCCGGAAGATTGGTTGTCTACTGATATGATAGTTAATAAAGTAAAGTCATTGCCGGATTCGTTTAAAAAATACGTAAACGATTATTATGACGTAACTGAAACCAACATGATTAAATTTTGCGCTTATCTGTGCATGAAAGATGCTAACGATAATATTGTAAACGGATGGTTGGCTTCGCAATCAGATATGTTGGCTGATGACTGGATGGTGGTTGGTTAAATAATAGGGATATGGCAAGAGTAGATAAAATATTTCAAGACAATTTGGCTCTTATAATGAGCCAGCCGTGGGAAGAGGTAAAGCGTCCGGTCTACGGTGACGGTACAGGCGTCAAGGTGAAGCGTATCCTACAAGTATGTAACCAGTACGATCTTCGCCGGGAATTTCCTCTTGGTTCACTTAGACCTACTAATCTTAAAAATTCCATAAAAGAAATATTGTGGATTTGGCAAAAAAGATCGGTAGACGTCAAAGATCTTGGTCTTCATATCTGGGATCAGTGGGCTGATGATAATGGAAAGATCGAAGGATGTTATGGAGATATGGTGAACAGACATGTTTATATGGGAACCGGAAAAGCTCCAGAGGGTATGACAGATATCCATGATGGTCTTTACGGTTTTCTTAACCAAACAGACTTCATTCTTTGGTCACTCAAGAATGATCGTTCGTCAAGAAGAATAGTAGCATCCATGTTCGATCCTGAAACCAATAGTCTTAAGCCTCTTCAAGAATGTGCGTTTCAGATCAATTTATCTGTTAAAAGAGATGAGTTGTATATGACGCTTTATCAGCGCAGCCAGGATATGATTACAGCTTCTTGCTGGAATGTAGCTCAATATGCGGCGTTGATGATGATGTTCGCTCACGACGCCGGGTTAAGGCCCGCAGTTTTCACTCATTTTATACAAGATATGCATGTGTATGACCGTCACGAAGAACAGGCAAACGAGCTCCTCCGTCGCTCTCTCTTCGGCCCGGTTCCGCAGGTTACTATCTCGTCCCGTATGGAAGGGAAAGGGTTTTATGATTTTGTAGCTGATGATTTTGAGGTATGGAATTATGAACCGAAGGAGCAAATAAAATTTGAGATTGCGAAATGAAAATAAGCATAGATAGAAGAGCCAAAATGATTCCTATTATGGAAATCAGTGCCGGAGATGAAGTTAATATCGGAGGCTTTGATTATGTTGTTGAAAACATAATTCCATGTAGGAAAGGATCTTATTCAGATGCGTATGGAATTAGGTTGGTCATGTCTTCTTACAAGCATGGCCAACTTGTAAGAAAAGTAGATAGTGTTTTTTCTATCGATTCTATTTTGGTATTTCTACCTAAAGGAGACTCTGTTGTAGTAGAGTGCTCTTATAGAGAACTGGAAGAATGTTTCCCTAAAATATAATTACAATGACAGGAGCAGAAAAATGTAACCGATGCGAGCAGTTTGGACCGAACGGTCTCACTGACTATCCATGCAAAAGGATTCCATCAAGGAACTGTCCTTGGTTTATTAAAATATCGGATAAGAAATATAAGAAGATTCTTGCCGATAGGGTGAAAAGAATTAAGGAGAATGAGAAACTTAAGCAGGAAATGATGAAAGATCAGGATCTTGTTGAAGAAGTAAAACAAAACACAAAAAGATTAATGCAATGAAAAAGAAAAATATAAAACCAGAAGAAGTGGAAGTCGTTATTCCTAAAGAAGTAGAAGCTATTAACATATGTGGAGATATCAATAGTTTTATAAAACATATTATATACGTCAGCTTGGATAAGGTAAGTAGTGATAGGGCGTTTGTCAATAACGATATTCTGTATATGGTTACATACGCATCTATAAAAGGTAAAAATATACCCGTTGGTGTATTAGCAAAACAAAAGGAAGCTGAAACAGAAGATATTGCTATGCCGTTTGAGGATATTGGAAGGGACGTAAATGTCGTGTATCCTATTGAAATAGGAAAGATGTTTAAAGGTTTTTACATTCTTAGTAATGGTGCTGTGGCTATTGATTACGAACTTACAGACAATGGAGGCTTTGAAAATGACGATAGCATTGGTAAAATCGACATGAATCTAAATTGATATATTATGGTATTATATATAGCAGCAGATCCTGGAAAAGACGGAGCTATAGCCTGCATCGATCAAGACAGCAAACTAATATCAAGAATCTCCACTCCAAGAATATCAGCTTCAGGGCCGGTAGACTTGACTAAAGAATATGTTTTTTGCCGGGATACGATCGTAGAAAACAATCCTGATAGGGTAGTATTTGTCATAGAGGACGTCCACGCACTGTACGGGGTCAGCACGTCCTCTACAGCTTCTCTCATGGAGAACAAAGGCCAACTGCATGGGCTGTTCCTATCCCTCTGTATGGCATTTACGGACATAAGTTGCTCCGTTAATTTCATAGCCCCTAAAACATGGCAGAAATTGGTTTGGACGCATTCTGATAAGGTCATGGAAGCCAGTAAGGTAAATACTAAGAAAACGTCATTGGCTTGCGCTAAAAGGCTGTGGCCAAACGATACGTTCGTTAAAAACGAAAGATGTAAGACAGCCCATGACGGTATAGTTGATGCGATGCTTATAGCAGAAGCAGCAAGAAGAACCATTTAATCTATTTTAAATCATTTTAAATCCAATTAATTCGTAATTAGATTTTAAAATAATACATTTGCAGTGTTAGACAATCATAATCGTAAGTTTTAAAAAATGAAAGTAAGAGTTCCTGGCATACTAATGAATGAGAAACTTTCAAACATTTCAAAGATGTTTGATAAGGTTCTAAAGGATTGTGTCACATCGAATATAAAAATTACTTTATATTTTGATCATATCCGGATACAAGCCATGAACGAACGTATAACATATACGGATGATATTTTCGATGTGAATACTGATATTTCTTGTGACCATAAGTTTTCTTTTTTAGTAGATGCCGGGACTCTTATTTCGTTTTTTAAAAATCATAACCAGGATATAGAGATAGAGATTAAAAACGATTACAGTATCGTTTTTAAATACGATAGAGGATCTTTTTCTTCTACTTGGATTGAGGATAAGGCTTTCCCTGATTTCTTTTATCCTGTAGGTGATGGTATTCGTGTTATGAGCTCGTCTTTCATTCAGTCTATGAAAAGATCTTTTGCGTTTGTTGGATCGGATGAATTTAGACCGGCTATATGCTCGATTCTTCTTAATGTGAAGAAGGACTATATTGACATTGTTTCTACTGATATGTTCCGTCTGTTTATAAACAGGAAAGAGTATGCTAATGCAGTAGAAGAAAGGTCGATTATGCTAAGTGAGGTCGCGGCTTCCATCTTATACCGCTTTCTATCTGATAAGGATACGGAGATCAGTATTTCCACAGATGGCGTTAGAACGTTCTTATGCTTTGATAATGTGATTATATCGGATATGAACGTAGAACAACAGTATCCTAACTACGAATACGTATGTAATAAATTCGAAAAATCTTCAAGGGTTAAGTTCGACAGGGATTTGCTTATATCTGTTCTTAATTCCATGACTTTAGTGGATAATGTTGTCAATGTTAAGGTAGATGAAGAAAACGGCATAACGGTAATGTCTGAGGATTTTGGAAATAGAAAAAAGATAATGGAATCAATGCCTTTGAATGAGCTTGAAGGCCCGTGTTTTAATTTTTCTATCGGTAAGGAAAATATACTGTCTTCCGTAAAATCACTTATAAAAGGAGATGTTGTTATGGATTGGTCTGATCAGTATAAGATGATAAAGATGTTCAATCCTAAATACGAATCAACATACGTCTTAAATCAAACATTGTATAATCTATAAAAAAATAATAATATGGCTTTTAGAGAAAACAGAAGTTTTGGTACAACTTATTATCTGTATATTAATTCAGATGGTAACTTGTATGAAAAAAGTAACGAACCAAAAGAAGGTTTTGTTCAGCACATAAATCCTAATAGCGGTCAGCCGGCGGGATATTGGAAAGAGTATTATAATGGAGTAGTTGGATACATCAACTACATCGGGTTAAAGTCAAGCTCTTTCTCTAATGGAAATACTGTTACTAATTTCCTTATCGTATTAAAAGATTACGAGCTTAATGAAAACTATTGTATTTCCATACCTCTCGTCAATCAAAAAGGAAATATCAAGGGCTTTGTTAAGAGCTTCGTAAAATACTACGAAAACATCGATTTCAGTCGTGAAATTTATTTCAATGTCTTTAAGAAGAAGAAAGATGATGAGTTTGGATCTTCGGAACTTATTATCGCATATGCAGGAGTAGACGGAGAAGAAGATCAGCTTGTTGAACGTTTTTATAAAAAAGGCGTAAATGGTTGGCCTGACCCTGTTGAAGTTACAGGATTTGATGGCAAGAAAAGCCTCGATTATTCAGCTCAAAACAACTTCACTTATCAGAAGATTACTGAATATTCAAACAGATTCAATGCTTCTATTAAAGACATCAGAGCCGGTATAATGGCTAAATTAGGTTTAGGAGGAAATACTCAGCAAGAGCCGGTAGCTCCTCAGAATTATACCCAGCAGCCGGCCGCGCCTCAACAGGTTCAACAACCTCAGTCTGTTCCGAGTGCTATTCCGTGTCAGAATTACCAACAGCCTGCTCAACAGCCAGCACAGTATCAGGCACCGGCTCAGCCTGCTGCACCTGCCCAGGCGCCTACTACAAGGAGCACCAAGCCTCAGCATCAGACGCAGCCACAGCCGCAAGCACAGATGCCGAACCTCCCTCCTATGGAAGAAGATGACCTTCCATTTTAATATAAACATCAGCCCAGGAGAATAACATCTCTTGGGCTTTTAAAGATTGTGTAGAATGATGGTAGAAATAGTTACAAGATTTCCCCTTATTAAACTTCGTAGGAAAGTGACAGAAGAAAGGATTATGGCGAAGCATGGGGATAAATTATGTATGATCTACTCAGAAACCAGAGAAAAATATAAGCAAGGAGATGAGTGGGTCGATGATCCTAATGATGCAGACATAAGTACTTTTCGTGAGTGCTATGAATCAACTAAGGACATAAAAAAAGAAGGTATTGTTTATTGTACTATAAAAATATGATCATGGACAAGTTAGAAGATATTGAAAGACTTCTTTCTGAAAAAGAAGATAGCAAGAAGGATACTGTTTCTGAAAAGAACAACAAACATAAAAAAGAAGATAAGGTCGTTAATAAAATGCCTGAATCATATTTGACTCCAGGTTATCAGAAGACTGTGCAGGTAGGTATTAAGAAACTTTATCCTGATGTCGTGGTACCTGAATACAAACATGATGGAGATGCATGTTGTGATATTCGTGCATATAGAGTGGTGAAGATGGTGAATGACATGGGAGTGGAAATAGATGTTCCTTCCGATTTTGAATCAATTACCTTATATCAAGGTTATTCTGTTAGAATCGGAACCGGATTCAAGTTGAATATACCAGAAGGTTGGTGTGTGAATGTGGAAGGAAGATCTGGACTCTCTTTTGACGAGGGAGTGGTAGTTACTAACGCTCCTGGCAAATGCGAATTTATCTACAAAGGAGAGTATATGGTTAATCTTACTAAAATCAATAAAAAACCGACCGTAATCCATAAAAAAGATCGAATAGCTCAGATGGAAATTGTTCCACAATACAAAATGGTATTGGAAGAGGTGACAGATATTGAGGTAGAAGACGGAAATGAACGTGGAGAAAAAGGTCTTGGTAGTTCTGGAGTTAAGTAATATTTAAATATTTTGAAAAATGAGCATGTTAGGTTTTACATTTATCACAGACAGCAAGCTGTCAATGTACAGGGGGAAAGCTATTAAATCCGAAAATCTTGCAAAAGAAATTGAGGAAATGCAGGATAAGGCCGCTTCTTACAAGGAAAGGCTTTCCGAACTCAAGTCAGATATCGCTTCAAAGGATAAAGAGATTTTATCTATTGGCAAAGATCTTTCTGAGTCTAAGGAAAAGATTGACGCCTTGAAGGAAAATCAGAAAAAGCTGATAAAAAGCGTCAAGAAGAAAACGGAAGAACTTGATGCGGCCAAGGCTGATCTTGACAAAGCTAAGTCTGATCTTGATGAGGCTAATTACAAAATCAGTAACTTAGAAGAAAAGAAAAACAGTATATCATATGAATTAAAAAAGAAATCAAATGCATTGATTGAAGCCAGGATCAGAATCGGAGATTTGGAAAACGAGGTTTCGGTTGGGTCCAAAACAATACAAGAGTTAGAATCGAAGCTGAAATTAATGCAAGTAGAATTAAGAGGCTACCAGATAGGTATAATCGGTAAAGACAAAAACGATGTCGCTGAGCCGGAATTGGATAAAGATGAGGAGTCAGATAGGGATGTGGTAGAATCGGAGAAATTTGATGAAAATAAAGAAGTGAAATACAATACGCTTCTTGATACAGATGTGATTCAGGAAGAAGCAGGTGACATTGTGGAGCCCGAAAACGAAGCTGAACGAGTAAAAGACACTAAAAAGAAGAAAAAAAAGAAGTAGGTATTTTAATCCTTTTTATATTTTAATGTTTGCCATATTATGGGTTAGTACTTAACTTTGCGTTGAGAGAGTTTTTAGGATAATTATTGGTTAAAAATTTAGCTGTTATATGCAGGCGTCTGTGAAGGCTCCTGCATATTTTTAAGGTCCTGTAGCTTAGTGGTGAAAGCAGGCGGCTCATAACCGCAAGATCGTGGGTTCAAATCCCTCTGGGACCACTGTCCAATGGTGTAGTGGTAGCACAACAGATTTTGGTTCTGTTAGCGGAGGTTCGAATCCTCCTTGGATAACGGTACATATTTTGTGTAAAGTGTTAATTATCTAAGTGTTTGTGGTGTGTGAACATAGCAAACATTAAATAGCCTGGTAGTTAAACGGATATAACAAAAGTTTCCTAAACTTTAGTTCCGGGTTCGACTCCCGGTTGGGCTACATGGCTTGTTGGATGAGTGGTTTAGTCAGGGGTCCGCAAAACCTCGTATGGCGGTTCGATTCCGCCACAAGCCTCTAAAAAAAGTAAGACAATGAACTACCCAGAGCAACAAATGCTTAAGATCCTTAATAGGGATCTGTTAAGTAATCCGATGTATGTTATTAACAATCTTCATATATATAATTGGGAATCTGACTTCCTGGCCATAACAAGATCATTGTACGCTTATGAAGTAGAGGTCAAGATGTCTAAACAAGATTTCTTTAACGACTTCAAAAAGGATAAAAAACATAAGGTTCTTAAAGACGGCATTATTAAGGTAGGTGGTGTCATAAGCTATCCTCCAAACTATTTCTACTACGCCTGTCCGCCTAATATGATTGACGTAAATGAAGTTCCGTCTTATGCCGGGCTTATTTATGTCGATGTTAGTAAAAATAGGAAGAACGTCGTTAAGGTCGCACCTTTAATTCATAGACAGAAGTTTGATGTAGTGGGTAGGAAACTGGTGGATAAGTTTTACTACAATATGCTTACTTGGAAGAAAAGAGCTATTTCAAACGTGTATGCTGACCCAGCCAAGGAGAGAGAGAAAGGCGTGCGTGCCGGAGCTGAGGCTGTGAGGAAGTCGGCCTGGGATGCGTTCAGGGCGCAGTGCCCGAACATCGCTTTTCCCTATGGAAAAGAATTTCCGATGTGTGACGATCATGAACAAGATCATCCCATGAGAGACTGCATACTTCAGTGTGAAAAAGGTAGAATATTTAAAAACGTATTAAAATGAGCACCCCACGTGAATTAAGCAGGATAGCTAATAAAATAGCCAGTAAGATGACTGATGATGGATGGGTCAGCCCCGGTAGAAAGAATCTTGTCTCTGATAAGAAGGTCATGGAATTAATAGATTTGATCTTTAATGAAATATGGAGGGAATTAGATGACGGGAAAAGAGTCCATATCATAAAACAGATGATTTTTAAAAAGATTTTTGTCAGTAGGCAAAAAGATAAATACTACATACAATGCATAGAAAAAAGGGACGCCAAATAGACGCCCCTTTTCTTTTTCTGTAAGTAATTGTTATTTCATTACTTTCCTTACCAACTTAGAAACAGCTTGAGTGATAGTCCACCTGATGTTTGCATTAACGTTGATAGTCTGAGGAGTACCGTTTGTATCCAAGTTAATTACCTCCTTGTCTATTTCCAAGAACGGATCACCTGCTGTCTGGGTAATAACCGTATTAGCCGTCCGACCTCCGGCGGCCGTCACCTTAAGAGTATTTACCAGATCGTTTACATCAGTGTTCGCAGCAATATCGGAGAATACGATACTGAAAGCAAAGGCTCCTGTTGCACCAGGGTCGTCGGCGATAACAGCGCCGTTGTTGGTAGCCTTACCTGCCGCCTGATAGGAGGTGGGTATTTCCAACGTCAGAGGATGAGTTTTGTCCGGAGTTAAGGAGAACGTTAATTTAGTTGAGTTACTTGTACCGTTGATTGTTACAGTACCACCTTCTTTCCCTACAGATGCAGTAGGATCTATTTTTACGAACTCAGCTACCGGAGATTGGTTGATGGTAGCACTTTTCTTAACACCCCCTGATTCGGCACCAAATTCTACTTGTTGCGTGCGTTGTACACGACCTTCGTATTTTTCACCTGATACGGTAACCGCCTGATCACCATTACCTGATCCCGGATTGAAGGTTACAAAACCTATTTTCATTTCTGCCATGACATTTATTTTTAATTGATTAAGATACCTACAAATATATGATTATTTTTATTCTCTTACGTCATTGATTTATTTTTATTAAATACGTAGTGCTATGGGTTTTTTTTATCATGTTTTAATCCTATTTATTTCTTTGTTGATTATTTATTATGTATATTTGCAACATCAATATAAAACATTATAACCATGAAAGTAGATTTTTTTAACAGTAAGGATTTTTTAGGATCTAAAACTAAAGAAAGCAAGATCCGGAAGTTGTCAATCAGCAAAAGTAAGATAATGACTATCTCTGTCGATAATTTGAATTGGATGGGGGTAACGGATGCGGTTGTTATCGGCTTAGAAGAAGGGAAGATATTTGAAGGAGTTGAAAATACGGTCTTTTATCTGGCTGCTTCTGATGTTGAAGACGAGAGATCGTTTAAGGTAAATAACCTTGGTGTAAAATACAAGAGAGTTTACTTAAAAGACCTGCTCGATTATCTTGGATGGGATATAGGAGAAAATTCTTATGCTGTGTATGATATTATAAAAGAAGACAGTAATCTGTTCCGTCTTCAGCTTAGGGTGATAAAAAAGAGTAGGAGTGAAAAATTGTGAACGATGTAGATATTAAAAACAAAAGAATACTGCTATTCGATTTTGACGGGACGCTTATAGAAACCGCTTCTGGGAATACGTTCGCTACAGACTTGACAGATATGAGGATTAAGATGGATGTGGTGAATAAGGCTCTTGACCTCATGCAGGAGAACGGTGTTAAGGTATTTGCTATCGTAAGCAATCAAGGAGGAGTAGAAGCTGGGTTTGTTTCTGGAGCTGATATTGAAGCTAAGATAGAATACGTACTGAGGTCCGTACATGATCTGGCGGTAAAGAGAGGTATAAGAGGCGTCCTATATGAAAAAAGGTTGTGTTATTCAAATGACGAACAAAATCCGATGAGGAAGCCTAACACTGGCATGATTGATGATATTCTTATGAAGTGTAAAGACACGGTAATGCGTGGTATGAACTTTAGTCAACTTAAGGGATGTTCGTTGATGGTCGGGGACGCCAGTGGCCTACCGGGGCAGTTCTCTGATTCGGATAAGGTATGTGCTGAGAAGGCCGGCGTTGACTATATGGACGTTATTCAGTTTCTTGGTAAAGATCTTGATTTAGAGTATGTATTGTCCAAAGAACATACAAGTGAAGGAATAGTTATTCTCAACAACGATCATATATATATCCTTGAAAATCCATATGGTGTTGGTCTTAATATAAAAATCACTTTAAAAGATTTTTATAAGATTGAAACCGATGATGGAAAAACTGCAACCGTAGATGATGTGCTGAATATAAGGATTGATAAAGATCAGAATTTCAATTTATATAGTGATGTTATAAAAATAGAAACATTAAAAGACGGTAGTATCAAATATACAAGTTTGTATCATGAAAGTAAAGAAAACAGCGATAGTTTATCATAAATCGGATTTAGATGGCGTTGTGTCGGCAGCCATCGCAACTATGTATGAACACAGTAAAAACAAGGATGTTGTTTATATCCCGTATTCGTATGAAGATGATGTTAAGAAAGTTGTTGACCAAGTGCGTGACTTGGATGTTGTTTATGTTCTTGACGTGTCTTTCGGAGCCGATTCTAAAACGGTTTTCAAGAAATGGCTTGATGAAGGAAAGAGCCTGATGTGGATAGATCATCATAAGGGGATTATCGAAGATAGTAAGACATGGGGGTTCGTAGTTCCAGGGTTGAGGAGAGTCGGTGTCGGTGCGTGCGCTCTGGCCTCGGACCTGCTGATGGGGAAGGTGCCGGCGATCGTCCGGTGCCTGTCAGACTACGATGTGTGGAATAAAGATTCTGAATTAGGATGGGATACGGTAGTAGCTATCCAGTATGCCTTGAGATCAAAAATAAGACTCAACGTATTAATAGCATTGTCGTATTTGTATGATCACTTTAAAGAAGATATGAAGGACAATGAAATTGATCTTATTTTTTATGATCTCGCTAAAGAAGGACGTGCTATAATTAACTACATGGCTGGTAAAAACGAACAAGAGGTAAGTGCGTATTCGTTCGAAGCGTACGTTGATGAGGTGAAGGTCGTGGCGATGAATACCACCGAATTTAGTTCTAAGGTATTTGATTCTCTTACACGAGACTGGTTAGACGGTAGAAAAATTAAAGCCCTTATGCCATTTTGTATCATGCCAGGTGGTAAAGTACGGTTCTCTCTTTATGAATGCGCAGAAGACAGCGTAGATTGCTGTGAGGTAAGTAAGAGATTCGGTGGTGGAGGACATGCTGGTGCTGCTGGATTCGTTATAGACGTATCAAGTGACCAGTTTAAGGACTTTCTTGAAAACCATAAACTTACTTCAATTCAATAAATTAATAAGGTCGTGTTTTAAATAGGATTGGTTTCTATCAATCCTGTTTTTTTTGTTGTGTGTGAGGTGGGTATGTGATGGGAGAGAGGGTAAAAGATGTTTATGTAATGTGGGAGAGATATGAGAAAGATGTTTATGTGATGGGAGATATGAAAGATGTTTATGTGATGGGAGATATGAAAGATGTTTATGTGATGGGAGAGAGATATGAGAAAGAGGTTTATGTGATGAGGGATATGAAAGATGTTTATGTGATGGGAGAGAGATATGAGAAAGAGGTTTATGTGATGAGGGATATGAAAGATGTTTATGTGATGGGAGAT